TGCATATTGGGATAAAGCACTGGATCCATACAAAAAAAATTTGCAGTTTGTTAATTCTACTGAATTACAGGAGTATCTTAACAGTGTTGAACCATCCAAATGTGCTGTATGCGCACGTGGTGCTATCATGTGTTCTACAATCCGTTTAGGCAATAAATTATCCTTTGCTAAACATAATAGTTCATGTATGAATGGAATTGCTGAGTCTGTGGACAAATTAAAAAGTCTTACTGCATTTTCTACAGATTCTTTAAGAAGAATGGAAGCTGAATATGAATCTTCTAATTATAATCATCCGTTTGCACATAATACAAGGAATAAACTTATGAATATTCTTTGTAATATACTGGTTAACGGGGATTTTAATGAAAAGGATAAAACCAATTACCTTATATCATGATAAAAGTAAACATTGAGAAAGAGATCCAAACCTTATCACGTCCTGATGAAAGTTTATTGAGATCTGCACAACAATTACTCATTACTTAGGGTGAAAAGGATTTAGAAATACTTAGAGCGGCAGGTCTTGATCACCATATCAGACAAGCAGCAAAAGATCATGCTAAATTACTTGTTCATGCTGAGATTTCTAAAGAATATGGAGTAGAAATTGTTACTGGTGAGGATATTAAGAAATTGTGTGTTAAATACAGACTTAAGTTTCTTCCGAGTAAGTGTTATAATGGTGCTATTCCACCCGAACTTGGATCAATTATATCAAGATTTGTTGACAAACTACATGTTCCTAATAAAGAATATGCTATATCAAAGAATCTTTATATAATGGCACCTAAAGAAGCATTTAACATTGTTTCTTATGAAATACCAAGTCCAAAGGATCCTGTTCTATTCTATAAGTTTAGTACTACAGAAGGTGAGTACTATGCAGTTCTAAGAAAATGGGGTAATGATTTCACCATTTTTAGAAGAATTCAGGGAATGATCTTTAAGAACCAGATTTCTTACATGAGATGGTTCTTTATGACTAAGTTTATACTTGGTCTATCTGTTTTGTTTTTGTGTACTTCAAGTTTAAATTGGTTTGTTGGTCTTTCTGCATTATATACTCTTGTTATTACTGTAATGAGAATTGCATTACATGATGATGCTTTAGATCCTTACTTTAGTGAGGAAGGATATAATCAGGAAACAGAACCGAAAATTTATCATTTCATAAAACCATGAAACATTTCTATTACTTTCTTTTATGTTCTTTCATATTTTTTGGATTCACATATGTAAAGGATTGTCAAACAAACTTAGAAATTGAAGAAGATATTACTATTAAAATTGCAGAGAGAGATCAAATAACTCCTGAATTTTACAAGTTAAATCTTCTTGATCAATCTAAGGTTAAACAAATACATGATGATAACAGATCTACTACAGCTGTTGTCCCAGTTAGAATTTCTTATGAAAAATCATTTTTTTATAAGAAGGAAATAAAACGGGACACTATATGGTATGGTCTTAAGAAGTTTCATGTATATGATTATTCTTGTATGTGTAACAAAAAATTATAAACCCATTTTAGATTATCAATCCAAAAGTGAGATACATTTAGAGTGGGTTTACTGTAATTCACACAAAAAACAGCGGGTAATGAACCTGAAATATTGGTAGCGAGTAGTGCACCCGTAAAGTGTGAATATTATTAACATTAATGGTGGTTGCTAACCTAGTACAGCTAAAACAGGAATTGCTGTATGAAAACTCAACTTTAGTGACGTTTAGTTGTTTAATATTGTTTCTGTAACAGGTTGAATGGTAAATTTCAGTTCCATTAGAGGATTGGACTAGAAGGCTTAGATAACGAAACTTCTGGAATTTACTTTCTGTTATCCAAATATATACTTAACAAAAGGAATCCCCAATTTTTGTGGTGAACTTGGAACCGATGCATAGGAACTGTATATATGAGTATAAACATAAAACCAAGGATATATTCTTACAAGTCAATAAGAATGAAGATATTCCACGTACCAGTGAAGCAAGTGAACAACCACTTGTGGAAGGGTTTTTAAAATTCACATTCATGTTTTTCAATTTTTAAAACTTACACTCTATAACTTTGGTCGGTTATAGGGTATGAATTTAAGAAATTGCTGCAATTTATAATCCGAAAGGGTTACTAGGCTAAACAAAACTTGACCAACAGTAGGATAATATACTGTTAGTTTTGTGATGCCTATTGCAGCCAGTTTGAATAGATTCTGTAAAATCTATTGGTGTTTAAGCTGTTCACCAACCACAGTCAATCATATATTAGAGATTATCCTCTCCTGTATGGTATTAGATCTTAACGTCTAATAAAAAAACTTAATAACTTCACAAGTCATTGAGTGCACCAGTTTCTTTGATGAAATGGAAGTACATGCGTATCGGCAAAATAATCTGATTGAATGTGAATTATAGGAAAATACTGTTTAACAGCTAGTACATGATAATTCACATCAGTAAATAAACCTACATGTATAATATCAAAGTTTTAGGTGTAAAACACATTTATATGGTTAATGTATTTGGTGTGATTATGAGTATCCAGGATGCTCATGATTATGACTTTAAGTAAGAATACTTAGAGTTAATGCTATTTTTACAGGGCTATTCATTTAGCCCTTTTTTATTAATGCACCATAACTCACGTAGATATAAAGACTTCTTAGTGCAATGGCTTCAGCCCAAACAAGTATTAAGGTGAAATACTTAATAGCTAAGATGTGAAACTACCTGATTAGTTAGATGTAAGTGAGCAAGCCTTAAAGGTGATTGTGCTTCTCCTAATCAGCTCCCAAGGGTGAGCAGTTGTAAATACTATTGAACTTCATTTATGAAGCTATTCTACAGTCTGTAAACACATAAGTCAGGCTATTACAACTGAGTGCAGAGGGATAATGTACCTATGATTTTTCAAATAAAATTTGGAATCATAGGTACTTTTTCATATATTTGTAAAAAATACAATATATGAAACAAATTTTTGAATCACCTTATTACATTGATGAACAAGGAATTGTTTATACACACAAATTAAAGGTCAAACAAACATATTTATCAAACTCTGGATATAAGTATGTGGTTTTGAGAATTAATGGTAAAAATAAATGTTATTATAATCATAGATTAGTAGCATTACATTACTTATTAAATCCTAATAATTATCCTCAAGTTAATCATATTGATGGTAATAAGCTCAATAACAATTTAGATAATTTAGAATGGTGTAATAATAGCATGAACTCTATTCATGCTTTCAAAAACAAATTGAGAACAGCTCCTAAACATTTATATAAAAAAGGAGAAGATAGTTCTAATTCTAAATTAACTGAGCAACAAGTAAGAGAAATAAAATCAAAGCTTCAACAAAAATATAAAATGGTTGATCTTTGTAAAGAATATAAAGTACATATAAATACAATTAAACGTATTAAAGGAAACATTACTTGGAGTCATATTACTATATGATTGCAGTGGTGAACAAAGCCTGTTATTTTTATTTAAATTGAAAAAAACTAATCTATTATGGATGAAGAATTAAAACAAATTGAATCTAAGATTGATAATCTTATTTTTAACATTGAAAAGTGTGAAGTAATTCTTTTTCAATTAGAAATAAAAGAAAAATATTTAAAATCAAAAAAAATATGTCTAAAGAATAAATGTTCATGGTGCATGCGTTAAGTGATTAAATCATGAACTAAAATTACAAAAACAAAACATTATGAAAACAATTGTAATTGGAGATATTCATGGTAGAACTGTTTGGAAAAAAATAGTTAACCAATATTTTGATAAATTTATTTTTATTGGTGATTATGTTGATACTCATGAAAGTATTACTCCAAATCAACAATTAGAAAATCTTTTAGATATTATTGAGTTTAAAAAAAGAAATCCCGACAAAGTAATTTTGTTATGGGGAAATCATGATCATCATTATTTAAATGTTGGGGAACGTTATTCTGGTTTTCAATCTGTTATGTTTCCTACATTTAATTATATTTATAAACAAAATATAGAACTATTTCAGATGGTTCATATTCAAGATAATATATTATTTTCACATGCTGGATTATCTAAAGTATGGTGTGATAATAATGATGTAATCATTAATGAAAATCTTGAACAACAAATTAATGAACTGTTCTATGGCAGACCAAGTGTATTTAATTTTACAGGTAGAGACATATATGGAGATTCTCATGAATCTAATCCTATATGGATTAGAGAAAAATCTTTATCTGAATCTAAAATACCTGGTTATGTTTTTGTTGTTGGTCATACAACAAAAATACAACTTGCTCAAAGAGGATTTTTAATTAGTAATCATGATGGTTATAAAATATTAGATCCTAATATTTGGATGATAGATACTTTAGGAACTTCTAAAGAGTATCTAGTTATTGAAAATAACCAATTTAAAGTTTATAAATATGAGTAAAATTGTAAAATCACATAGATATGACATTAATAATGTTTGTATAAAATGTGGGGTAACTAGAATGAAAAAACCAATAGTCGGAAAAGGTTTTAATCCAATGCTTGTAGGAAAATATTCTATTCTTTACTCTAAAGATGGTGTTAATTTTCAAAAGGAGCATATTGAATGTAAAAATATCTAAATCATATAGAAAGGATATTTTTTAACTTTTAAACTTTAAATAAAATGGATGAAGAATGGAAAGATATTACTGGATATGAAGGTTTATATCAAATAAGTAATAGAGGTAAAGTTAAAAGTTTTCATAGAAGTGTAAACGGCAGCATAATAAAAAATCATGTTGATTCTGGTGGTTATTTGTTTATTCAGTTAAAATGTAAAAATAAACTCACTAAACACTTTAGTATTCATAGATTAGTAGCTCTACATTTTATTGAAAACTTAAATAATAAACCTCAAGTTAATCACAAGGATGGTAATAAAACTAATAATCATGTTGATAATTTGGAATGGGTTACATCAAAAGAAAATATACAACATTCAATACAAACAGGTTTAACTGATATATCAAGAAAATCAGTTAAAGAAACATGTTCTAAACCTATTTTACAATATTCAAAAGATAATATTTTTATTAAAGAATATGTTTCTATTATAGAGGCTGCTACAGAAAACAATTTAAGTATTGCAAACATTAGTAGATGTTGTAATAATAAATATGGTTATAAAACTTGTGGTGGATTTATTTGGAAATTTAAGATATAAGTTTTTGATATTTTACCTTTGTGAATTAAAAGTTAAAAGTGAAAGAAATCTATTTTAGTACAATTAAGTACGAACTTCTTTTGAAGCCTAATTCATATAAAAAGTTGTAGTAAGAACCCCAAGAAAGTCAGCCAGCAATGGTTACTGTAGATGGTTAAAGATTCTATTAAAGTAGGATGTACTGAACTATCTTTTGAAAAGGTTGAACAGATTTACAATTACATGAAAGAACTTCAAAAAAAACAAGTAATTTAAAATATTAATTGTTGTAATGTCTCCCGAAGTTGTCAAACGGGGATTGAAGCAGAAATAGTATTTAAATACATGAGTGTACAAACGACAAATTAGTACATAGAAATATTATTTAGATTTACAACAATTTTTTTAATTTATTAATTATTATGGAATATTTACTGTTAAAAGTAGAATTTGTTATCTTACCCTCAAAAGAACCAAGTGATTTTGAAGTTTTTACTTATATAGGTGAAAATGGAAAAGACTTTACAAGAGTTCATAAACGAGTTAGTAAAAAGTTAACTCCTAAAAGTTGTAATTTTTATTTTCTTGTAGAAGATCCTATAAAACCTGGAAATTATATTGTATTTAACAATGAACCAGTTTTGATAAAAAGTGAGGAGCATTTATCTACTTTTGTAAATCCAAAAAAAATACTTGCAAGTACAGATGCAAAATTGATTAATTTTTGTTCTGAAGTAGATCCAGATCTTAAAATTTATGGAATTCACCCTAATTTCACAAATTTATTGCAAAAATTTGAAGAAATATTATCTGTAGAGGTTTATTATGAAGATATTTTAGTATTTGGTTGTGATCCTCAAACTGGAGAATGGAAAGATTTACCTGTAAGAAATTATCTTTTAAATAGTTATTATGGATTTACAAAAGGAAGAATAACAAAAAACAAGAAAATAATCAAAACATGACACCAAGAATTCAAAAAGCAATAGATATATTTCTAGATGCTATCAATACAGGTAACCTTGCTAAAGGAATCTGCTCTAAATGTGCTGTAGGTAACCTTTGCGGAGGAAGTTTTTATTGGGGGAAGCTTTTTCACACTGTTGATGGGTATCAAATAATTGTAGACGAGAAAACAATCTATAAACGTTATGCTGAATTAGCTAAAAAAGATATTGAAAAAACTGATTTTTCATTAAAAGAACTTATGAGAATTGAGCAAGCTTTTGAATGCAATACACGGATTCACTGTTCTGATTACGATAAGTGTTCTAAAGAAGAAATTCTAAAGGATCAGGTTGCTGGTTTAAAAGCAGTAATTGAGGTAATGATGACTTTTGATGATGTTAAAGTTGACATTCAAAAAGAGTTTGTTGATAAAGTTTTAGTAACCGTTTAAATCACAAAAATGATACATTTTATAATTTACTTAATTGGATTTCTTATTTGTTATAGATATATTAAGAAATCAATCCGTCATGATAATAATGATTGGTCTGATGTATTTGCAACTTTTTTGTTTTCATTGGGATCTTTTTACATGTGTATTATTTTATACGTGTTTAATTATTTTGAAGACAAAGAAATTAAATTTAATGAAACAATGAAAGAACTTTTCAAAAGAGATCCTCCAAAATGGATGTAAAAACATTTATAAATTGTAAAAAAAATAAAAAATGAATCCTCTTTTAAAAACAATAATTGGAATAACTTTTCTTTTAGTTTTTATTTGCTGTTGGGAGGCATGTAATAAACAAATAATAACTGCAAAAGTTATCAATCTTCAGCAAATAAACTTGTTTGAAGGTTCTCAAAATGGTTTGAGAACAAATGTAAGATATTTGATAATTACAGACAAAGAAACTTTTGTTTGTGAAAATTCTATAGCTCATATGAAATTTAATAATTCTGATATATTTTTCAGATTAAAACAAGATTCAACTTATCAATTTGAAGTTGTTGGATTTGGAAAATCATTTTTGACGGATTATAAAAATGTTTTGAGTATTAAAAGTATTCCCTAACGAGGGATGTATTCAAGTGTTATTCGAAAAGTAATAAAAGGGAATTTATTTTCCCTTTTATTTTTAATTTATTCTTTTATGGAAAAGCTATTTGTTACAATAAAACAAGCAATTGAACTTGAAAAAATAGGATTTAATGAATCCTGTTTTGGATATTATGAAAAAACAAGTGAAAATTTAATAATTTTTTACGATAACAGTTTATTAAACATGTTGCCAGAAGAAAGATATGTTAATAATAGTTATTGTTTTTTATCAAATCAAAACAAAAGTTTACCTCAATGGGCTGTTTCTGCACCAATACATGCCCAGGTTTTTGATTTTTTTGAAAAATTGGGTTATTATGTTGAAAAAAAAGTAAATTCAGATTTAGAATATATTTTTTCAGAGTTTTCTATTAAAAAAGATAATGTGACTCTTTTAGAAACTATAAAAGGAGATTGTTCTGAAACAAATAATACTGAGAAACTAGTTATAGATTCATTGATTAATTTTTATAATAAAGCAAAAGAATAAAAATTTTGATTATGAGATTTGATAAAATTTATATAACTTTTGAGCAATCTAAAAATTTAAATATTGATGATTTTATGATATCTACAGTATTTAATTCTAAAGGAGAATCTGGTACTGTTTCTCCAGTTTTTAGAAGATTAAGTCAAAAAAAAGATGTTTATTATCCTAGATTGCAACAATGGGAATTAGTTAAATGATTTTGTATAAAACATAATATTTGGATTAGTATTATACCACCAAGACCTAGAAAATTAGAAAAATGGGGTTTTTATATTACTAATGCAGATAATGAAGATAAATTCTACTATGAAAATAGAGGATATAATTCTGATGAAGATGCATATTCTGCTGCTTTTGATTTTTGTTTTCAACATATTTTAAAAAAGTAATTTTATGAGTAGTAATTTAAAAACAAATAGTTCTTTTTTGGAATTACAAAAACGTTTTAATTCTGATTTATTTATTGACAACGTTTGTTTCAGTTATAGACATGATTTTGGATTGCTTTCTCATGAGGAAAAAGAAAAGTTAAGATTTGAATGCCGAGAATGGATGAGAGCAATTTCAAACAACTACAAATATTTTAAATAATAATTTTATGGAAAAACCAAAAAGTAAAATAATTTCTTTGTCTGAAAAAGATATTGAAGTTTTAAAACTAGAATATCATGAATCTGGATTAAATGAAAAACAATTAGCTAGTAAATATGGTTTTTCTTTAAAATTATTAAGACAAATAATTTTTGATAAAATTACTACCAATGAAAAATTGTTAGTAAAAGATAAAAAAGTTACAAAACCAAAAAAAATATTAGAAAGATATTGCAAATATTGTGCTAAAGCATTGAGTGGTTCTACAAAAAGTCTTTTTTGTGAAGAACATAAGAACCCTAAGAAAAGAACAATATTTACAGAGAAGTTCAATTACATTGAAAATCATAAGATTAATGTTAGTTTTTCAAAACCAAATTTACAGTATTACGATAGTATTTAACGTGCAGAGGGGAGAAACGGTTTCCTCGTGAGGTTCATATTCTCAAGACATTGGGTTCGATTCCCATCTCTGCACCCAAATTAACCAAAAATTATGAAAATCATTTTTAAGTACAGAATCAAAAAAGATGGAGAAACAAAAACTTTGGGATTTCATGGATCTGAAGCATGTGAAGTAGTTACTTCAATGAATGCAAAGGTTTATAATCTTGAAGAACACGAGGTAGAAATCATGAAAGAAATGATCAGCAACAATCTGAAATATGCTCTTGGACATCCTAAGTTTCATGATCCAAAGTTTGCTGGTAGAAAATTTAGTGATATTACTGTAGAAGCAGAAAGGGTATTTGTACGTGCTACAGTAGAATAAAAAAACAATTAAACTTCAATAAATGGCTCTTAATTTACGTGTTGTTTTGATTTTTCTAAGCTTTTCCATTTATTGTGCATAACTAAGTTTTATATAAAAAACGTTTTAAAATTTTATAAGTTTATGAAAAAATTACTAATTATATTAGCTTTATTTGCTTCATGTAAGCAGGTAAACAAAAAAGAAAATTCCTCTAATGAACCAACGGAAATTATTTTTCCGAGGAATCAGTGTTTTCACAGAGGTCATAATTATGTTTTAAAAGCTTCTGATAATCATGATTATTTGATAGTAAAATATGATTTAAATGATGAGCAAATTAGCCATTACATAGAATGCAGACATTGTCAAAACAAAAAAGATCTTGAAAAATTAAAAAACACTCAAAATGAAAGTTTTGGATTATCTGAATCAGAACAAACATCTTATTGAAAGATTCAAGATTATTCCTGAATCAGTTCTACAAGAAGAGTATAATAAAAAAACTCTGACTCTTATTTATCACATTTACATGTATTATGATACTTCATTAGGTGAAGAACTTATTGAAATTCTTTCAAGTGTACATGGTGATAAAATTTATGAAGATATTTCTGACATGTATTCTTATAGAATAAATAAAAATGTCATTGAACATAATTCATTAATTTATCTAAATTAAACCAGATGTTTACTAAAACCATTATTGAAAGGGGAAATTTCAGAAAAATGAGGAAAATTTTTAAAAATTCTGAACAAACAGATTGTAAAATTTACAAATCTGTTAACAACCCTAAAAACTGTTTGATAGTAAAGGAAACTACAGCAAACAGGTAAGCCTAACATATCGGGTATGAAGAAAGATATGTAAGAAATGTGTTGTAGTTTCCTCTATAAACACTTTTTATTAACAACAAGGGAGGCTAGATCAACCTCCCTTTTAATTTTTATTTATGAATGATTTAAAAACTTTTACTTTAACAAGTACTTGTTTAGGATTCAATTTTCAAAACATTGAATTTAAAAACTTAAATGTTTTTGTTGGAGCAAACGCAACTGGTAAGTCTTTTATTTTCAAAACTATATTTGGTATTTGTGAAGGAATTGAACTTGTAAAGAGTGGATTTTTTGGTGAACCTACAGATGCTCTACAGTATATTTTGAAACATACTTTTGATGATTTTGAAAAATTAGATTTCAAAGTTCACTTAAAATTTACTGAAGGGAATTGTGATGTTGAAGTAGATGGAAAAGTTACACAATTTGATTTTGATCATCATCTTAAATATCCAAGAATTAATTATTTCAGTCCAAACACCAGATTGTTTGGGAATTTTGATTTGTATTTGACTTTAAAGAAAAATGTTTCAGAAGAAGATTTATTGAAAACAATAAAAATATATGATATAATTCAAATTGAAAAAATTCTTAATAAATTACCCGCTGATGTAAAAATTCTTAATCTTAATAACGAAGAAGAAGACGTGAAGATTTATGTTAAAGATAACAAAATGTTCATGACAAGATCTAACGGAACCGAAGTAAGATTATCTTCTCTTTCTAATGGAGAACAAAGTTTAATAATGTTATCTGGCATAATTTCATTAACAATATCATGATTTACTACATTACAACATTCATTTTATTATTTTCACTGTACTTGTTATTCTGTAAAAGAATAGAAGCAGTGTGCAAACAAAAAAATGTGCAATATAATTCATTAGAATTACCTTATTATTTTGAGTACGTTGTATTCAATTTTGTAAGAGTTCTGTTGTTTATATGTGCACTTACAATAATTATTAAAATTTTAATCATATGATAGCCGCAGGATTTATAATTATTCGGGTACTCATATTTTTACTTATTGCATATTTGATTATCCGTTATGCAATTGGGTACCCTGTTTTTAAGAAAACAAATACAAATACAAATAATTCAAAAACAACAAAAAACACAAAAAGAAATGGAAACAAAAAAAATCATTAAACTGGTCTCAATTGCAGTAATTCTGATCTTGGGGATTATCATTGCTGACAACATGATGATTAATGTGAATGCAAATGAAGTCGTAGTACTTCAAGATCCGATTGATGGAGAAATCCATGTACACAGTCAACCTGGTGTAAAAAATCAGAATTTTGCAAAAGTAGGTGCTACTTATTTTAAGCAGTACACTTATGCTTTTGATATTCCTGAAGATAAAAAGGATGAATTAAATTATGACAGCGCCTGGGTTGATCCGAATGTATCACAGTATGGAATTAAAATTCAATTTAATGACAATGGTGAAGCTTATATTTTTGGTTCAATGCCTACTTATTTTCCTGAAGATGAAGTAAATGTTAAAAATTTACATTCTAAATGGGGTACTTTTGAAAGTGTAACTAAAGGGTTAATACAAAGACAATTAAACAGTGCTGTATTTAATGTAGGTCCTTTAATGTCTTCTAAAGAAAGTGTTTCTGAAAAAAGATCTGATCTTTTAAGATACATTGAAGACATTGTAACAAATGGTACTTATCAAATGAAAATAACTGAAAAAAAAGAAATAGATGGTATTTCCAAAGATACTATTGTAGTCAAACGTGCAGAACTTGCAGAAGATTTAAATTCTCCAGGTGGTCTTAAAAGACAAAGTAGTTCTGAAATATCTCTTTATGGAATAAGAATCGGTTCTCCTGTTATTTCTCGAATTGTTTATTCTCCTAAAGTTAAAGGTCAAATTGATACTCAACAAGAATTAATGATGAATATTCAAACTGCTAAAGCAAAATCACTTGAAGCTCAACAAAATGAGAAAACTGCAATTAGTCAAAAAGCAGCAGCAGTTGCAGCAGTTGAAGCAAAATATGAAGCAGAGAAAAGACAAGCAACTATTGAAGCAGAAAAAGAGAGAGATGTTGCTCTTGTTAACATGAAAAAAGCAGAGTACAATAAACAAGAAATGATTTTACGTGCAGAAGGTGAAGCTGAATATAAAAGAAAAATCATGATTGCAGATGGTGCACTTGATAAAAAACTTGAAGCATACACTACTGTTATGACTTCATTTTTTGAAAATTGGGGTAAGAATAAGGTGTCAATTGTACCTTATATGTCTTCAGGTGGTAACTCTGCATCAGGTGGAGATGCTTTAAACCAGTTTTTCATGTTGCAGAATGCTTCTGTAGCAAAACAGTTGGGTTTAGATTTTAACATTCAAAAGTAATCAATTATTTTTCAATACAAAATGGAAGAAACAAAAACAAAAGCAAAAAGAGTAGGCACTTCAAAAACAGAAGCAATTATTGGAACTGCTGCTAACAAACTTGTTCAGGCAACAACTGCACTTGCAAATGCTTCAGATGAAGCAAAGAAACTTGTAGTTCTTGTTGAGGAACAAACTTTAAAAGCAACTGATCTGGAAGAAAAAATTGCTTCTCTTGAGGAAGAATACAAACAGAAGAGAAACTCTGCAAATGTGGAACTTTCCCTTGCTTATAAAGCAGATCAAGAGCAATTTGCAAGAGAATATGCCAGAGCAAACAACATGCAATTAATTTCTACAGAAGAGTTGAATAAACTTGCTTCAAAAGCAAAATATGAAGAAGATGTTGTAAAACAAAGAATTTCAGAAGAAGTTACTAAAGTCACTAACATGTATGAAAGTGATAAAAAAATTAAAGATGCTGAATTTGCTTCCGATAAAGCTACTTTAACTTCTGAAAATGAATCTCTTAAGAAAAACATTGCTTTTCTTCAGGATGAAATTAAGAGTTGGAAAACAGCTCTTGATAATGAAAGAGCTGCTTCAGTTGAGCGTGCTAAAGCATCTTCAGTTGGATCTATTAATGTATCTCCAGCAGGAGGAAGATAATCATGTAAATTTAAATAATACCACTTTGATTTTAAATCAGGTGGTATTATTTTTTAAGCACCTTTAGCTCAGTTGGTAGAGCAAAAAACTCATAATTTTTAGGTCATAGGTTCAAATCCTGTAAGGTGCACTAATTAAAATTAAAAAAATTAAAACAATGATAACACTACTTAAAAAACAACCAACTGTTGAACAAATACATGCTGAATTTGATTCAGCTGAAGAAAGAATTTTATCAGAATGTGATAAAATATTATCAGAATTAAAAATACCTACTGAAACTCAAATAGAGCGTAAAGCTTCTATTATGAAAGAAATAGGATTTATTAATTCAGAAACTGTTAAACAAGCTCAAGCTTTAAAAAAGAACAATGAACTTATTCAGAAACAATTAGAAATTACTTCTAAACAAGCTAATTTCATAAAAGAATTAAAACAATATTATCCTTTTGAAAAGTTTATTACAGTAGATGAATTAGAAAGAATATGTAGTAAGTATAATCTTATTCATGCTCCAATTGCTAATTACATAAAAGATGTTCCTGAAAAAAATCTTTTAGAAATTAAAAATTGTAAGAAATTATTATATGGTCATAAATGTGAAATATTATATAAAGTTACATTTAGTTGTTTTCTTAATCTTATACAAAATAAAGAGTATAAAGACTATATCGGATTAAAAGATTATCGTAAAATTCCTAAAACTTTAATAGTTCCTGAAGATATTGATACTACTTGGAGATTTTCAAATTTTATAAAAAAAAAATATAATATTGAAAAAACTATTCCAATTGAAAGTTCACAATTTGAAAAAATAGATAAATCAGGACTATTTATTGCTGCTCCTAAATCACATTTTGATTTAAAAGGTTTGAAACATAAATCTAAATTTGGATTTTTTAAAACAGAAATACTTGAAGTAAAAGATCCAGTAGTATTTGAATATTGTAAAAATGATATTTGCAGAATTATTACTAAATGGGGTACTGATGATGATCAAAGTTATTTGGATCCAAATTTAATTAATGAAACTTTAAATTAATTTAATTATGATAGAAATAATTATTGCTCATTTACTGGGTGATTGGGTATTTCAATCTAGAAAAATGGCTGTAGAAAAGGGTAAACAAACATTAAAAGGTTATTTATACTGTTTATTTCATGTTATTCTTTATACAGCCGTTTTTTATTTTATTGTACCCAATAAATCCATGTTATTTTACTTGTCAATAATGATTCCGCACTTTTTGATTGATAAATGGAGTCTTGTTTCATATTGGCAAAGATTTAGAGATGGTAAATTTTGGTGGGAATCTTATAAAGAAAATCCTACTATATTTACAGAAAGAGTTGAAATGGGATTTGCAGGATTAAGATATGCAGTTGAAGATAATACAATTCATTTAATTTGTCTGTATTTATCTTTTGTATTTTTTTCTTAAAATTGTATCCTTACCGAGGTGGAGAAATTGGTAAACTCGCAACACTTAAAATGTTGTGTCTCAATGACTTACGGGTTCGATTCCCGTTCTCGGTACTAATTAAAAAATTAAATAATATGGAAAATAATATACCAACAGCAGAAGCTGCTTTAAAAACTGCTTGGGGAGCTGAATTTAATAGTTTTGAAGAATTTATGAACTGTTATCCACTTGATAAAATAAAATAATATCATGAACGGAGAAAGAATAAATTATGTATTTACTGGAGAATATTTTGTCGGTGTACCAGTTAATATTTCTGGGGTTGTTATACAAGCAAAATCATTAGAAGAATTGCAATCAAAAGCTCTAATAATTTGTAATGCTCATTTAAAAATGTTAATGAAATTAATAAATGAACAGCCTTTTAAGTTGGTGGAAGTTGATGAATTGGAGAGCACTAAACAATTTAAAGAGCTAAGAAGATATAAAGAACTTTTTGGTGAGTTACCAACTTATTAGTCCTGCACCAAAATATAAACCTTATGAGTGGAAAAATAAACCCACTAAGCATTGGTTGTCTAAATCAATAAAATGTATTGAAGATAATTTAGTTTTTGATTCTCAAACAGAAGCAGCTAAATACTACAATATATCAGTAACATCAATTAATAATATATTAAATGGAAAAAGTAAAAAAACAAGAAGTGGGAAGTCTTTTTGTGTCTTATGAAGAAGCATTAGAACTTAAAGAACTTGGGTTTAATGAACCATGTATTGCTACTTATGACGAGGACAAAGAGTTTGAAATACAAGATTTTGAACAAAATTATGATACTTTTCCTTCACACATAATTGCAGCACCACTATACCAACAAGCATTTAGATGGTTTAGAGAGAAGTATAATATCCATATCAGAATTGAAAAATATAATGAAACTAAATGGTGGGCAAATTGGGGAAGTTGGACTTCAGAAATTTATGATTCATACGAAGAAACAGAACTTGCTTGTCTTAAAAAATTAATTGAAATTGTTAAAAATAAATAACTTATGAAACACAAAACATGGATTAAAACAAGCTTTTACAGTTTATTATTAGGATGGTTCTTTTTTATGATATTATCTCTTTATAGTCATCATAATAATAATGAAAATGTTAGTATATGTGTATTTATCATAGGATTATCTTTTTGTCTTTTGGGTAGTTTTATAATGTTACCTCTTTTAAGAAATGAAGATTTATTCAAATCTATCGAAGAACTTGAAAAAGAAAGAGAAAAATATTATAAAATAAGAATAAGAATTGAACAAAAAATAAATGAGTTATGAAAGGAATTTATTTAACAGAACAAGGTAAACAAGAGATTGAAGCTAAGATAGCTGAGCTTGAATATATTTTTGAAAGGGAAGGTGAGTTGTTTTCAAGTAGAGATAGTGGGAAATATCACTTGTATAAAGAAATCCTATCCTCAGCAACAATACTTCCTGTTGAAGAACGTTGGGATAATATAGTTGCTATTATAAATATGGATTCTGGTGCTGTAAATGCATTAAACTATTCACATTTTCCAAACGGAGTAATAATTCAACCTAAACAATAAAGTTATGACACAAACTAAAAAGCAGCAAGAGGAAATTAAGCAAGCGATAAGGCAAAGTCCTCCAAAAGATGAAAGAAGCTATCTTTTTGACATAACAGGATGTCCTGGATATGAAGGTTATATACCTAAATCATTAGGACATGAAGTATGTAAATATTGTGGAACAATTGAATATTATCACTAATGAATTACACACTACACAAACTACCAGAAGGATTTATTGTTACTTCTGATGAAGAAATAAAAGAAGGTTGTTCATCGTGTTATGATACATTAAGACACCATATTACAAGTAAATGTATCGAAATCATTGTTAAAGATATTCACAGAAACGACTATTTAGTTTTTGAAGGTAATACAGGTAACCCGAGAGACACTTATAAAAAAATAATAGCCCAACAAGACCAAATAGATTTTAGTTTAGTTAAAGATAAAATCACTGATTGTAAATTTCCTGTAAATGTAACAGGTAATTTTGAAAATGGTGTTTTTAGGATACAGAGTATTATAGGTAAAGAATATGAAATTCCTATTGTTTGGGAAAGTTATAAAAGGTATAAAGTGGAAGCAAATAATCTTGAAGAAGCTGTTACTAAAGCTTTAAAACAGTTTTTATCAGAACCAGATGATGAATATATTGAAGATAGTTTTTCTATAGATGATATTATTTATGATGAAAATCCCGATGAAGATTTTCATATTCATAAAATATATAACTCTTTGTAAAAATTTGGAATTGTAATTTATTTGTTGTATATTTGTAGGATAAAAATATATAATATTATGATTAAAGAAAAAGATTTAACAATCAGACTTGAGTTTGAACTCAAACAAAAAATTAAAGAAAAGGCTAAACAACTTGGTTTATCTACTTCTGCTTATGTTAGAATGATAATTAAAAAGGAGGTAGAAAATGGATAATCAAGAGATTTGGAAAGATATACCTGTTTATGAAGGGTTGTATCAGGTAAGTAATTTAGGAAGAGTTAAAACTTTAGAAAGAAATGTTTTTTCAAAAGGTAAATTACATTATATTCAAAAAGAAAAGATTTTAAAAACATCTTTATACAAAGATGGATATGAAAAAGTTATCTTACAAAAAGATAAACATATAAAAACCTATAAAGTACATACATTAGTAGCAATATGTTTTTTAAATCATAAACCTGATGGAACTCATAAAATTGTAGTTGACCATATTGATAATAACAGAAGTAACAACAATCTTAATAATTTAAGATTAATTAGTAACAGAGAAAATTTATCCAGATTAAAAAGAAAATCTAAATATGTAGGTGTACATTGGTGTAAACTTAATCAAAAATGGAAAGCTGCAATATGGATAGATGGTAAAAGAAAAAGTCTAGGTTATCATTTAGATGAATATTCTGCTCATTTAAAATATCAAGAAGAACTAAATAAACTAAAAGAAAATGTACATACTTAAAAAAATAGATAATAATTTTGAATTATTTGATAATGATAAGTTTATATCAAATAATTTGGATTTCTCTAATCTTACAGAAGAAGAACAGAAAAAGATTGGATTAATTTAAAATATCTCTTTTTTTTATCAAAAAGATTGTTTATCTTTGAAGATAAAATCTAATCAATATGTTAAAAGCAAAAAATTCAACTTATAGAAGTTGGCAATCAATGAAAGCAAGATGTTATAATCCTAATCACTTAAAATATTTAGATTATGGTGGTAGGGGTATAACAGTTTGTGAAGAATGGAAAAATTCTTTTGAAAAGTTTTTAGAAGATATGGGTGAAAAACCTGACTCTTCTTATTCAATAGAAAGAATTAATAATGATTTAGGGTATTTTAAAGAAAACTGTAAGTGGGCTACTAAAAAAGAACAATCTAATAATAGAAGAAATTGTATCAATATTACTATTAATGGAGAAACTTTAACAGTTACACAATGGGCTGAAAAACTTGGAGTTAGTAATATGACTTTAAGAAATAGAATAAAAAGAGGTTGGGATTTAGAAGAAGCTGTTAAAACTAAAATAGTAAAAGGTAAAGATACAAGAAGATTTGAGTTATTGTTTGAGTTTTTAGATAAAGGTATGTCTTTGAAAGATGTAGCTTTGATTGCATATTCTACACCTGAAAAAATTCAAAAAGCATATGAAAAAAGAAATAAAAACAACAAAAATGAAAAATACTTCAAATAAGGTTTTTTCTTTAGAAGAAGCAAAAGAAATATGGAAAGCTGGACAAGAATATTGGAAAACTTCTGGTGAAAGTAAGACTTTTGAAGAAACAATAGAACCTCTTGGAGAACTTCTATCTGATAAAAAGTTTACTTTGGAGGATATAGAGCAAGCTATGATTGAAGGATTGTCTATTGAAAAGTTTTGGGAAAAATGTGTTCAATCTCTATCTCAACCTAAATCATGGAAAATAGAGTTGGAGATGGAGTTTTGCCCACAAGCATTACCACAAGATAGATACAAACCAGAACTCACTGACGGTAAAGTTAAAATACTTAGAGTACTATGATTGATTTTATAATCTATACTGTTATTTTTATACTTTTTACGATTTTATTATACTATGAAACAAATAACAAATAAAACAATCCTTAAACAAGGTCAAAATACATTTCAACCAATAGAAGTTGATGGAGTTATTTATTGGTATGAAGATAAACAAATACCTAATGTTGGTTATGTTAAATCAATCTGTTTAGGTGAAATTGAAGCCAATAAAACACATGGAGTTAAATTAGGCGACAAACAATATGTCTCTCCATTTGTAAATAAAGTTGGTGAATGCTATGGTTGCAGAAAAATAGTAGCTCAATCTTCACTTAAACTTGAAGGAATACCTGTTATTAGTTTGGATAGTTATGTTCAAGATAAAGCATATAAACACACAGAAAACCTTATTCTTTCTTCAGAAGGTAGAACTCAAAGATGGTGGGGATTTATAGAAGGTTACAAATCAAACCCAAATCAATACACTCAAAAAGATATTGAGAAAGCTATTGAATTAGCAAGGGAATACACTTTAAGTGAAAAATATGGTGATATTGTTGTTGATTTTGATTACTTTGAAACTCAAATTATAGATCAAATCAATTTTATTTCAGTAATTGAAGTGGATGAATTTTTTTGTATAAAAGATTATTTTTAGTATCTTTGTAAAAAGAACTAAAATGAAATTAAAAGATTTACACTCAGAGTTACCAGAAAATATATTGAAAACGGGAGTCTATATTATTTATCTTACTAATAAACCAAATTATTTTTATGTAGGTAGTGGAAGTACAATAAAAAGTTCTTCTAACAAAGTAGGTATAGAACAAAGATGGTTTAATCATTTTTCTACTTTAAAAAGAAATAAACATTACAATAAGTATTTACAAAGAAGCGTAAATAAGTACGGTATTGAAAATTTAAGGTTTAAAATAATAGAATTATGTAGTCCTGAAGAATGTATTAACATTGAACAAAAATGGTTGCAATATTACATTACAAATTTTAAAGTTTATAATCTAAATAAAGTCAACCCAAACAGGTTAGGTGTTAAGTTAAATCAAAAAACAAAAAATAAAATAGGAAAAGCTAATTCTAAATTACCTGTTTATCAATTTGATTTTAATGGAAATTTAATAAAAGTATGGGATTCTGTTTCACAAGCAGAAAAACATTTTAATAATGGAAAAATTATTTATAAGTGTGTACAAAATAAATCTAACACCGCTTATGGGTATATTTGGTCTTATAGTAAAGAATTTAGTTTCAAATCATATAACAATAGTAAAAAAATTCGTCAATATGACTTAGAAGGAAATCTTGTTAAAGAATGGTTTAGTATAACTGAAGCAGCTAAATTTTATAAGGTACAAGGAAGCTCTATATCTATTTGTTGTAGAGAAAACTATAGAACTTGTTGTGGATTCAAATGGAGTTATGCAACTAATTAAAACAATTTAATATTATAAGTTATGAATAAACATACAGTTTATGTACCTAAACCTGAAGTTCTTAATGAGGGATATTCTACTGCTGACTTTAATAGTTTAGAAGCATATGTATTTACTCCAGAAGAATTAAAACAACTTCTTTCAGAATATACTAATAGAATTGTTGAAAATACTAAAATAACTAACGATTATGGTAGTGGTGGAGAACTGTTTGATTGCATAGATAAAGAATCAATTACATCTCAACTTCCTAAATTTTTAAAAGAAAAAGGAATATGACTAGAAAACAATGTATTAAAATACTTCCTGTAATAACAGCATTTGCAGAAGGTAAACATATTGAATATTGGGATAGTATGCAAATTGTTGGAACTTTTAAAAGAGGCATGTGGAAAACTGCCGATAACATTGGATTTGGGGTTGGATGTTCAAATTACAGAATGATTGAAAACGGAGTGGTACATTATTTTGATGGAAGACCTTCTGTCACAGATAGTTTAAACAAATATATATTTTAAAAGAAAAAGGTTATGAATAACTTATTAAGAATTAAATAAAAATGACAAAACCAGGATTTGTAAAGAAAAGAATTGATGCTTTATTCAAATCCTCAGATGAGGATAGTAAAGAGCAAATTGTAGAATTATTTGGTAATTACCGAAACAATGTAAAAAGTGTTTGCTATTGTGGAATAGTAAATATTTGTAGTTGTCCTAATCCAGATCTAATAGGATTTAAAATAGCATTACAAGATGGTTTTATATCAGAAGAAACTCTTTTAAAAATTATAAAATGACTCAATTAATTAAACTTTGTTTTAGTGTAATTCTTATAGGATTAGTTTTACCTGTTTTTACTTTAATTTTTAGGATTTATGATTTTATAAATGTATATATAGAAAGAGATCCTCTATGGGATCACATTGTTTTTTATCTAAACTATGTAATTATGGTTTATTTAGTTTATAAAATTGTATTTTTTAAAGAAACTTCTAAAACTGAAAAAAATGAACATATTTCTGGATGATGTAAGAAATCCAAGTGATTGTGCTAGTTATATGCACAAAAGAATTGGTTTGGCTAATTCAATTTACATAAATGAATCATGGGTTGTCGTAAGAAATTTTGAAGATTTTCAAAAAGTAGTTGAAGAAAATCTTGGTAAAATTTCAACTATTAGTTTTGATCATGACTTGGCAGATTCACATTATGATCCTTCAATGTATGAAAGTTATGAAAAATATGAAGAAGCTATTAAAAATGTAAAAGAAAAAACAGGGTATGATTGTGCTATTTGGTTTAAAGAACTTTATATTTTAAAAGATTTAGCTTTTCCTGTTATTGTAGTACATTCTATGAATCCAGTTGGAACTCGAAGAATAAATCAAGTATTTGAAGACAATTGAGATATATTGGAAGAAATAACTTCTGATGAATGGGAGTTTTATTACTGGAGAAAAGGAACAAGTGGTAATTTTAGATCAAATATGTATGCAACATATTTTAGTGCAGATGCAATCAATAGAAGTCTTTTGAGAAAAACTTTTCCTTGGTTGCAAGTAGCAGAAGATTTTCAAAATTGTCCTGGGTATAATGAACTTTATAATGCTGTAATAGAAGCATTGGAAAAAGCAAATGATTCAGAATCAGTAACAAGTGATCTTGGAGATAAAATGCTTGATTTCTTGTTTTAAAAATATACTCATAGCTTCAGTTTTACAGTTACATAACTAGGGTGTTAGATTTACATTTTTAGTGTTGTGAGTAAAGTATAAGTTTGAGTATTATAACCGAAAGTCATGTTATAGCACTCTTTAGCGGGGGTTCGAATCCCCTCTCCCCATCTATTTTATTTTTTATATTGGGGAGTGGACAAGGGGTTAAGTCAAAGAGATTCAGTTATAAAATAATATGAATACGAGTAGGTATGAATAAATTGAGAGTACGGGATATTGTACTCTCAATTTACTTTACAGAGAGATATGCAAACGGCAAAGCAGTAAGTTTCCCTAGGATTTGTGTTGGTGTTGGTTCGAATCCAGCTCTCTCTACTAAATTTTTTTTAAAAATGAAAATAGTTTCCCGTTTTAAAGATTATTATGATCATTTGGTTGGTAAATATGGTTATGATGAAAAAGTAATTTACACAAGAAAAACTATTAAACATAATAAAAGTAGTTATGCTGAAAAGAAAGAAATGATTTATAAAACTCTTGATAATTTTGTACAACGTGAGTTTTCAATATTTGATTTAAAAACAGATAAATACTGCCTTTTAATGTATTTAGTAATTGGATCAAGAGTATTTAAAGGATTGATATATCAAAACAATATAAAATGGAATCTACCTAAAGAAGAAATTGAAGAATTACCAAATTACATTAAATATTACTACCAAAATACTGATATAATACAAGTACCTGAAGATGTTCCTGTGTTTATGAGTTTTAAATGTCTTGAAGGAGATATTAAACACAGAAGTTTTTCTTTAGAAAATCCTAATTTATCAATGTTTAAGGTCGTGAAGATATTATCTGCTGAAGATTGTTATGTTGAAATATATAACAAACTTATTAAAACAAAAGATGTTCCTGATAATATGACAAATAAAGAAAAGATTTTATCACATGGTTTTGATTTAAAAAAAAGTTTTAGAAAACGATGAAGACATTATTGCTTACTTGGATATTAACCTTTCAAAATCCTCATTTTGTGTTTTTGAAAGAAGAAGAATTGAGAATAATTTTTGTGAAACCTCAAAATACTAAATTTAAACCAAGATTTATGAATTCTAAAAAGAATTCTACACAAGTTTTGTTTAAAAAAAGAATAAACCGAAAAATTTTAGAAAGATGAGAGTAAATAGTATAGAAGAAGCAGAGTTAAAATTTGATAAACTTGATTGTATCAAAGGTTTTTCAAAAAAAGCAAAGTTTGAAGATTATTATAATTATTATAGGAGTAATAATATTTATCGTGATGTTGAAAGACTTTTGAGAAATAATATTAACAAATCTTTTCCTCTTACTTATACTTATGCTAAGAAAAAATTAAGATATAAAGACAGATCTCAAAGAAAATATAAACATCTTTCTTTAGATGGAGTATTTTTTTATTACTTGAGGTCATTTAAACAAAATACTAATATTTCTCAAATTGAATGGAAATACAGATATGGATATTCTTTAACTTATTATTTAGATAATAATATTATAAGACTTGTTCCTAAAAAAAGTGAAAAAAAATTTTGGCATTCAAGCAAATACATTTCTTCTGTTAATGAAAAAAATGAATTTGTTTTAGTTCCTGCTTGGCAATTTGAGAAAAGAAAAGAAAATCGCAAGAAATACATTCAAGCTCTTCAAAATGACATAAAATCACAAGATAAATCTTTAAGAGATTACAAAGTATTAACTGATGAAAAGTTTAGAGAATTATTAAAAAATCACAATAAAAACAAAAACAATGTCAATGATAACAGAGGTCGTGTATTCATTTCCTTCAAAATATAAAGAAGGTTTAACTGAGAAAGAAATATCTGAGATAATAAATTTAATTTCATTATCTGAAACTAATTCAGAAACAACATTTGATGACGTAATTATTGCACTTGGTAATAAAGGTGGTATTTTAGGTTTTAGTGATGATTCGTCAGAAATTCTCTATTCTAGATATGCCTTAGAGAAAATGTTAATAGATTTAACAGACATTCCTCATGATGGTGAGTAAAGAAAGTATAATTTTGTTCTTGTTTCTTATTACAGGAATATATGTTAATATTTCTCTTATAGAGCAGAACTTTGATTTCACAACTTGGAAAACAAAACCAAGTGTATTACAGCTAATAATTGCAATTTTAATATGTTTCGCACTTTCAATAATTTTTAATCCATGAAATATACAAACAAACAAAAAAAACTTGCTGGTAGAATTAATCACTTTTCTACTGACAGAACAATTCAGGAATCAAACAAAAAACACCCTGGTTCTTATACAAAACCTGGAAGTTACAACAAATGAGCACAAAAAATTTGTGGTGGGGTTATTTACATCAAAATGGAAGTTTAATAATTAAAAGATATTTATCGGAAGATGATGTTCTTGAAGCACTAGAAAGTGATTTCTGTGTTAAAATATTCAATCCCTTTTGGGCAACGACCCGTCAAGATGCACTAAATCAAATAAATAACAAATTAAAAAATGGCAACAATTAATAAAACAAAAGCAGTTGAGATTATTTCTTCAACGGCAGGTAAGTTCTTCACAGTAACTTTTCTTAAAAAAAATGGTGAAAAAAGAACTATTAACGGAAATTGTAAAAAAAATTGTCTCGACAAGTTGGGATATATTCTGGTAAATGATCTTCAGAAAAAAGAAAAAAGAAAAATCAATACCAGAGAAATTAAACAACTGGTTTTTAATGGTATAACTTATAATGTAAAATAACAATGGAAAGTACCGAAGAAAAAGTAGCTATAGATGCTACAAAAGGGATTAACAGTTTAGCAGACTCTCTATCGCGTTCTGGATCTCAGATCAAAAAAGATCGTGCACTTGAGATTTCAGAAGGTATTGAAATTGATCTCAAACGTAAAATTGAAGATTTACAAAGAGAAATCAAAATCAAAGAACGCCAGAAAAAATCTGCAATTGATATGTCTCCTGATAATGCGTTCAGCATTATAAAAACAAAAGATTTTGATCCTTTAGAATTCATTAATAATTATGACAGTTTGAATCTTCAATTGAGAGAACTCAAAATAAAACTGAATAATTCTTGTAAAAGTTATAATGAACTTTTTGGAAACATTTACGAAATTGAAAAAATAGATTAAAAAATGGGAAGTTCAGTTTATGATTCAAGCTCTAGAGCTATAAGAGCTGATAAAGCAGGATATGCTACTAAATCAAAAGAAGAGATTTTTGCTAAAAGTATTCATGAAACACTTGATTCAAGAAAAGTTGTTTTTAGAGAATGCAGAGATAGTAATATTCATCCTGAAGCAATTCCTGTAATAATTGCTTTGGATGTTACAGGATCTATGGGTAGAATACCTCATAATCTCATAAAAACTGGTTTACCTCATATAATGCAATCTTTGATTGATTCTGGTATTGAACATTGTTCAGTATGTTTTATTGCAGTAGGTGATCACATTTCAGATAAATTTCCAATGCAGATTGCACAATTTGAATCTGGAGACCTTGAACTTGATACTCATCTTCAAAGAACTTTTCTTGAAGGTAATGGTGGAGGTAATGGTGGTAATAGCTAATATTTTTTTTTGTTTTAGCTTTCATGTTTCGTATATTTATATATGAGACAAACAACTATAGAAAAATTTGAAAAATTTGATGTAATCAATTTATATGAAAAACAAAATATTTCATTAAATAAACTATCTGATTTAGTGAAGACTAAACCAGAAACAATATCTAAATATTTAAAATTTAAAGGAATAAAAATCCTTAATAGAGGAAGTTTAGGTATGAATAAATCAGGTAAAAAATTTAATGAGTTTGTTTTTGATAAAATCGATTCTGAAGAAAAAGCTTATTGGTTAGGTTTTATTTTTGCAGACGGATATATTTCTTTAAAACATAATGTTTTTGAAATTTCGTTATCTGCAAAAGATAAAGAACACCTTGAAAAATTTAATTCTTTTATGAACTACAAAGGAAATAATCTAAAATTTAGATTATGCAAAAAATTATTTCCAGTGTATAGATGGAATATTAGAAATTTACATTTAGTAAAAACATTAAATTCTTTAGGGTGTAAACCAAATAAAAGTTTAATTTTAGAGTTTCCTAAAAAATCATTTATTAAAAAATCTTTAATAAGACATTTTATAAGAGGTTATTTTGATGGAGATGGCTGTATTTCAACAACTTTTAGATCTATTAATTTATTAGGAACTGAAAATATGTTAGAAAACATTAAAAATTATTCTAAAATAAAAACTAAATCTAAACTTTATTGCAAAAATAATAGTAAAATTACTAAAATTTTTCAATTAAATAGTTTAAAAGCTTTAGAATTTTTAAATTTTATTTATAAAGATAGTTGTATTTATTTAGAAAGAAAATACAATAAATATTTAGAATTTTGCCGTTTATATAAGTAATTATATAAATCATTATTGGGGAAAATCGAAGAACTCTGCGATGAGAACATCGAGATTGCTAATAACAGTTAGTGATTGTAACGCATAGAGATTGAGCATTATTGTAAGCAAAAATATCTCCAAGAGTCTCCGACACCCTTATGTCTTAGGGTGAAAATATATGCTGAACTTACAAGAATAAGAATTGTAAGAACTATAGGATAAAAAGCTTGTAGGATAACATAATTGGAAAGTTACTTCTTACCTTGGTTTTTTGGAAGTGAAATGACTAAGACAGATCATTGGGAGAAAAGAAAGCAAAAAGGAATTTTGATTACTATTGGTGATGAACACTGTCACAAGAACATTACACCAAAAGATCTTATTAATATTTTTACTAGTTCTGAATCAGAACTTTTAAAATCAGAAGCCAGATCAATAAATGTAAGTGAAATCTACGAAAAGTGCTCTAAGAAATATGAAATTTTTCATTTAAATCTTTCCAGAGATAAAGATATTCGCGATTCTTGGAATAAACTGATTGGAGAAAGATCTCTTCTGATTGAAGAAAGTGAGATAACAGATAAAATTATTCAGGTGATTAAATCTGTTGTAAATCTTCCTACTTCTGATGTAAAAGATACTCCTTCTGTAGAGAAAAAAAACAATGATTCATTACCCGAAATTAAAATAACTTTATGAGAAAATTTGTAATTGATCTTGGATTTGGAGATTCTGGAAAAGGTATCACAACAGCAAGACTTGTTAAAGAGTTAAATGCTGATAATAAAACTTGGGTTGTTAAATTTAACGGAGGTGCCCAAGCAGGACATACTGTTATGATTAAAAAACCTGACGGTACTGAAATATCACATGTTTTTTCACAAGTTGGTAGTGGGACCTTTTTTGGTGCTAAAACTCTTGTAACTAGTGACTGTGCTATTTACATACCTTCTTTAGTTCGTGAATTTAAAATTCTCAAAGAGTTAGGTTATGTTCCTGAATATGCAACAGAAAACAGAGTAATGCTTACTACTCCATTTGACATTGATTTTAACAGAAAAAATGCTAAAATGATTCAAAATGGTTCAGTAGGTATGGGCTTTGGTGCTACAGTACAGAGAACTCTTGATCATTATGGTATTTACATGACAGATCTCAATTGTCTTGAAGGACTTGATTATAAATTACGTAATATTGCAAAATATTACGGATTTACTGATGAAAAGTACATTGAGAAACAAATTGCTTATTTTATGGATTCTATAGATGAATTTGGTGAACTTGGAAATGTATCTTTAGAGTCTTTAGATCTGTTGATGGAAGATAAAGATTTAAATTTTGTATTTGAATCTTCTCAAGGAACAATGTTAGATCAACATTTTGGATTTTTTCCAAATGTAACTCGTAGTAATACTACTTTACAAAATGTTGTAAAGTACATTAATGTAGATTCAGAAATTCATTTTGTTTCTAGAACATACACTACAAGACATGGAAATGGACCGTTGTTTGGAGAACATGAAGTTCCTATATTAAATCCATATGAAACAAATAAATCACATGATTTTCAGGGAGAGTTTAGAACTGCCCCACTAAAAGTGGATCAATTTACTTATGCTCTTGCTGTTAATTTGAGTTTCTTAAAATTTAAAATGGGAACAAATTTAAATCTTCATTTTACTTGTAGTGATATTGTTCCTAAATCAAAAATAAATCCTGTTCTATTAAATTTTATAGAAAGTGCTGGTGTGAACTGTAAATTTTACGATACACCATTTGTTTAAATTTAACTCAAAGCAACTATACAAAAAATACCTTTGTGCTTTGGGACTAAGATAGGGGAAATGGTATTTGATACCCCTATATCATAGATCTGTAGTATAATGGCAGTACAACTGATTTTGGTTCAGTTTGTTTAGGTTCGAATCCTGACAGATCTACTAATTTTATAAACCAATTTATTATTATGACTAAAAATGAAATTTTGTTAAGAAAAAGGTTAGTCAATTTTGACAATGCTTGGCAAAACAATTTAGCTGAAACAATGTCTTTGCAAAGAGAGCTTATGACATATGGTTATATGTTATCTCAAGAAGCATTTGACATGATAAAACATGCTGACATTGCTGATATTATATCTTTTCATAAAGATGTAGTAAAATTACTTAAAGAGTTTAATGGTGGAAAATACAAATCTCTTTATGGTGATTTTCCAAATGATGTGATGAACATGAGTGATTGTGAATATTATTACAATCAAATAATGCATTACTGGGGTAAGAAAACTTTTAATATTCCAAAAACAAACAGAGAAAAATCAGATCCTTGTTTTAATAAAGAATCTTATCATGAAATTAAACCTTGCACAAAAGATGAATTTCTTAATATCTTTACAGAACTTGTAAGTGTTAATAATTCTCTTACTCCTGCTGATCAAGAAATCATTAAATTCTTTGTTAAAAACAAATATGAATTACGTTTTCCGTCTACTATTCCTTTTAAGGAGAATCTTGCTGTACTTGTTTCACTTTGTCCAACTTTTACCGTAAAAACAGTAACTGATGTACTTAGAGTAGCATGTGTGTTTTCTGGTATTACTGGTGGTGCAGAATTACATCCTGTTCCAAAAGTAGAAAGATATAGAAATTTAGGGCAGTATAAGTTTAAACTCACAACTGCACAAAAAGAAAGAATTCTTGAATTACTTGAAAATTCAAATCTTGATGTAAGAGAAATGAAACAAGGTTCAAAGTATCAAAGATGGATAAGATTATTTGAAGTTCTTCATATCGAATATTACAAAAAAGAATATCCAAAATCTTTTGATGCTTCTGATAGATTGAGAAATCAGAAAAGAAAAGGAAAACCAGACGGTAAACCTCTAATAAGAACTTGGTATTCAGATGTTGAAAGATTGTTTAAGACTGATTTCAATTCAGGACTTGTCAAGTTATCAGAACGACCTGGAGAATTTGTAAGAAGAATTGATTATTTAGTGAGAACTCATCCAAAGAATATAAATGACATTTTCAATGCTTTAGCATCTAAAGGAGAATTGGTATCAACCAAGGTACTTTTTGAGGTTCTTACTCATTTTACAAAAAGAAATCAGGATGTTCCTAGATCAGTATTTGTAAAGAATTCAAGAAAGAAATTTGAACTTCCTACATTGAAAGCTTTAAAAACTGATACTATCAATACTGTAAAGGAAACTATTTATTCTCTTTTAGAAACTAAATTTTCTAAGTTGGATCCAATAGGTCCTTGTTATGTTGATGAAGAGCTTAAGAAGATTCCACTTCCTGAGAACATGAGAACCATGTCTGATTCTTTGATTCCTATTATCAGAGGTCAGAAAACAAAACTTAATATTGACAAATCAACATTAAGAGCATTTGTTCACTGGAATGATTTAAACGGAAATGAAGATATTGATTTACATGGTTATGCGTTAGGAACTTCTGGTGTTTCACATTGTGGTTTTAATGGAGTAAGACTTACTAAAGTATTTACTTATTCTGGTGATGTAAGATTCAGAAGAGGTCGTTGTGCAGAGTATATTGATATAAACATTGAAGAAGCTTTAAAAGCAGGTGTTGAAAAAGTACTGTTAATTACTCATAATTTTACAAGAAGACCTTTTTCAACTCTTAAAGACTGTAAAACTGGTTATATTGATTTGGATAAACGAAAAAAATCTTCAACTTGGTTACCAGATTCTGTAAGACAATCTGTGAAATTGTCTGGAGCAGCTTCTTATTGTTTAATTGGTGTTTATGATTTGAAAAACATGGAATATGTCCATTGTGATTTAGATCTTGATTCTAACGATCTTATGAAAATAAGTGCTGGAAATATCAATTTCATAAAAACTATGATTGGAGATCCTCCAATTTCGGTTTATGATCTTGTCCGACTTCACGTTATAGCTAGAGGAACTCTTGTTTCTAAAGATGTAGCTGAAAATTACTTCACTTATGATGACTTTAGTAAATCTTATGAAAAAGTTTTATTACTTTTGAAAGATTAAACGTTTTTATGTGCAACTTACTTCTACTTGAATTTTTAACTCAAACCTAGTTGCACAATTTATTTATAATAACAGTACTATGTTAGACTTACTTCTACAATTCTTGAAAAATTCCGTATTAGTTTAACAATTATCTGTTATTTATTGGGGGATGGTGTAGTGGCAGCACGCATTATTCATTTACAATTATTTATTATGTTTTTGATACTTCTATGCCTCATTAGCATGAAGCTCAGGTTCGATTCCTGGTCCCCCAACTTTTATGGTTAAGTTACTTCTATGAAATTTGTAAATTCTATACTTAACCAATTTTTTTATTTATGTGCATCTTACTTCTAAAATTTATGGTAATTATTAGATGCACAATTTACTTTTTTATGACTGTCTTACTTCTAATATTCTGCAAAAATAAATTAGTCAGTCAATTACAATTATACTATGATAGCAACAGAAACACACTGGTTGTCATAGGTTTAAAGATGAAGGAAAGTGTTTGATACCTTCATACCAGAGGAAGTAGCTCAGTTGGTAGAGCAATAATCTAATAATTTTATAATTATTTTTTATATAGAATTTACTTCTAAAAATTATATGTCGGGGGTTCGAGTCCCTCCTTCCTCTCTATTTAATTCTGTAGTTCAATGGATAGAATAAGGGTTTTCTAAACCTTTGATCCAAGTTCGACTCTTGGCAGAATTACCATACAATAACTTCTCTATTGTATTAACAAACAAATAACTTAAAAAAAAATAACATTATGGCAATAGCATTAGAAAAAGCAAAAGAATTGTACGATAAAGTACAAGCAAAAAAATCTGCTATAGAGAAAGCAGAAAAGGGTAAATTTGAAACTGATGGTATGTTTAGATACAGTCACTCAGGTGCAGTAATGGACATTAAAACAGAAAAATCAAAGACCAAATTAGTTGAAGTGTATGCTTTTCTCCTTGAAAGAGAAGAAAAGTTAACTACTGCTGCAAAAGAATTAGGTGTAGAAACAGAAAAAACATGGCTTGGTGCACCTATCAGTTCTTGGAAAGAAGATCTGAAAATTGCAGCAAACAGATTGAGTATTGCGAAACAAAAAGCAGAATTGAATAAAATGGAAGAAACTCTTAAAATGGTTTCTCCTGATTTACTTTCTACTTTGGAAATCGAAAACATTGAAAAAGCTCTTTCTGAGTCTAAATAATATTAAAAGGTCTAGAGAGAAGCTAGACCTTTTATTTTTTATTAATTAAAATCCACAAAAAAAATGCCTCTAAAATCAAAACGTGTCAGACAAGTTCCTACAAAAAGATTTTTTTCTAAGGATAATTTTATTTCAAAAATTTCAAAAATGGCAAAAAATGAAGAAATTACTTTTCCAGGCAATGCTTATGCAACTGTATTAAATGCACGTGCATTTATAGTTAAGAAAAGCAAACTAAAAAAGCATTTTCAAGCTTATTCAATCAACAGAACTCACAAAAATTTAAAAAGAATACTCTAATGTTCGGTCTTACAAACAGAAGTGTTAGTAGTTTGAGAAAAAAAGCAGATAATATTGTTTCTGTTTTTTCCAAAACTCTTAACGAAACAGCTAATTTAAACAAAGAAATTGAAATTTCAATCTCTGAAAAACAAGAAATGATTCAAGAAATTACAAAAGATGTCAATGAGCTTGAATCAATTAAAAATTCTAATAACAAACTCATTGAAAAATTGGAGAATTTTTTAGCATGAGTATTTTAGGATTATTTTTTTCAGCAGTTTTAATTCTTTGTCTTTACGTGTATAATTACAGAAAACACTACTTAAGAAAATGAAAGTAAGTTATCTGCGTTATTTCTTAATAAACAAATATCATTATGCTCTTGCGGTTTACCTAGTAATATTTATTAGTAGTGCTATAGGAGGAATAACGTATCCACAGGTTCACTTTATTAGTGGATTTATGGTTATATGTATTACTCTTTTAATAGTTTTATCTAGAAGAGCATATAATAAATATCTGAAAGCATGATTAATTTTTTATACTTTCAAATATTTGTAGTGATTTCAGCAATGGTGGAGGCATCTTTATTTCAACAAATAAAGACTTACACTAAGATGAAAATAGATGAACATGTATATCTAACAGCTTTGAGAATATATGTTTATTGTATCTGTTTTCAACCACATTTTAAACTAGCAATAGTTTATCTAATTCCTTCATTATTAATGTTTTCCTTTGTTCATAATAGTATTTATTATGAAACAAGAAAGTACTTAAGCAATGGAAAAGTGTATCCCGAAGGATACAAAAGTACAAGTACTACCACAGATGCAAAAATCAGTTTTAATTTTAAAACCAGATCTTTGTTATTTATTGGAGGACTTATTTTAATCACATTAATCAATTATTTTTACCAATAATTTTTCATTTTTATTCAAATGCTACTGAAAGCAACAGAATTTCATTAGCAGCTCAACATCAGGATGGTGTTTTAAAAATTGCGTATGCAAGATGCAGTAAAAAAGATGCTTTTAACCGTAAAAACGGTAGAAAAATTGCAGAAGGAAGACTTTCTAAAGGAAAGTGCTTTAAAACTATTGCAGTTGATTCTTTTACAGGTTCTGAATTTATTGAAATTGCAGAAAAAACCTGTAGAGAAATTAACCAATCTTACAGAAAAAAAAGTCTTAGTGGTTACAGGTAGTGTGAAAGTTGTTTAAACGTAAACAAAGTTCACCGTGAAAAATAATGGGGTATTGCTACCCCATTATTGTTTTTTAAAAAAAATTAAAACAATGAAAGAAAATTTTAAAGAAGAAATAATGATAGCATTGACAAACTGCCCTGCTAATGAAGTATCACGTAAAGCATTTTTATGGGCAGCTTCTAATCTTCCTGATGAAGGTGGAGTTGGTTCTTTCTCTACTGGATTTAAAGATATTGATCATGAAAAAGATTCTGTTGAAAAAGCTTTTGGTTTAAATGATAAAGTTTCAGAAGAATTAAATAATTCTTTCAATAAACTTTGTAAAGAACTTCAAAAAAAGGAAGAAAAATTAAAAACTTCTCAAGTAATTGAGAAATTTCTTAACATTCACCCTTTTGCATATAAATTGTTTTTGGTTAGAGGTGCAATGGAAGTTCTTAGTGAACTAAAAGAAGATTCTCATAACAACGAATTAAATGAAATTGAAGACGGTATCAAAAAAGCTTTAGAACAAGCTGGTATTGATATTAGTAATGTCAAAATTGAAAGAAAAGTTATTGAAACAGATACTCAAGAAGAATATGAACTCATAAAACAAATGCTTATTGAGAAAAATGAATTGAGTCAAATGAAGAAAAAAATGGAAGGTCTTCGTGATTCTATCGCAGATGGAAAAATTTCTCAAGAGAAAAAAGAATTTACAAGAAAAGAAGCAGGTTTAGTTGTAGAAAAGCTTGAAAAAATGCTAAGTATTGCAAAGAAATTAAATGCAAGAAAAACTCCAGGGTTTTCTGACAACGATATTACTAGAATGGAATCAGATTTAAAAATATTAAAACTTATTTACGAAAATTTATGATACTAAGTGATGATAAAAAGATAGATCTTGAATATATCAAATATCTTTACAATAATCCTGCTAACTGTGTTTCCAGCATGTTAATATTTGGTGAACCTGGAGCGGGTAAGACAAGTTTTGCTAAGTACGTTGCTAAAGAATTAAACACTCATTTTATATTTGGTCCATGTTATGATGGTATGGGTGCAGATAAAATGGTTTATGACTGGGATTTGGGTACTTTAGCTGATGCTATGACAACTGAAGGTGTAAGTGGTAGAGAAGCATTAAAAGATGGTTATTTAATGCAGGCTTTGAAAAAATCAAATGAACAAAAAGTTTTACTTCTTATTGATGAGATTGATAAAGCAAAACCATCTGTTGATACTTTTTTGTTAAGCTATTTACAAGAATGTATGCTGAATGATCCTATAGCGGGGGTAATTCATGGTAAAAAAGAGAATCTTTTTATTATTTTCACAAGTAACAAAAGAAGAGATCTTGAAGATGCTTTGGATAGAAGGTTTACTATGATCAGAGAATTTACTTTTCCTGAAAAGAATGAACTCATTCAACAAGTTAAAATGATGATTAATATTCCTTATAATGAAACTAAATTTCATTTTCTCATTGACCTCTTTTTGACTTATAGAAGTTTAAAAGTAAATAAGAAACCATCTCAAAATCAGATTGCTGACCTTATACATGAATTGTATAATATTGGTAATTTGAGAATTGGAAGAATAACTTCAAACAGAGCAAAATTCAGAGCATTACTTTGGAAATTATCCCAAGAAGAATCTGATCACAAAGTGTTTGTAGCTCACTGTAAAAAAATATATAAAGACGTTTTTGAAAGCTACATTGGAAGTATGATTTAAAAAAATTTATGATTCATTTTAGACAAGATAAGCTTTTTGAAGATTACTTCGAGAAAAATAAATTTATAGAACATACATACAAAGATAAGAAATTAACAATAAGTAAAGAAAATATAAACTCTATACCAAAAGAGTTTGTACAAAGTTTAGCAACAAGATTGGCAAAAAGTAATAGTAGCAGTTCTAAAATGGTTCCAGGCAAAGGAAATGGGGATAAAAAACCTGTACAATTTGATATGGCCCCTGATGGAAAAGATAGTGAAATCGGCAAAAACAAAGGTGGTAAAGTTAAAAGAGCTGAAGATAAAGTTGATAACACAATAGATAAGAAAGAATTTGTTAAAAAACAGGTTTTAAGACTTTCTACAACAACTCATCTTTTTGAAGATAAGCTGGATTATCCTAAAGTATTCAAAGCTTTATTAACTGAACCACATAATGCTCTAGACTACAGAAGAAAAACAGAAGAAGATATTATTCAGTCTATCTTTGTAATTGATCCTGCAATAGGATATAATAATAATGATAAAGGATTTCATAAAACATTAATAACTGTCTGTAAAGAAATTAAAGGTGTTGATGTTTTGGAGTTAACTTCTTTAACTGATTATTCTAGCGGAGAGTATTACTTAAACAAATTAGATCAAATAATGAAAAAAAATAAAGGTAATATTTATGTTTTTTCACAAGGTTGTGGGGGAAGTCCTCCAGATGTGCCATTTGATCTTAAAAAAGTTATTGGGACAAGAAAATTAACATTTTGCACATGTTTTAAACATGGTGAAACTTGTGGATGTGATATTATACCTTCCCACGAACGTTTGCAAAAAGTTAATAAAAGCATGAAAATTTATTATAGCATTGATAGTTATAATAAACTTTCTTTATTAGAGTAGAAAAAATGGTTTGGATCCTTTTTAAATCTAATTATTTAAATTCGTAAATGCTTACCACGCGAGTTTAAACAAAACATACACTAAGTTTAAAGATCTGATAAAGTATTCAATGTACGTTTACTTCGGGTAAACCTCTGGCAGTTGATTTATTGGTGAAATAAATTGATTACTATCTAAAATAAGTTTTTGATGTTGGAATATACTGATAGAACTTAGAGAGTTATGGAAGCAACAATAAGATTTTGGTTTTTTTAAAGTTATTTGTGAAAATACTTTGGAAGAATATTGAGGAATTGTTGAATAAGTGAATTATTTAGTAAGAGTGTGAAGAAATTCAATTTTGTTTTTACAAGGTGATGAAAAGTCTCTTTACGGATATTAAATAAGGATTTAAAAGTGACTAAAAACTATGCTCTGAAATGGGTATAGAAGTGGCAAGATTGCACCACAAATTACCTTTTTCGTATTATAGAAAGGTAAGATCTTAGTAAAGGTCCAAACTTAAAAGTGATTAAAAAGTATTGTGAGGAGGAAGTTCAGAAATGAATATTTCTCCTCACATATTTTTATTTAAAAAATCAATTATGTACCAAATTTGCGCATTAAAGGATGAAAAAATTTTATATGAGGGGGATGTTGATCAATGCTGGAAATTTGTACAAAGCAATAAAGATTTAAAATATTTTATTGTTAGAGAAGCTGCAATAAAAGAATCTAGAATTACAAGATGATATTGTCAACTTTAGTTTTATTTTTTTCTGTAGTTACAATGGCAAATCCATTAACCCAATTGTTAAACGGTAGATAGTTTGGTGACAAATCACATAAACAACCTACACTATAACAGTTTATACTTTTACCTGTAATATCTTTGAGTTTGTAAGAAGACTCTCTATGAAAATGTCCACATAAAACACTATGTTTTGTTTTATTGTAAATATTTTTTGCGGGGTTATCTCCACCAGACCCAGGATATTCATGTCCATGTAAGATAATTAAATCTTCAATTTTTACAGGAGTATATTTATTAATCTTAATAATATTGAATTTTTCAAAATCTAAAAGATTTTCAATCTTTAGTACATCCAAATCTTCAAGTTCTTTAGCTTTAGATTGAATGTATTTTTCTAATCTTATTTCATGATTTCCAAGTTTGAAATAGATAGGAATATTTGGAAATAACTTTCTAAGATCTTTGAAAAACTTCTTTGTAATCTGTACTTCAGTATTCAAAGAAGGTTTATTTTTTTCTTTTACATGTACACTTAACTGATAAAAATCAAGTACATCACCATTTAGTAGTATTGCTGTTACTTTCTCATCTATACACTTTTGTATTGCTTTAGATAAAGCTTTTTTATTGTGATATGGAAAATGAATATCATTTAATATTGCTAATTTTGCTGTTTTGATTTCATAAATGCTGTTATCTTCTTTTTTACCATCTGGGATTGATAAGATTTTCTTTTCCTTACCTGGTAAATTTAAAAAAGATCTCAAATAAGATCTTGCGTGTTCAGTTCCTGTAAAGGTTTTAGGATTTTCTAAAAATAGTTTTCTTGATAAAGAAGCTAAAGATTCATTTGGATCTGCTGTTTTTAGAAATTTTTCAACTACATTGTAATTTTTATTCATTTTTTAAAAAATGTTTCTATATTTGTACAAATATACAAAATTTTTATGTTATACCAATTACCTACAGGAAAAGTTATAAATATTTCAATTGATGACTATTTAAAGCTTACTGAATTAGACATTCAACATCTTATTAGCATTGATGCAGGATTTTATTCAAATTCTCCTTTTTTAGGTTCATCACTTGATAATGATTTTGATGAAATTATTGAAGAAGACCCTGATTCAAATGAAGACCTTGACTTAGACATTGATTACGAATTATTTAATCCTTATGACCCATGAAAACAGAACAAATCATTTATCAAGGAAATTTAAAAAACTATCAAATTTTTAAGAACACCAATCCAATAAGTTATGAAAAAGACATTTTCAACGAAAAACAAAATTTCTTTTATAAAAGAGCCTTGTATGGTTTAAAATCATATGCGCCTGAAGAATGGGAAAAGATTCCTGGTGTAAAGAAAAAAAGAATTATCAAAGTAAACAAACGTGCACAAGAGATTCTTAATATCTGGAAACAGGAATTAGTGAATGAAAAATACAATTCTTTATTGAAATCTGTATTTTTCCATAGTAAATTAATTAATGATTTTATTTCAGAATTTGGAAAAGAAACAGATCCAGAGTATATTTGTACTGTAAGTTTCAAAGAACTTAATTTGACTAAAAAAGATATAGCTCAAAAATTAGTATCTGAGAAAGTATTACCAGTAAATTTTTTTGAATTAAAGTAGAATATGGGACAGTTCCACAATCTTGATAATGAAGATGTTATCTTTGTTTATTTATCAAACGAAAGATTTCTTGAAGAGTATGAATTACTTTTTGAAGCAAAATCAGTTGATAAAATCTCTTCTGTGAATAATGATACAGTAATGTTTTCATCAATTACATTTTCAGATGAAGAGATAGAAGAAATAAAAAATAGAGATCATTACAAGTATTGTATGTCTGTCAGAAATAAACTTGGTCCCATTGTTGAAATAATTAAAGAAACTCTTCCAGATATTTATGATAAAGTCTATAAAACAATGACACAATCTAATGAAGACGTACTGTAATTGCGGTTCTTCTAAAATTTGGAAAAATGTTGAAGGAAAAAAATACTGTAAAGTTTGTTGTTCTAAACTTGGATTTTTCAAAAAGTTGAAAAAAGTTTCAAGTAAACAAAAAGAAATCAATAAAGAATACAGTGTTAATAGAAGGAACTTCTTAGAAGAGAATCCTTATTGTCAAGCTAAATTACCTGGTTGCACAATCTATGCAACAGATATTCATCACAAAGAAGGTAGGGGAAATAACACAAATGAAGTAAATACTTTTATGGGTTTATGCAGAGCATGCCATGAGTATATTCATTCTAATCCTATTCAAGCAAGAGAATTAGGTTATTTAAAATAATATGACAAAAGATGAAATACAGGATGAATGTTTAAAAACTCTTATTCCTCTAAAAAATGGTACTTCTGTATTAAGTGTTGGTGTTGGTAAAACTAGAATTGCTTTAAGGCACATTGATTATCTTTTTCAAAAAGGCTTGATAAAAACAGTTTTAGTTGTTATTCCAAAAATATCTACGATTAAAACCTGGAAAGATGAAATTGCTTTAACAAGTTTAAATCATTTAAATGATATTATTACTTACACTACATACAGAAGTTTAAACAAACAAAGTAAAGATTACTCTATTGTATATTTTGATGAAATTCATAATATTTTAAAAACTCACAATGTTTATCTAAAGGATTATCAAGGTTATGTATTTGGTTTAACTGGTACTTTACCAATTTACAAATCAAATATTAAACGAAAAATGATTGATTATTATGCTCCTGTTGTGTTTAAATGTACAATAAAAGAAGCTGTTGATAATAAAATCATTAATGATGTAGATATCATTATTCACTACATACCATTATCTGATAAAAAAGATGTCAAAATAACTACTGCTAAATCAGAGTTTTTTGTTAGTGAATTGGATAATTACAATTATATCTGCAAACAGATAGAAAATAATCCAGAAAAAGAGTTCTTGAAAATTATGAGAACTAAAATTTTACAAGAGTATAAATCTAAAGTTGATTTTATCAAAAAATTAAAAACTGAGATAACTGAAAAGTGTTTAATTTTTGTTAATTCAAAAATTCAAGCACAAGAAGTTTGTTCTCATTCTTATTTTTCTGGAAATGAACTTAGTGATGAAAATTTACTTAAGTTTAAAAAAGGTATAATCAAACAAATGAGTTGTATTTTGCAACTCAGTGAAGGAATTAACATTCCTGATTTAAGATGTGGAATTATTTCACATTCTTTTGGAAATGAGTTCAAATTAAACCAACGTATCGGTAGGTTGTGTAGACTTAATCCAGACCAACTCTCTACAGTTCATATATTATGCTATAAAGGCACTATTGATGAAACATGGGTTGAAGAATCTTTAAAAGATTTAAATCACAAAAAAATTAAAAAATTTTATTACTAAGAAAATTATGAAAAGTTCATTTGAAAAAGCTACGGAAAGTGAAATGGCAGCTAAAATGGCAGATACATCACCTGTAATTACTGAGCATGAAATCTCTGTGAGTAATATTGAAGATCTTACGACATACGGAAAAGAATCAATTATCTCTAAACTTATCGGAGATGTTGCTGCAAAAGCTGCAAAAGAAGTTGCTTCAAAGGTTGTTGTAAAAACACCATTGGAAACACTTATAGATGATACAAAAGAGGATTACATTACTCTAAAAGACAAATTTTTTGTCCAAAAAGCAGATTTTAAATTTCTGTGTGATGCAATTTCTGAAAAAATCAATGTTTTGATTTTTGGTGATACTGGTGCTGGTAAAACTGAAATGATCAAATATGTTGGAGATTTTTTAAGTCTTCCTGTTTCTTTCTTTGATATGGGTGCTATGACAGACCCAATTTTGGGTTTGATTGGAACTCACGTTATCAAAACTGAAGATGGAAAAGCTATAAGTAAATTCTTTCCTTCAAGATTCAGTGAAGTTATTCAACGTCCTGGTATTGTTGTATTGGATGAGATCAACAGAAATACCCCTATGAGTAATAACCTGTTGTTTCCTTGTTTAGATTTCAGAAGAACTCTGTCAATGGAATATTCTTTTGATAGCATGGAACCTATTAATATACATCCTGATTGTATATTTGTTGCTACAGCAAATGTAGGTAATTCTTATTCTGGTACTAGCAAAATTGACAGAGCATTGCTTGACAGGTTTATGTGTATGACTATTGAAAATCTTGATCAGGAAAGAATTACTAAAATTGTCAAAGTAAACTATCCTGACTTGGGTGAAACTACTAGATCTATTATTGTAGATGTTTACACTAAAATCAATAAAGCAAATGATGAATTTACAATTGATTTCAGATTGTCACCAAGACATATTCACAACATCTGTAAATTGGTTTCTAAAGGGAACACAATCTTTGATGCTTACTACATTATAACTAATGGTTTAGGCTCTAAAGCAGGTACAGAATTTATAAAAACAATTACAGGTTTGACAAAATCAAAATCATTGATTTCAAAAGAAGCTTAAAAAATTAAATAATGAAAGTATTAAAAAGATTTAGCTCAACAGATTGGGAAAATTCTTTTTACGGCGGATATCACAGGATGGTGAATAACTATCCTGTGATAAAAGGCTGTGATGAATTTCGTGGTCAGTTTTCTACTGATTATGGTACAAAAGTACTTTATGATCTGACTTATTATGAAAGAGAGAAGCTTATTAAAATATTCTTAAATGAAATTAAAAAACATAATCTTTTAAATTCTTTAGTTTTTGGTTTAGATTTTAAAGATTTAGGTGTTGATAAAAGAGAATATATTTTTTCCAAAGGTTCGATCAAAAATTGCTTGTCTACTTTGATAAGTAAATCAGGAGAATTAAAAAGTTTATTTGTCTATTTTGCAGAAAGTTTATCTAATATGAGACTTTCTATAATTTTAAACAAAGATCAAAGTATATATGAAGCTTTGATTGGTATAGAAGAAGTAAAACCATTTTGGCAAAACATAAGTATTACAAGTTTTAATAAAGATGGTAAAAGAAGTCTTATAACAAAAGTTATTGAAAAAAGTACTAACAAAGCAATATTTACAAAAAAAGAAATTGAATATGCTAACACATTCAAAAAACTTTTAGATGTAAATTTTGATAAAGGAATAATAAAAAATACTAATCTCTTGACTGGTAAATTGGATGTAAGAAAACTTGCAGAATCTCAGTCAGGTTACATGCCAATTTATTATTCTTTAGAAGAATTTGAAAGAATGAAACCTTTTAGAGTAGCTCTTCTTATTGATGAAAGTGGTTCAATGGATTACACTTACAAAGCTCCAACTGCACAAACTCTTGCCAATGTTTTGTATTTAACTTTTAAAGATCTTTTACCTGCTCAGAATTTATCAATTTTTGGACATAGTGGTGAAAATGATCCAGAGTTAAGAATTTATAAAGGATTTGAAGAAGATTTTGAATGTTATGAAGAAAGATCTGCTAGAATGTTTGTTAATAGATGTCAGAACTATGATGGTCCAATCGTAGAAAGAATTTATGAAAAATATTTAAAAGGATCTGATACAAACAATCTTTTCATAGTTATTTCAGATGGTCAACCTGCTGGTTATCTTTATGGAAGTCAAAGTGATTATGTAGATTTGAAAAAGATTATTGAAAAGATTAGAAGAGAAAATATTGTTACATTGGGAATCGGAATCAATTATTATAATATGGATTTTTATAAGTATTCTACAACAATGAGGGTTCCTCAGCAAACTATTGAATCTTGTATTGAAAAATTTGCAAAAACTATAAATAATGTTGTGAAACAGGAATTTTCTTAGTACATTTGCTTAAACAAAATAAATAAAATATGAACATTACATTTATTACAATGGGTGCTCTAGCAATTGTTTCTCTTATGCTAGCAGTTTCCCGTAGAAAAGCAATTAAGAAACTTGAGATTGCTGAAAGAGAATATCAAAATGCTGTAAGAGAAAAGAACACTTTTATGTCAGAGTCTTCAAAAAGACTTAAGGAAATTGAAATTCTAAAAGCTTCTAATATTAAACTTTCCACAGATTTGGAAACAACTGCAAAAGTTAGTATTGAAAGAGCTAATGAAATTGACAAATTTAAAAAAAGTGTAAATGATTTTGAAAATCGTTTGAAAACTTCTGAAGGTAAACTGCATGAGTGCAGAAAAACTTTGGAAGGATTTAAAAGTTTTAAATCTTCTCCTTCTCCAAAGAAAAAAGCTGCTGGTAAAGCAGAAAATAAAAATGAAAAAAAATAAATGAATCTCATTCCTGTAACAGTCAATTTCATCAAAAGTGGAAAAAAACTGTCTTTTAAAACAGATGATGATAAACTCATTTATGATACATTTGTGCAAAAGCTACCTGAAAATGAAAATGTTTCTATGACTTTAGAAACACAATCAGATTCAGGTAGTTATGCACAATTATCTAAGATTCACAAATGCATAAGGGAATTAGCAGTTTTTACAGGATCTACATTTGAAGAAATGAAAGATATTGTAAAAATGCATTCTGGTCTTGTATTTTCAGATACAGTTATTTCTTTTTCTTCTTGCTCTAAAGAAGAGCTGGATTTAGTTATTAAATCAATATATGAAATTGGAGAAAAAGTTAGTTTTCCTCTTCCTTAAAAGAGATTTCAATTTCTTCAATTTTAATTAATTTTTGCTCTCTTGCGCATTCTTCAATATGTTGATGAAGTGCTAAAAGAGTTTCAAGATGATAAGCTTTTATATTTTCATTAGTTCTACCTGATTTGAATAACTCAATCATATTTTTGAGTTCTTCTTCATTTTCAAATAGAAAATTACTGAATATAAGCTGTGTTAATCTTGCATAGATATTTCCTGTAACGGAAATGTTTATAGTAGCATCAAAGGGAACTACTTCAATTGTTTCTTTTTTTGGTGTCATAAAATTATTTTTTACAAAAGTATGATAAAAGAAATAAATTTACAAGAAATAAGAAATAAAATAGTTGAAAAGATTAAACTCACTGATTGGTACCCCGCTATAGGAATGTATTTACATAGTGAGGAATTTTTAAAATTATTGAATTTTTTATTAATTGAATCACAAGAAGGTCGTAGATTTGTACCTGAATTAAAGTATGTATTTAATGCATTTGAACAATGTAGTTTGAAAGATTTATCTGTAGTTTTTGTAGGGTATGATCCTTATCCTCAAATATTAGTTCCAGATGGTTTATGTTTTTCATGCAGTAGGCAGCCAAGAGTTGAAAAGTCTTTAGATTTTATGTTTAAAGAACTTATTCTTCAGTACCCAAATGCTTCCTTAAACCCAGATTTAAAACATTGGGCAAATCAAGGAATATTGTTGTTCAACAGTTCATTAACAACAAGACCTGGAAAACCAGGTGCACATTCTCTTATATGGAAAGAATTTACAATATTGATTTTGGATTACCTTGCTTGGAATAAACCAGATTTATTATATGTATTTTTTGGTAAAAATGCTCAGGAATTTGCAAAACTTGTTCCTGACAGTAATTACAAAAAATTATTAATACATCCAGCTGCTGCTGCACACAATCATTCTGAAAGATGGGATTCTCAAAACTTATTTGTTGAAATAAATGAAATGCTTTTAAGATTAAATAAAAAACCTATTAATTGGTAATGAACATTCATGAAACAGTTAAGAAATACAAGCTAACACCTAACCAATTATATTTGTTATGGTGCATAGGTACTAAGAAACAACCCAGTACTATTGATACAAATACAGAGTTTAGAAAATTAAAAGCTCTGGGCATTGTTGACGATAAACTAACTATATCAGATCAAGGTTTGATTATTTTAGATTCTTTGTCTGAAAAGACAGATAAATCTGAAAATGTTACAATATTCTCAGATAATGTCAAACAATACATAAAATTGTTCCCTCCTGGAAAATTACCAAGTGGAAAACCATCAAGAATAAATGAAAAAACAATTACAACATGTTTTAAATGGTTTTTTGCAAATTATAATTATTCATGGGATACAATTTTTAAAGCAACAAAACATTATGTTTCAACATTTGAAGATACAGATTACAAATACATGCGTAATAGTCAATACTTCATTGTAAAAAGCATAAATAATTCAATGAAAGATTCTGAGTTAGCAGATTATTGTGATATGATTTTATCAAAATCATTACAAGAAAATGATAATCAAGGATTTAAAGACAATGTTGTATGAAAAAATGGAAATCTAAAGAAGAGGGTTTTAAAGAATCAATTCTTTATATGAGGGGTAGAAAATCTGGAGAAATTAAAAGCTTCAGAACTCCTTGGCATAAAGTAAATGATGCTGGTACAGATGGATTTGAATTTCATACTATTGTTGTTGTTGGAGGTAGACCAGGTAGTGGCAAAACACTAATGATTGATCAAATAATTAGAGAAGGAATAGAAATCAATAAAGATGTTCCTTTTAGAGCATTACAATTTCAGTTTGAGATGACTAATAGAGCAAGTGCTTTACGTGAGTATAGTAGTGCTATTGGAAGATCTTACAAGTATTTATGTAGTGCAGATGGAGTTTTAAGTGAAGAGGATTTAAACAGATGTATAGCTTATGCGGAAAAAGCAAAAGATTACCCAATTGATGTGATAGATGAACCTTATACAGTTTTAGAAATAGAAAACATTATAAAGGATTACATGAAAGCACATGCTATAATGCAAGATGGTAAATTTGTTAGATATACAAATACAGTTATCACTTTAGATCACTCTGTACTTGTGAAAAAAGCACCTTATGAAAAAGATGACACGGAAATGTTATATAATTTAGGTGCCGCGTTGACAAGACTTAAGAAAAAATATCCTATTTGTTTTATTATTCTTACTCAATTAAACAGATCAATAGAAAACCCAGAAAGATGTGAAAATGGCAAATACAGTAATCATGTTACCACTGCGGATGTGTTTGGGGCCGACAGTTTATTAATGCATTGTGATATGTTAATTGCTTTGGATAGACCTGCATTAAGAAAAATAAAATTCTATGGTCCAGATAAATACATTATTGATGATGAAGGTATAATTGTCTTTCATTTTCTTAAATGTAGAAATGGTGATCCAAGAATGAGCTTCTTTAAAGCAAATTTTAAAGCGATGAGGATTGAAGATGCAAGAACACCAGATAAAAAACCAGCATCTTTTTAAAAAAATACTAAAATGGTAAAAGTAGAAATAAGTACTTCGTCAAAAATAGCTAAGTTAAGGGAGTACCATGAAAAAACATTAGAATCTGTTGGTGCTAAAGATGCATATTTTTATCCAAAAATGGCATACAAACCAAGAGGTAAAGAAGATTTAGTCATAGGTATGTTTCCCAGTGAATTAAAAAAAGAAACAGATATTTACACTGAATTTGTCAGTAAAGAATATGAACCTGAAGATCCAGATAGAAGTTTATACAAATGGAGCTATAACCCATATTGGGAATCGGAATATGAAAAAACTGAAATAAATACTAGTGGTCAATTCAGGTATTTAATTCCTATCGCAGAATTAGAAAAAATAGAAAGACCAGTTTCTGAATTAGAAATTGACAAAAAGTCAGGTAAAATTGTCATTAAAAAAAGTTTGGAAAAACTTTTGATTAAAGACTTAAATGTATTAGATTTACTTACCATTCTTTACAAGAAACCACTGAGTTCTAATTCTGATTTAAATGATCTTATAACAAAAATATGATAATTGACGATTTTGTATTACCTACAACGAAAGTTAAACCTTTAACAAGTAGTCCTGAAAATTTAATTCTTTTTTCTAAACCTAAGTGTGGAAAAACAAGTCTGATTTCAAAATTAGATGATTGTTTAATTCTTGACACTGAGAAAGGTTCAAGATATTTAGAAGCTTTAAAAGTAGAGATTGACAGTGTTGAAGATTTAATGAAAGTTGGAAAAGCAATTAAAAGTGCGGGTTTTCCGTACAAATATGTTGCTGTAGATACAGTTACTGCATTAGAAGATATTTTAATTCCTTATGCAGAAAGATTGTATTCAAATAAACCACAAGGTGCAAAATGGTTTGAACCTGGTGGAGGAAAAGAAAAATATGGTAGTATTTTACATCTACCAAATGGAGCAGGATATATGTTCATAAGAGAAGCTTATGACAAGATTATTGAGTATATCAAAAAACTTGCTCCAAGAACAATACTTATAGGTCACGTTAAAGATACTATTCTAGAAAAGAATGGTGCTGAATTTAACAGTTTAGACCTGGATCTTACAGGTAAAATCAAACGTATAGCATGTTCAAGAGCAGATGCTATTGGATATATTTACCGTAAAGGAGATAAAAATTATATTAGTTTTAAAACTAGTGATGAAGTTTCATGCGGAGCACGTAATGAACACTTAAAAAACCAAGAATTCGTAATTTCTGAGTATGTTGATGGAGTTTACACAACATACTGGGATAAAATATATATTGATTAAAAAATAAAAAGATGATAAGTACAACATCAATTCCTACTTCAGGTAGTAGCATTTCAAAAGTAATTGAACCAGGAAATGTTACATGTAAAATCACAAAAGTGACTTTGGATCCAGTTCCTTATAAAGCAGGAGCCTTAAATATTAATCTTCATGTTGAAACTGAACCTATTGGTGGAGATTTTGAAGGTTTTTTGATTGATAAAGATACTCCTGATTTAGGAAGATATCAAGGTCAAATTGGTAGAATTAGAATGGCAGAGTATCCTTTTGCTGATGGTTTAACAAAAACCAACATTGAAATTAAAAGAGATACTGAAATGCTCAAACGTTTAGATCTTCTTTGCAAAGAGTTGAATTGTTCAGACTGGTTGCAAGCACAGGATAACAAACATGAAACCATTGAATCATTGTTTGAACAATTTAATATTGATAAACCATATGCAGATAAATATCTGTACATGTGTGTAGGTGGTAAAGAATATTTAAACAAAGAAGGTTATGTTAACTACGATTTGTTTTTACCTAAAGCTGTAAAAGGCAAGTATGCTTTCAAAAATGTTGATGATAAAACTCATGTAATGGAATTTGAAAAAGTAGAACATATTAAAAGAATTCCTTCAAAAGTAACTGTTGCGGAGTTTGGTACTCCTGTAACAAAAGCAACACATGATGACTTAGATATCTAAGTCACTAATAAATAAATTATAATAAGGGGAGTAAAATCCCCTTATTATTTTTATATAACTTCAATATGTTAAGCACAAAGAATATTATACATTCAATAATTGATGTTCCTACATCATGGGTTTTTGAAAAATATTGTAGTTTAAACGAAAAATTAACAGGTCAAACTTGTAAAATTAAATCTATTTTTAATCCTAAAGATAGAACTCCTTCTATGTATATATTTCCTAGTGGAAATTTATATGTATTTAAAGATTTTTCAACTGGTTTAGGTGGGGATTGTATAGATCTTGTAGCTAATGTATTAGCTGTTCCAAGAGCAAAAGCAATATCAGTAATTATTGAAGAATATAATAATTATTGTAAACTTAATGAAGTAGAACCAAGAAAATTTACAATACAAAGTAATTTAAGATACAATTTTGAAGATTGTAAAACTAGAGAATGGAATTCTTTAGATGCTAAGTATTGGAATCAGTATAATATTTCTTCAGAATTATTAGGAGAATATGGTATTAAACCATTAGAATCTTTTACTTTTTCATATTACAGTGAAAAAGGTGTAGAATTTTTAACAAGTTCTAAAAATTATACATATGGTTTTTTTGATATTGACAATAGAATATATAAAATATATCAACCATATGGATCAAAGAAATATTTAAAACTAAAAGATTATTTACAAGGTTCTGATCAGTTACCAGTAAATGGAAAAAATCTTTTTATTTGTTCAGGTATGAAGGATGGATTAGCTTTAAAAACATTGTTTAGTAAAGTTAATTTCATAGCACCTGATTCAGAACAAACAATAATAAACGAAAAAATAATAACAGATTTAAAACTAAGGTTTTCTAACATATTTGTATTGTTTGATACAGATGAAGCAGGTGTTTCAGGTATGAAAAAATATAATGAAAAGTATGGATTAAAAACTATACTTTTACCGAAACACAAAGATCTTGCGGATTTTGTAAAATACGAAGGTATTAAGGAATCCAAAAAGGTTATAAATCAGTTAATTAAATGATAGATTTAAATGTACCACTTAAAAAAAGTTTTACAACTTATATTGGAGTGGATATTGGTAAAAAAGGTGGTATATGTGTAATGAATTCAGATAATGAAACTTACAAATTACACAAAATACCAATAAAATTAAATGACATAGATATTCCATTCATTAAAGATATACTAGAAAATATAGTTACTTCTCATTTTAACAAAGAAGGTTCTAAAGTAGTATTGATTTTTGAAAAGTTAGGATTGATCTATGGCAGTTCAAAAGCAACTGCATTTTCAATGGGATATCAATCTGGAATATTTGAAGGTATTGGAATTTCTCTTGGATGCGAAGTAATAAAAATTCCTGCTGTTAAATGGCAAAAGGAAATGTTTAAAGAAATACCAGAACAAAAGAAACCTTTTGGGAAAAGAGATACAAAAAAAATGGCATTAGAGGCTGCAAAAAAAATTATCAAGAGTAAAAAAGTTACAGAAAATTTTATAATTGGTGGTAAAAGAATTAAAATTCCACATGACGGATTAGTTGATGCTTTTTTAATTGCACAATATGCTAAAAATTTAAATTTATGAATGGAGAAAGATTAGCAAAAATAATTAAAACAATGATGCTTAAATATCCATTTTATGGTTTATATGCATCAACATTAAATAAAAAATTTACAAAGGATATTAAAACTTTAGCAGTTGCAAAAAACGGAATATTTTGTGAATTACTTATTAATCCAGATTACTTAGAATCTTTACCAGAAGATTTGCAAGAAAATGCTTTAATTCATGAACTTCTTCATATTTGTTTTGAGCACCCTTATATAGCAAAAGAATATCCTAATAAAAAAGCATTTAATTATGCTGTAGATCTTGAGGTTAATTCTTATTTAGATAAGATTAAAGATGATTGGGTTAGTGTAAACTCTCCAGAATTCAAGCATCTGAATTTAAGTCCTAAAATGGGTACTAAGTATTACTATCCTATTATGGTTCAAGAATTAAAAAATAACCCTTCATTAGGAGATAAATACCGAGATAATGATTGGAATGGTTTTGATGATTTGGATGAAGCAACAGAAAAGTTAGAAAGAGAACAATTAAGGTTTACATTAGAAAATGTTGCTGAAGAAATAAAAAAAAGCTGTGGTTCTGTTCCTGGATTTGTAGAAGAATTGCTTAAAAGTTTTCAACTTAAAAAACCAAAATTTGATTGGAAATCATATGTTAGAAAATTTGTGGGGTTTACAATTAATTATAATATAAAACGATCTAGATCTAAGGTGAATAAAAGATTTGAAGAAAACCCAGGATTAAAACTACAAAGAAAAAAACATATAATGGTTGCAATTGATACATCTGGATCTGTTAGTTTAGAAGAGTTAAAAGAGTTTATGAATGAGATTAATCATATTCATAAAACAGGATCTGATGTTACAGTTGTTCAAGCGGATACAAGGATTAATTCAATTAAGAAATTTAATCCTAAAGAAGAAATAAAGATTGCAGGTAGAGGAGGAACTAGTTTTGAAGAAGTTTTAGAGCATTTTAATGAAAGTAAAGATTATACTGTAGGTATATACTTCACTGATGGAGAATGTAATACAAATCAAAAAATTAAAAAACCTTTTCTGTGGGTTTTATCTTCAAAATCTCAAGATAATTCAACTTTACCAGGTAAAAGAATAATATTACCAAAATGAAATACGTAGTAGTAGATGTAGAAGCAGACGGAGAAATTCCAGGAACAAATTGTTATTCAATGGTTTGTTTTGGTGCTGTAGTAGTAGATAAAGAAGGAAAATTTGATAAAACTTTCTATGGTAAAACCAAACCAATTAGTTCTAAATGGAAACCAGAAGCATTAAAAATCAGTGGTTTTTCTAGAGCAGAGCATTTGAAATTTGATGATCCTTATGAGGTGATGATGAATTTTAAAAATTGGTTGAAAGAACAAGATAAGTGTATTTTTATTAGTGATAATTTAGCTTTTGATTGGCAATTTATAAATTGGTATTTTCATTATTTTACTGGAGGAAATCCATTTGGATTTTCAGGTCAAAGAATTGGAGATAAATTTCAAGGATTTTTAAATGATCCTTTTTATAAATGGAAAAAACACAGAGAAACTTATCACGATCATAATCCTGTTAATGATGCTAAAGGAAATGCAGAAGCATTATTGTATTTATACAAACAAGGTTATAAACTTTTTAAATAATGAAAGCAATAGAATTAAATACAAATGAATTGAAACAACTTATTCGTTTTACAATATCAAACAATAAGTTTTTACAAGACAATAATAAAAAATCAATTTCTCTTAATGTAGTAGGAGAAGCGGGAATTGGTAAGACTGCAAGTGTAATGCAAGTTGCAGAAGAACTAAAATTAGATTGTGTAAAGTTATCTCTTTCACAATATGATGAGTTAGGAGAACTTGTTGGGTATCCTGTAAAGGAATTTGAGATACAGAAAGATGGTGAAATCAAATGGATACCAGAATCATTATTTGACATGTATCTCAAAGACGGATATAAACCAACAGGTGAAAAAAGAATGGATCATGCATTACCAGATTGGATCCAAGGTAAAAAAGAGAATGGTATATTGTTTTTGGATGATTTTAGTAGATGTAATCCTTTGTTTATGCAAGCAATTATGGAATTGATTCATGAACAAACTTATGCATCTTGGAAATTACCTAAAGGATGGACTATTATACTTAGTTCAAATCCTGAAGGAGGTGACTATTTTGTAAGTTCAATGGATGATGCTATGAAAACAAGATTCATTAATGTCAATTTAAAATTTGATGTTAAGAATTGGGCAGAGTGGGCAGAACATGACATGATTGATACAAGATGTATTAATTTTGCATTGTTACATCCTGAAATATTTACAACTAAAACAAATGCACGTTCTCTAACTAATTTCTATAATGCAATTAGTTCAGTTAATAATTTTGAGGATTCTTTACCGCTTATTAAAATTATTGGAGAAGGTAGTATTGGACCAGAAGCAACAACTTTGTTTACAATATTTATCTCACAAAAATTAGATAAATTAATTTCTCCAGACCAGATCATTTATGAAGATAACTGGGAATCTGTTAGAAGATCTTTAATTTCCTGTGTTGGAAAAGGAGATTCAAAACGAATGGATATTTCAAGTTTATTAGCTACAAGAATTGAAAATTATTTAATTCATGTAGTTTCTAAAAAAGCTGTTTCTGAAGATATTATCAAAAGAGTTAAAGAAATTCTTAAAGATGAAGAGATTTTCACTAATGATTTAAAGTACAAAATGACTAAGAATATTATAAATGGTGATCGAATTAAATTTCAAAAATTATTAATGGATAGTGAAATAATGAAAATAACTGTAAAATAATGAAAAGAGAAATTTCCGCAATAACTAATTTAAATGATTTGACTAGTTTAGATACAGTAAATGTTTTTGAAACTTTGCAAATAAATAAAATTACAGGTGCTATACATAAAGATATTAAACAAATTTATAGGTTTGAAACAGGCACTTTATTAAGAAACTGTAATAGTTTAATTTCTGATAGGTCAAATTTATTATCTGATACTGAAATTGTTAGAGATAAAAAAGTATGTTTTTTAAAAGGTTGTGTTTTTCCAAGGTATAAGCTAGCTGATTTAAAACTCTCTCACAATCTTTCTGTTGTGAGAGATTCTGATAAGGCAGATTTCTTATGTATTGATAATAAGTTTTTACTGGAAGATCATTTGTATGAATATATATCTTTAAAAGATTTTATTGATAATTTAAGACCTTATAGTGTTACTTCATTTTCTAAAAAAGCAATAACTTGGAGAGACAATATTTCATCAGAATTGAATTTTTTAAAAACAGCAATTTATAATTTTTTAGAAAACAAAATTGATGTTAATATTTTTATAAAAGTTAATGAAGCAAGTAAATTCATTGATGATCTTTATCATGTATTATATATTACACACATTTTAGATAATAAAGTTTATCATTTAAATGCTGGTTTTAATAGACATTTTTATAGCTCTCAGTATATAAAAGGATTTGATAAAATAACATTTGACCAAATTAAAGATAAGTTTGATAATAATAAATTGATTAATACAAATCTTTTTAATAGATTGACTTCTTCATCCTATATAACAGATGATGTTTACAAACAACTTGATCAAATGTTAAATAGTAGTGATAAAGATAATCATGAATTAGCAATTGTTTTGATTTCTAATTGTGATTATCAAAAAAGTGCTTTTTATTATGTACTTTTATGGAGAAAACACTATAACAAAATGGCTAGAACAAAAGCTTTTAAATCTGTAGGAATGAAAACATTTTTACAGAATTTTCCAGAATCAATGAATAGGTTTATTTATGGTAATTTAACATCTCATATAAAAGATATAATAAGTTATAAAACTCCAATTATTTTTAAAGAACACTTACCACTTTTAAAAAGCATACTTACTGATGAAATATTAGATTCTTTACGTCTTGATAAAAGTATAGTTTCTTTTGAAGGTTTGAAGTTTACAATAGATGTGCCATCTGAAACAGACATAATATCATAAATATGAATACTAAATTTTATTTTAGTTATTCTTCAATATCTAAACTTCTTTACAATCCGTGGGTATTTTATAACTATTACATTCTTAATAATAGGGATGATAAAGTTTCAAATGCCACCACGGATGGTAAGTTGATTCACTGTTTATTACTTTCTGAAGAAGACTTTCATAATCAATTTGTAGTATCGCCAGATAAGATACCCTCTGGGCCTACAGCAGATTTGATTAAAACAATTTTTAAAGAAGTATCTTCTCAAGAAGATTATGATGATAGAAAAAAATTAGAAGATTACAAAGATTTGATACTAAGAGAATTAGTTACAATTAATTTACATCAAAAATTATTGACAGATGAACAAAGAGTTGATAAAATAATAACTGAAGACAACCAAAAATACTTTGAATTTTTAAAAGAACAAAGCAAAAAAATACTGGTCCCTGTAGAAGTTTATAATAAGTGCTTTTATATCAAGAATTTACTAAGCAAACACGAAAAAGTTAAAAAATTATTAAATCTAGATAATAATCCTGATTTAATTACTTACAATGAGTTATCTTTGCGTGCTGATGACTCAGTAAATTTTGATAAGTCATATGGTATTCAAGGTATATTGGATAATCTTACTATAGATAGAATTAATAAAGTAATAACTATTAATGATATAAAAACCACTAGTAAAACATTACAAGAGTTTCAAAGTTCAATTGATTACTATAAATATTGGTTACAAGCAAGTATTTATATAATGCTTGTTTCTTATAATAAAAAATTTTTTGGACTTGATGAACAAGATATATATAATTTAAAATTTAATTTTATCACTATTGATAAATATAATCAAATTTATTGTTTTCCTGTTTCAAATGAAACTTTAACTAGTTGGTTTTCAAATACTCAAAAAGTATTTGAAATTGTAGATTTTCATTATAATTTTAATAGATATGATTTACCTTATGAGTACGCTTTAGAAAAGGTAATATTATAAATAAAACTATATGAAAGATGTGTATAAAGACTATTTCCAGAAATCTAAAATATTTTTATTTCCTCAACTGGATTTAGGTAAAGGTTCTATAAAACCATTGAGTACTTATACAAGTATTCCTGAAGTTATTGCACCTGAAGATTATAAATTGTTATGTCTTTATCAACTAAGAACTGATAAAGAATTCTTAAAATTTGAAAAAACTAAATTGTTTAAACATCATAGATTTGAAAGTTTTAGAGAACTAGTATCTGGCGAAGGTTTATATATTTTTGATTTTCAGGATCAAAAGAAGAATTTTGATTACTTCTACGAAGGAAAATATTCTAAACTTGATGATAATTTCAAACAAAATATCATAAACTATTATGTTAATAAATCTTCATTTAATCTAGTTGATAGTTACATTAATCCACATAACTATTATGAGATTTACTCAAAATTATTATTGTGCCCAGTTAGTGTATTAAAAGAGACTGTAGAGCTATGTGATAAACCAGATTTAAAGAGAGAAGCTTTACAAACTGTTTTTAAAAAATTTGACTTAAAAAACAAAATAAATATATGACAAATTCAATGATGTATGTAACTACAACTTGGAATAAAAAACCAAGTTTTAGATTAATACCAATTACAGATACTTGTCCTTACATTGAATGTATTTTTGATGCTGAGGCAAAAGTTTTGGTTGTAGTATCAAAACTAAAAAAAGACCAATTTCACATGATCCCAAAATTGGACGATAATGGAGATATTGTTCAGAGAAGAATAAAAACTTCTCCTGAAGATAATCCTTTCAAACAAGAAAGGAAGCTAATTGAAACTTATCAAGAATATTATATTATTGATAAAAGAGAAATTCTTGATTTCTTGGACATGGCTGTAGAGAATAAAAACAATGCTGGTTACAAACAAGTTGCCTCAATGTTTGAAGAACCTACTGCAAAACTGGAAATTGTAACTCCATAATATTAACAAAAATGAAAACTATTTATGTAATGGACTATGAAACAATGATTAATTTCTTTTGTGGGGTATTTGTAAATATCAAAACAAAAGAAAAAAAAGTATTTGTTGTTCATAGATCTAGAAATGATATTATTGAACTTTTAAAGTTTTTAAAAGAAAATAAAAAAAATAATGATTATCATGTTAGCATAAATGGTATGGCATTTGATGCTCAAATTACTGAGTTTTTGTTAAAGTTTGATGAAACAGCTTTTGAATCTGGTGATCCTGAAATGATTGCTAATGAATTATATGATTTTGCACAAAGTGTAATATCAGCAAAGAATAATGATGAATATTTACCATTTAAAACTTGGGAGTACTCAATTAATCAAATAGACTTATTTCTTATGAGGCACTGGAACAACCCTGCTAAATCTTGCTCATTAAAATGGGCACAGTATAGTATGGATTGGTATAATATTCAGGAAATGCCTTATAAGCATTATGAGTTTATTGTTGATGATTATAAAGTAAAAGAAATCGTTGATTACTGTATAAATGACTGTTTATCTACGTTAGAGGTATATAACTCTTCAAGAAAAGAATTAATACTTAGAAGAGATTTAAGTAATGAATACGGTAAAGATTTGTTAAGTGCTTCTGAACCTGGTATTAGTAAAGAAATATTCTTGTATTTCCTTAGTAAGAAAACAGGATTACCAGAAAAGCTGTTAAAAAAGTTAAGAACTTATAGAGATGAAATAGTTGTTAATGATATATTACTTGATTTTATAGAATTTCAAACTCCAGAATTTAAAAAAATTCATGAGAAATTCAAAAAACTAGTAATAGATCCTTCAAAAACAAAAGGCAATTTTAAAGAAAGTCTAACTTTTAAGAACTGCGATATTGAATTTGCACAAGGTGGAATTCATGGAGCAAGAGCTGAAGGTGTTTATTCATCTACAGATGACATGGTTATAGTTTCAAGTGACTTTGTTAGTTATTATCCGAGGTTAGTAATAACAAATAACTGGAGTCCAAAACACTTAGATCAAAGTATATTTTGTGAACAATACGAATGGTTCTTTAATGAAAGAATAAAAATTCCCAAATCAGATCCGCGTAATTATGTTTATAAAATTATTCTTAATAGTACGTTTGGTTTAAGTATGGATGAAAATAGTTTTTTGTATGATCCTTTATTAGGAATGAGAATAACTTTAAATGGTCAACTAGTTTTGGCAATGTTTTTTGAAAAAGTACTACTTGCTATAGAAGGATCTAAACCATTGATGATTAATACTGATGGTCTTGAAATATTAATTCCAAGAAATAAAGTAGATGAGTATTACAAAATGGCAAAAGAGTTTGAAGAATTAACAAAAATGACTTTTGAACACGAGTTTTATGATAAACTTATACTTAGAGATGTAAATAATTACATAGGTATTTATAAAAAGAAAGAAGTAAATTCAGAAACTTATGCAAATAGTCTAACTGAAACTCCAGAGTTTGTTCATACACAAGAAGGTAATAAGTTTTTTATACAAAAAACAAAGTGTAAAGGGGCATTTGAATTTAAAAACTTACCATTGCATAAAAATAAAAGCTTCTTAATTATAAGAAAAGCTATATATGATTACTTTGTAAAAGGTATTTCAGTAGAAACTACTATAAAATCAAGTAAAAACTTATTTGATTTTTGTGGAGGTGTTAAATCTAAAGGTGAATGGGAAGTTTATTCTAGGTGTATAAAAGGAATAAATGTAACAGAAAGACCTTTGCAAAAAGTAACAAGATATTTTGTTACAAATAAATATGAAGCTAAATGTCATATTTATAGAAAAAATAGGATAGATGGTAGAGAAATCTACGTAATATCAGATCCTTCAGTATCATTGAAAGAATTAAATGTTTATGATGAAACAGAAATAAACAATGTTAATTATCAATGGTATATTTCAAAATCAAAAGATGAGATAGAAAACATCTTAAAAATTAATATAAACCAATATAAATTATTTTAATATGAAAATTACAAAAGGGATTCGTTTTGAAGAATCCACCCTTAATATTATTAATGCAATTGCAGAGATTAAAAAAACAACTCCAAATAAATTTATTGAAGAGATTGTTGATGCTGTAGCAAACGGTTTTGCTAAAACTCAAGAGTATAAAACATATACTGAAACAAAAGAAAAACTTCAGGAAATGTTGAGTTCTAAAACAGAAACAGAACAATCTGAATCTACAAATGTATCAGTAGATACGGAAATGGTACATGATGCAATAGTAGGTGAAAAATCGTTTTAATCATGACTAAACATCAGTTTGATTCGCTAATTGTAGACAGAAGATTAGAATTAATAAAAAAAATTCTTAAGAGCAAAAATGCAGAGTATTCTTACTCTGCATCTGCTTTTGAAAATTTTGAAAAAGGAGTTGAATTAAGCATGCATGACAAAAAAGAAAAGTATGCATGGGAACTTCTTGTTAAACATTTACAGTCTATAAAATCAATACTTGAAAATTTAAATGACAGAAAAAATCCTTCAAATGAACTTATTGAAGAAAAATTTGGGGATGCCATCAATTATTTGATTTTATTAGAAGGAATGTTAAAAGAAAGAAACGGTTTTGAAAGTGCAATGCGCTTTGATTTAGTAAAAGAAATAAAAAATGAAAAAGCAGATTGATAAAGTAAAAGAATTTCATGAAGCATTTAATGTGGATAATTCAAAAACCATGACATTATTGCCTGTAGAGGACTATACACTAAGGTATAATCTTTTAAAAGAAGAGCTTGATGAGTATATGACAGCATGTCAAAACAATAATATTGTTGAAGTTGCTGATGCACTAGGAGATCAATTATATATCATAATAGGTACAATGCTCAGACATGGGCTTCAAGATAAAATGGAGGAAGTATTTGATGAAATTCACTCAAGTAACATGAGTAAATTAGATGCTTCTGGAAAACCTATTTTTAGAGAAGATGGTAAAATAATGAAAAGTTCGTTGTATTTTAGACCTCAAATATCTAAAATACTAGAAAATGGAAATAATATTGCTAATTCTAATTAGCTTTGAATTATCAAAACAGCTTGTTAGGTCTTTTAAAAAGAAGACTTAATGTGTTTATATGTGTAGTAAAAAGGGAGGTTAATTCCTCCCTTTTTATTTTATCTACCTTGACCTTTGTATTTCTTAGTATAATATTTACTTTTTTTACTATTACTAGATTTCTTTTTAGTGTGAACTCCTGTTTTTCTTTTTGAAGGTTTTGGTGAAAAGTTGTTAGTTTTCATCGTTTGGTTAATATTGATTGTTGTTTAGTAATACCAGTTACTGGATCTATAGTAGTACCAGACATGGTAAATAAGTTTTTCATCAAATAATTTAAGAATTTAGATCCTCCTTCTTGTTGAAAATCATAAGGACCAACTTCTCTTTTATAATAAGCAGCTGGATCATCTGACATTGAATCAAGTGCATAACCAATTGCTTTACTCCAATCAATCAATGTTGCTTTTAAAGGAATTGATTGTATTGAAAGTATATTAGCATAATCATCTAATCCATAACCTGGACTTGGAATCCATGCTTCATTTTCAGATCTTACAAGCATTGCTAAGTATAGAGCATGATTTTCTAACCAACCACCAACTTTAAATGGATGTTCTACATCTTCTGAAACAAATGGACCTGGTAATGCACCACTCTTACGTCTAAGTTTTTCATATTTATCATCATCATCTGGATTAAATCCAAATATAATTTCAACAAGTATAGATTTTAACAGATAAAGCAATGCAACTTCAGATATAACTTTCTTCCATGCAACTTTTTGTTCAGTTGTGAGACTCTGTAAGTTTTTACCTTTTGTTAAAACTGCCATTCTCATTGAGTTGTATGCTTCTGTATAGTAGCCTAATGATAATCCGTCTGTATAAGCATTGTATCTTGGACTAAATGCTGCATTTGTGATATGTGAATATGCAAAACGGTTCATAAACATTCTCATGAAATATGTTTTCATTGACATAATCATTCTGTAAAGCAGATATCTGTTTGCTTCTGGACTATCAAAACTACTGTAAGCACCTGCTAATGAGTTAACTGTGTTGTGTACTTTTCTTACAAAAGCTTTATATTTTTTACCATTTATATTATATTCTGGATCAATCCCTGATTTTAATCTAATTACTCCATCTACAACTTCCCAAGCTTCATCATAAGTTATAAGTTCTGTTTTACCATTACCTATATCTCTTTTAATTTTTTCTTTGTTAAGTAAAGCTCCAAAGACACTTAATGTACTGTTTAACTCTGTCCATTTTCTAACATTAGTTAAAAACTTAAAATCAGCAACATCTGAAAACAATGATCTAGCTGATCCAGTTGATTCACTTATTTTTGTAAATAATCTTCCTTGAAGAGGATCCATTAATTCAACTAACTGAACTTTCAAAGATTTAGATCCTAGTTTATAAATCTGATGACTGATCTCCATTGTTGCAGATTGTGCCCATGCAGATCCTTTTGTGTAATCTATAAAGTTAAAATTATTACCACCAGCTGATTCAATTAAACTTTGGAACCTTAAACCTAAACTGTTTTTAAGTGCACTAGGAATATTGAAAGAAAAGAATGCGTGACCAGCAGCTTTTTGTAACTGACCAGTTAACTTAGGAAAAAATCCATTCTGAATAAGTCCTGTAAGTTGTTTACCTTCAAATTCTCTTTCTATAAAATTGTTTACTGCTTTAGCTCTTATACTTAAACCTTTTTGTTTAACAGGTGAAATTAAATCACTAGCAACCATTTTAGCTTTTCTAAAAAGTTTCATTCCTTTTACATACTTATCTGGATTGTTATCTGGATTATTAACTACACTTTGTAATGCTTTAGCAGTGGGTAACATTTCTAATAATTTAGATTGTTTTACTCCTGACTGCATGTAACGCATCATACCACCCATAACATCATAAGAAGTTTGATCTATTTCTAAATCAAACATGCCTGTTATAGGGATCTTGATATAATCCTCATCAAACAAATCTGCATTAACAACCATCATTTTTTCATTTGGATTTAAATCTCTATCCAAATCATCTGGTTGTCTTGTGAAAGCTGCTCTAAGTTGTTTTGCCCATCTACTTAAAGGATTTTCTTTTTTCAAAGCTGAAAGTCCAATCTCATAATTACCCATTCTGTATCTTGGAATTTCTAAGTCCAATCTACTGGAATAAGGTAGATCTTTTTGGTAACTTAAATGACTTTCTATTAAACTTAAAAGCAGTTTATACTTATCTGGTTCTGTTGTTTTTAAAGTGAAATATTTATCATTTTTATATGGACCATTGCCAGGTTTAGGTAACCATTTACCATGCATGTCAATTGTTGCCATTTCAATAGGAATACCCTGTTGAATACAATCAAGAATTGTTATTCTTTCTGTTTTAAGTTTTACGGTTTCACCATTATCATTAACATAAGAATCTTTCACTTCTCTATAGAAGTATGATCTGTCAGGTTTACCTACAATTTCATCAATGAGATTTCCTTCTGAATCACGTATTTCAGTTTTTTCATAATAATCTTCATTAAGTGAAACTATGTATGACCATGCTCTAGAAGGTCTGTATTTTCTAATTAACTTTTTCTTTTTCTTATATTCACTATAAATATGATTTGCATTGTACCATTTTTCAAATAATGGATTCATTGAGATCAAATTTTCAGCAAAGTCTGCATCTTGAAGTACATCCACATTACTTGCAGTAAAGTATTTAAAACCATAATTTGTTTCCAAATACTCAATCATTTCAGGAGTTAGAAAATCATTAATAGTATCTACATAATCTGTAGTTGGCATTCTTGATTGTAAGTCAAATAACTCTTCAATTAATTCTCCAATACGTTCATTATTTTCACCTGATTTAGCACTTTCTTTAATCTTGCTAAACATATCAAATAATGTATCTAGTTCATCTTCAGTAAGTTTAGCACCTGCTTTATACAGAGTGTTTAATTCATGATAAATCTCTTGCTCTGATTCAGTCAGTGCATTTGTGATACGTAGTTTCTTTCTAATATTTATAATTTCTTCTTCTGCTTTTTTGATTTCTTTTCTGAGATCTTCATTCATTTGGGAACCTATGGGTTGACCATTTTCATCTTTATAAGCAGAAATAAGGTTTGTAATTTTTTTATACAGTTCAATGATTTCTTCGTTTTTATTATCTTTAGATAATTCACTGATCTCATTGAGAATTCTAGCTTTTTCTTTATAGAATTCATCATTCAATACCATTACAGTATTGTTTTTTAACCATTCTCTTTTCTTAAGATCATACTCTTCAGAATCTTTTTCAATCTTTTGATCTTCAAGACTTTGTAAAAATCTTAGATAAGCGGCATCAAATGCTCCAGGTTTTTGTTTGTAAGTATAAAACTTTCTGGATTGCTTTCTATATTCCTGAATCTTTCTTGCTATAGACAAGGCATAATTATTAGTTTCAGGGTTGTCTTGTTTTAATGAGCCATCTGTATTATAGTCTGAACCTAAAAGTTTGTATTCTCTCCAATAAGCTTTTTCTAATTCTCTGTTTTCAAGAATATCATCAATAGAATTAGAAGTAGTATGTAAACCTTGAATTTTAGAAAGTATTTCTTGTTGTGCTAAATATGCAAGCTTACCTACTGTATCTTCAAAAATTTCATACATCTTATAATAATCATCATGATAATCCTGATGCATGTGTGCTCTATTATGATTATTTAATTTTTTTAAAGCATTTGAATAAGCATTTTTTGCATCTTCTGTTCTTGTTTTATAATATTCATCACGTGCTTTTTCAACATCGTCTTCAAGTTTTTTTACTGATCCTTTATAATCTTTCCAAGGATTTAGGAATGTTATTAATTCTTTAAATGTATTTGTATTCTTATTATAAAATCTTTTATCAATAGATGTAAGATCTCTACCCATGCTCAATCTTGAGGTAGCACTTCCATATCCTGCTTTTTTAACAAGAGGTTCTATTTTATTGAAAAATTCAGACATTTTATTCTGTACTGTAGCAATCATTTCAGAATAGTTGTCTTTAACATACTGAGCAAATCCAAATATAACTGGATCCTGATTGTACATATAACCTTCTATAAATGAAGATATTCCAGCAGCATCTTCTAAGTTTCCTTCTAATAAATTTTTAATTTTTTCAGGTGAAAGTCTAAGTTCTTTATATTCTGCTTCTAAAGATTCTATTTCTTTTTGAGGGGCACCTCTTTTTCTTTTGAAAGCAAGAAGATCCATGTAGTACTTATCAATATTCTCAGTCATCTGAGAAAGTTGTTCAGTTAACATTTGTTCACTTGCTTCTTTATAAACGGCATCTCTATATTTCTCAGTTTTCTTAAGTTTTTTAGAAATACTGTTTATTAATGCATAAAGAGGGTTATCACTTTTGAAACTATCTGAATATCTTTCTTCATCAATAACAGATTCAACTTCTTGGATGAATTTTTCCCATTGCGATAGTACTTGATTATAATAATAAATCTTTGACAGTTTTTCTTTATCATTCATATCTCTACTTAGAATTTTGAAATGATCAATTAATCTGTCAACTGTTACTTCTAATCTTAATAAACTGTTTAATAGTGCTTCTGCTTGACGTTTGTAATATTCAATCTCTTCAGACTCAGATTTAAACTCTGGTGTATTAACAGTACTAAAAAATCTTAAGTTTGATAAAATCTCGGTTAAGTCAGATCTATCAAGTTTATCACGCAATGCCATTCTCAAATCTTTATATTTAGATTTTGAGATTGTTTTTTGTTGTCTGTTAATTACATCAAAAAAGTTATTACTGATTTTAATGAGATCACTACTTTCAATCTTATTGAGTTCTTTGAGAATTTCTTCACGACTTTCTCTTATGAAACCTGCAACATCTTCTGTATTAAGAAGATCTTTATCTATTGTAAAATCTGAGTTTTGAATTAACTGAAATAGTTCTGAAATCGTTGTATTAACATTTAATTTTTCAATACTGATTCTTTCCGTAAAGAGTCTTCTGAATAATTGTCTTATAGCATAAAGAAGGTTATCAATAAAAGATTTATATTTTGGTGTGAATTTTTCAGGATCAAACTTAGCCTGAAGTGCTCTAACAATTACTTCTTCTTTAAAGATTGCATCTTCTTCAGAATATTCTGGATATAAACTTTTAACAGCTTCTATAAGTTGCTTACCTTCAGCAGTTTGACTTAATTCAAAGAAAAGATTTTCAAATAATACAGAATTTTGTAATTTAATACTTCTTACTAATGGATGTGCAAATTCATGGAATGCAATATCTTGTGTGATATTACTACCAACAAAATAAACTTTATCACCCACAAAAAATGCTTTTTCATTATTGTAGGTTTGTTTTCTTAATGATAAAACTTCTTTAGCTTGCTCTGGAGTTATAAATTCATACTCCACTCCAAATTTATTAGATAAAATACTTAAAAGGTTCTTTAAAAGACCATTTATTCCAGCTGTATTATCTGCAAGTTCAGATGCTACATTAGAAGAATCTTCTATAAAAGAATATTGTTGATCATAATCTTCAAAGTCTCTGTAAAACAATACATCGTTTGACATAATTTCAAATGGAGTATCTGTTGGTGTAGGCATAACTTCACCATCTACAATGTACTCATTTGCTTGTTTTTGTCTTAAAATATAATCTCTTTCAGCTTGTTCTTTTAATACTTCTGATTCATGTTGCTTTATTAAATCCTCATCAAGTTCATTTAAGAGTTTGATCTGATTTGCAGAAGGTGCTATTTTAACAACTGTGTTTATACCTTCTATAGCAGTATAAGCAACATTACCAATTTTTTTAGGTCCATTGTTTATCTGTTTATTTATTTCTTGTGCTAATCTATACCCGTATCCTTTTGTTTGTTCACTTGTAAAGTTTCTATAAGGATTTTTTATAAATCTAATAACACTATCACTTCCATACTCAAACCAGGGTTTGTTGTTTAGAATTTTTTCTATAGTGTTGTTTAATGTTCTATTGCAAAGTTGTCCCATAATTATAATATACAACTAAAATCTTTTTGTTCTAAATCAGTTCTTATTCCTAAATCATCAGTATCTTCTTTCTGTTCTCCAAACTCATAAAGAGTTTTCATTTTAAAATCTCCAAATTTACTTTCATCATTTAAAATGGCTTGAAAAAAATCTTGAAATAATTCAATTCCAGTTCTAAGATCTTCAAAATTTTTACTATTTAAATTCTCTAAAACAGGAGTTCCAAAAAATTTCTCCATTATAGCATTAAAGAATTCTATAAGTTGTTCAATAATTGAAGAATGTTTTTTCTTTATACCTAATGTCTTTTCATATTTTTCTAAATGTTTTTGATATGCTTCTTTAAGTGCTGGTTCATTTGCTACTAAAAAATCATACATTGGACGTAAGTAATCATGTTTTTCATCAACAATGAATATTTTATCTGGATCAAAATTAGGAGTTAATGTTAACATTATTGTACCTACAAGATCAGGAAATATTTCAATTGTATCGTCTTGATTATAACCTCTAGAACCAACACCTTTAATTTGATAATTTTTAAAAGCATCAGTAGGATTAACAGCTAAATCTTTAATAAAATTATGAATATCAGCTCTTAATTTTGGATCATTTATATTTAAAGCATAATCAATACTATGACCTAATTCATGAGCAAACACATAATGAAAGTGATTTTTTCTCCCTCTCATTGTACTTTTAAAAGCTATCTCAAAAGGAGATTGCATTTCTTCATATGAAGCTAAATCTAAAGATTCTAAAAAAGTGCTTGTAAGATATCTATGCAAACTATAAAGATTTGGATAGGTATCAAGAATATAATCTTCAATTTTAGAATGTGTTTCAACTAACAGTCTATTGAAATTTTCCATGTATTCTTTTGTAGGAAGTCCTTTTTTTTCTGTAGCATTATATATAAGAATTTCAATTAAATGACGTTTAACCATCATGAATGAATCATCTTTTCTATAAACTTTATCAGTATTTTTATAGTAATGTTCTGCCATGTCAACTACAGAACTATTTAACTTTTTAATATCTTCTTTTGTTATTTCTAATTCTGGGTATGCTTTCATAAAATCATAAATAGCAACATTTAAAGACATGAATGAATTAGTTTGCTGAAGAAGTGAACCTTTTATTAATGATTTTATAGGATTTATTTTTTGAGCTGTTTTTCCGTCTCTAGAATTAATTTTATTACCATCTACTCTAAAAAATCCAGTAGCATCTTCAAGAATAATTAATCTTGCTAAGTGAGCATTTGGTAATTGTCTTAAAAGATTTAAAATAGCATCAAATTCTAAATCAGAATAATCTTTATGACTAAGTAAATTTTCTAAAAATGTTTTGATTAAATTATCCTTATCTTTTGGTTTATTCAATTTTTGAGCATCTTCTTTTAATTTATCAGCATAAGAATTAAAAAGATCTATTAAGTCTTGGTACTCATCATCCGAAATATTTAAATTATCCTTTTTAAAAGTTTCGTTTTGAATTGTTGCATATAGAGATTTAATAGTATCAAGAGCACTTTTCATAAAAAAGCTGCTAACTAATTTTTCAGAAACTATTCTTTCAGCAATCAGTATTCGTTGTTGTTTAAGTTTTTGGCGAACTAATTCTTTTTTTGATTTTTTATATTGTTCTTGTTTAATTTTATTTTTTTCATCTCTTAATTCATGATAAGAAAGGATATCAATTTTAATTTTGAATATCATTTCTCCAGTGTCAATCCACATATATGTATTACCATCTGATTCTTTTCTGATGATAGCCAGATTGGGTTTATCATTCAACAAAAATCCTTTTTCAGTTTCAGAAGGTAAACGTTTTCCTTGAGAAGATGTTACATAAGTTTCCCATTTTGTTTTTTCAGAATTAGTTAATACATAGGCATACCTGTCATTTATAAACTCTATCCCGAAATTAACTTTTAAAAAGTTTCTATATTTTTTAGACCTTGAGTTTGTTATAGTAGGATATGGATCTTTTTCGGCACCATATTCAAATAATTCTTCTACTCCTGGTTTTATTTGTGGTTGTGATTTTAATTCCTCCAAAGAGATATTAGTTTTGGAGAGCAAAGTGATATAAGTACTAGTTTCTAAATCTAATTTAGAAGGATAGTTATTCAACCCATTTCTAGATTGCCACATTGCTATATCAGCAGCAAGAGATGAAATGTATGGTTCAGTAAAATTAGATCCATATAATTGTTTATATAGACTCTTGAAGTCTTTACTTGTTTTTAATACACAGTGCATAGTTAGCAATTTAAAATATTATCTTTTTTCTCCTGTGGAAAGCTATCCCAGATTTCTTGAGTGTACCCAATTTCTTTTAAGGTTTTACCTGAACGTACTTTTAGGTTATTTACATCATCAAAGATAGTGTTATTTACCTCACGATTTGTAGGAGTATCTTCTTTTTTTACAAGTTTTCCAAATTCACCTGAATTATAAAAATATGGATTAATAAACTGGAATTCTTCATACAGTCTTTTTGATAAGTACATGTAAGTTTTATACCCTGGGGCATCTGGAATTTTTGGTTGATTTAATAAACTCTCTGATCCAGTATAGCCAAGTAATGAGTTACCAACACCACGTTCATCAAATACTATGATTTTACCAACAGATTGTTCTTTTAATTTCATTATAGCATCCTCAATAAGTTTGATATTATCAGAGTAAGTTTCATCCGTCATTATATCTTCTATAGAGGAAACCAAAGCTCCTTTTTTAGTAGGTATCCCAAAAATATTTTCTGGGTTAATCATAGGCTTCTTAACCTCTTTATCCTTATTATTAATCTTTACAACTGTAACATCTATTGTTTCAGCTGCATTTCTTAAAACAGTGTTAGAGTAATTAGCACCCATGTAAGCAAGTTTATTTTTAGAACCTGGAATAAAATCATCATAAATGAACAATGCATTAGGTTGAGAAGCAAGAGTTATATTTACGTTGTCAATTAATGTTTTAATTGCAGGTGCAAATCTCTGTTTTGGTTGTGCTTTAACATTATCTGTTTTTGGAGTATAGAAGAATACTTTAGGTGAATAAACAGATCCATAAAAGAAACCTTTTGTTTTATCTTCTGCAAAATATTTTTTAATTCTTTTTCTTGCTTTGTTTACAATAGGTTGATCTGCATCTACATTCTCATTATTAGAAGCAACGGGTTCTTTATAAAGTTTAACAAAGAATGCTTTGTATTGATCTAAATATTTTTTAGATTCATTAGAACTGAGAATTCTTTCTGCTCTTCTTTTTATAGGTTCCATTAACATGTTCATTAAATCAGTATTAACAATTCTGTTAATTGCAAATGCCCCCATTCTATCTTGACCAGATTGATAAAATGCAAACATTGGAAACATATTAAATAACATACTTATTTTATCATTATCTATTTCATTCTCAACTTTCTTAACATTTGGATCTGCAAGTTTTATTAACTGTTCATGATAAATATTTGCTTTATCTGGAGTTAATTTATTTTCTGTAAATTTCAAATTTGTTATTGCTCCTGATCTAGAAGGTAATAATGTTTTAAGCAAGCTATATTCATCTGTTAATTCAGGATAATGAGAAATTACATCTACAACCTGATTTGCAAATCCTGTAGGACTATACATCATAGCAACAATATTGAATTTACTTAATAATGCAAAGTCTCTAAGAAAATCTTCATAAAGATATCTTTCGGTACGTTTTTTAAATTCAGAGTCTGTTTCTCCTTTATTTTTTTCATACATTGAATCCAGCATTTTTACTTTCTTCTGATATTCTCTTGTTTCTTTAAACTTGGTAAAAGATATCTCAGAACGTAAAAATTCTCTTTCATAAATGAATTTTACATACTCATTAAAGTTTCCTCTGAAAGGATCTAGGTTAATTTCAATAGGTGATAATCCTTTTGCTCTATAAGTTGGTTTACTATAGATCTGATTTTTAAAATCTCTTTCAAGTCTTATTAAATCCACATATAGATTACCATCTTTTACAAATGCACCATTTTGTAATACAGTTTCGCTGATTACTTCTTTCTCTACAGGAGAATATTCTTTATTTGTAATTCTAAGTGACTTGTAAGGTTTTTTAGGATCAAATTCTATGTTATCAATGTATTCTTGGAAAGCATAAGATAAAAAGTCATTTCTTAATGCTTCTGCAAACTTTTCTTTTGTTTTCTCATCTGTACCAAAGAAAGCTCCAAATGTTTTAAGTGGATCCAATGACTCAACAGTTTCTTCAACAAACTCTACTAGTCTGGGATGGTTTCTAAGTTTAAAGAAATTACTCAAGAAATTAATTGCAAATCCTTGAACTTCAAAACTACCTATAGGAGAATTCAAATCAATACCTCTAACAATTTCATAAGGGAATCTTCTGTTATTAACAAGATCTATTTTCTTATCAAGTTTTTGTTTTGCTTCATACATGTTTGTTGATCTTGAAGTATCAAAGTTAGTATTCATTTTAATTTGAGTAACTGCTTTTGACATCTCTTCAATTTCAAGAAAATGTAAAAATACTTTTAAATCCTCTTCGGTCAGATTTCCATCAAACTCATCTAATCTTTTGTTGAGGTTCTCAAGTGTAAATACTTCTTTATCAAGTTCTTTATTTAAATTATTAGACAACAAGGTATTAAAAATTGTTCTACTTTGAGTATAGTTACTATCAAGTTTTTCAAGTCCTTTACCAAGTTGTTTTTGTACAATAGGATGAGATTTTAATACCATTGCTCTTGCTCTGGTTCTAAATTCTGTTCTTGGTATAACTCCAAGTCCAAGTGCTGGTGCAAATGTACTTTTGGTTAATTGCTGTTTTTTGAGATAATCTCTAACCATTGGTTGGGATAATAAAGCAACTGCATGCTCTATAGGTACACCTGCTTGAAGCATAAACAACATAGAAGAGGTTAATTCTTTATTACCTTGAATATCAAAGATCCACGCATCTTTAGCAACGTCAACCCAACCATTAATAAGCTGTCCTATTAAAGTTGAGATTTTGTTTTTCTTGTTTGTATCATAAAAATGAGACAATGAAATATTACCATTTATTGTATTATGCGGTAGCAACATGGTTTGTTGTAAAGTATAATAACCAGATTTTTCTGTTCCTAGTGTAACTGTAGGTGACATGTAAGCACCAACCCTGTTAAATATTACGTTGTAGGTATTATCAACAGCACCTTGACCAAGAGTTGCTTTACCAACGTTATTTGAACTTTGTTTATATCTGTTATATCCTATTTCAAATATTCTTGTGCCTGCAATTACTTTTTTACTTCCTTGTTTATAAGCTTCTTTATTTCTAAAATTCTTATGTTGGTTGTATTCTCTATTGTACTTACCATACTTAGCAACGGAATCTTGTAACAAGAATGTTCCGTTTGGAGTAATTAATTCCAAGAAGTTAGTTGGTAATGATAAGATTTCTACAATAGTATCTAATAAATTATTTTCAAGACCAGCTGCTGATCCAGAATCCATTTTAGATTGGATATCATCAATTTCTCTAACAATAGCCATATGTTCTTTTGCATAATCAAGTTTTCTCCAATTTGTTTCAGATATAACATTTTCAGTTAACTCAAATAATTGATTTTCAAGATGATACAAAGATTCATACAGATCATCAGTAACCTCTACATTAGAATCATTAACACTGTCAAGAATTTGATTTTTAAGAATTTTGATTTCTCTCTTCAATTCAGAAGCATCAAGTTTATAAAAATCAAAATCCTCATTGATCATAGTACGAATATCATCTTCGTACCTGTTTCTTACATTTTCAAGTTCTTGATATAAATTATTAAGTTGTGATCTTAATTCTTCTTTGTTTAAATTTTCATTCTCTTTAACATATTTAGTTTTTCTAACTCCTGTAATAGTCTTAGTAAGAGATGGAAAAATAAAATACATTTTATCAATATCAAAGTCAGAACCTGCTTTAGCAACAATCTCAGATGGAAGTACAACTATGTTACCTGCATTTTCAGGTAAGAATTCATAGACTTCAGCAAACTCCATAGAGTTTAATCCTTGTACAGGAATACGCACGCCACCAATTGTTATTAAATCTCTGTTTTCTTCAACCCATTCTGGATTACGTAATAAACTATTCAATGCCTCTAATCTTGTCATTGATCTGTATTTGCCATCTTCTGTAAGAGTTTTAATTTTTATCAAATCTTTTACAGCAGGATGATATAATAACTTTTTGAAATTACCTTGCATTGCAATTTTTACTTTCATTGCTTTTGTTTTACCATCCTTTCCAGGATGATAAAAAGGTAATTCATTAGTACCATTGTAAAGCATTTGTTCTTCTTCAGTAGCTTTACGCATATTACCTTTTTCAAAACCTGCACCCGAAACCTGAATTAATGCTTCACCCCTTGTTTTTTGCCTAACAAGTCTTTTAAATACCATAGCAGTGAGTAGTCTTTCTATGTTCTCAGCATTAGGGTGAATACTTAAATCATTCTTTAATCCTCCTGTTACTGGATTGTAATCAATAAAATCAATTTCATGATCTGCAAGTTCTTGACGTGTAAGTTCTTTCTTAACAAAGTCAATAAAGTCTTTTGTAATTTTTGCATTACCTTCTTTATCATATGTTAAACCAGCTTCTTTCTCTAACTCACGTTTTTTGAAATCTGTTAAAATTCTAATCTGATTTTCATACTTAAGTGCTAAATCATAAAATGGAGTTGATTTATTCTCTTCTTTAGACCATTCTGCATATCTCTCATCATTATCTGTAATGTGAGGTTTGTAATCAACAGGAACTCCATTCTCCATAAGTCCTTCTTCAATTAACTTTCTTAACTGAGTTGAGAATATAATTTTACCTTTGTAACTATCATGAGTTTCCAACTGATCTTTAAAGTATCTAAGGAATATTGAATTCTTGATAAAAGGTTCTGATTTTTCAAATGCTATCGATCCATCTGGATTATAAAACTTTTCTAATTTACCATTATTAGTGATAGTACTAACTTTACTTCCTGTTTGGAATAATGCATAATCTACTTTATTTTCCACAAGTTTATTATGAAGTTTTTCAAGAGTTGTTCCTTTTATTACATTAGGTACCAAAGGAAACAAACTGAACTTATGAAATCCAATTGCAGGTAAACCAACACTTGTTGCAAGTGGTCCCGCATATTGCATTTTCTTTACTGGAAAAAACTTTTTTATATCAATATGGTCGATATTTTCACCATTAATTATTTTGTGATATAGCTCATCTTGATAAGGACTCCATTTACCTAATGAAATTAACAAATCTCTATATGCATCAAAAGTTATCCAACCTTGAGCATCACCTTCTTTCATGTTAGAATATTCACCAAATATTGAAGCTGTATCTTTTTTAATTTCTTCTACTTCTTTTGCATTAGGTTCTTTACCAGTTCTTTCTTTAAATAATTTTTTTTGATTTTCAACAAATGCTTCTTCATAAATAGATCTGTAAATTGAGTTTCTTTTACTATCTGAAAAAACAACACTATCAAAAACATCACTAAAATCTTTTTTACTAGTTGGATTTCCAGTGTACCATTTACTTTGTGCATAGGTACCTTTAAAACCAGGTGTATTTAAAGCATGAATCATAGCATCATCAGTTCTAGGAATTGTCCCTGTTGCTGCAATACTAGAATTTCTTTTGTGGAATTCTTCTTTTAACATATTATATAAAGCAGGATCACCATAAAACATTGCTGTACTTTCATATTTATGAACCCAGTCATTTACTACATAACCTGAGATTATACTATTGACAATGAATGAGTTAATGTCATCTATCTCACCTGATGCTTTAAGTTCTTCAAGATAAGAATAATTCATTTTCTTTCTGATTGAATGAACCAAGCTATTCATTAAAGCTTCATTTTGATAGAAACCCATTTTAACAAGATCTTCTTTATACTTATTGATTTGATCATTTAAGTACTCTTCAATCTCTTTTTGAATAGTTTCTCTCAAACTTGTATTTTCTTCTTTTTCAATTTCTCTTAAAAAATTTTCAGATATATATTTATCAAGTAATTTTTGTTTAGTTTCTGGAGTTAGAATATCCTGAAAGATAATAAAATCATTACCTACGTTTTTATAAAGATTATCTCCTACTGTAACATCACCAGTTGGATCCCCATTATTGAGTCTATGAATTCTTTCAATCTCTGATGCAAGATACTTAACATATTGATTTACAACTGTATATGATAAGTATGAAGGTTTAACAAATTCCTCAATTGGAAAATTATGATTTGAACCTTCTGTTACTATTCTATAGAGATACGTAGTTGCTTTATCAGAGTGACGTGTACCTTCAGACACACCATAGATAACCATAGTGTATAAATTCTGTAAAGTGTAACTGATCTCATCTGCTTCAGATGATGCAATACCTAAACCTGAGAACTCATCATTTATAGTCAAGGAAATACCAGATGAATTTTTTAATTCAATTCTACTTTTAGGTACCCTCTTTCCATACCCTTTACCGAATAATCTTTCAACACTTCGAAGATTTTTAATAAAAGGATTTCTTTCAGGATTAAATAAAACCATAGGATCTAATCCATCAGGTCTTTTTTCTGAGATACTATTAAAATCTTGAGCTTTATTCACAGAATCAATCATTGTAGAGATTGTACTTCTAAGTGAATATTCATACTGAGGATCTCCTTTAGCATTACTAACCATAGCTCCACCATACTCATCTGAGTATCTATAAACAAGATCTAACAATTGTTTAAATGATGTGGCAAGGGTATTTCCTTTATAAGCATCATTAATAAGTTTGGAGATAGAAGTTACCTTAATTCCATTCTTTTCATAATGTTTTATTTTCTCCATTAATGCTGAAAGGAATCCTCCAAAGTTATTTCTTAAACCACTATTTATTGTAGGAACAAATGGTATGTCCATTCCTAATGCTCTAAGGAAATGTATTGGATCATATAAATAGGTTTCCTCAAAAGACATAATTATCTTATTAAGCATCAAGTAATTAGCATCTGTTCTTTTTGCTTTTTTACCAAGTTCCTTATGATCATCTTTTGCTTTCCTGATATATGGATTCATATTATCAGGTTGTTGAAAATTAGTTTCCCATATTTTTAAAATACCAGATGATTCAAGTTTTGCATTACCAGGTTTGATTTCTAAACCTGAATATTTTCCTTTCTCATCCTGAAGTATATTCACTGTCAACTGAACCAGTGGAATTTTTTTGGATGCAATAACGTTAGCAAAGTTTGTCCATAAAGATAACTGACCTAGGTTTGTACCTGTAGAAAAATCTAAAAATACGGGACCAAGTTTCGAAAGCAATTGCATTAAAGAATTATCTTTAGTCTGTCTTGATAATGCAGTGATTGCTTCAACCTGATCTATAGGATTATAAATACCTTCTAAGTTTCTTTGAAGTTTATTCCACACTGTATCAAAGTCTACTAATTCAGGAAATCCTAATTCATTATAAACAAGTGACCCATCAGGTTTGTACTTAAACAATGTGCGTATAGTGTAAAGAACTTCAGCACTTGCAAGTTCTTTCATTGCAATTTCATTACCTGATTTTTGAGCATATGAATCCTTATTTGTATTTTTCATTTGCTCTTCAGCGTCATCAATAGAGAAATTATCATCAAAGTTTACATACTTTGATCTCTGCATATGATATGCAATAGTTCCCTTACCCGATCTTAATGCTTCAAGTATATCTTCTTTAGTTACTGTATTGTCTTCTCTAGCATGATTACCTGAGAAATTTATAATTGCAGTTTCTAAAATATGTTTTCTTTTTAAAAGTTTGTTCCTGTCAATTCTTTTTGGTGAGTCATCATCTAGCGCAGAATAAATATTTGCTAAAGCTTCTGTAAGTTTTAAATAAACAGCATCATATAATTGAGCTTTATATTCTATATCACCAAGCAATAATGTAGTATATCTTTCAGTACTGTTTTCTAAGTTTTTCTCATCAATAATCTGAGATATAATAGCATCAATACTATCAATAACTAATTTAGCTTCTGCATAATCTAAGCTTACTTCCTCCTCTTCACTTAATGGACGTATTTTATTAAGAACACCAAAATCTGATTTATTTACATCAAAATTTCTATTTCCTAAATTTCCAATTGAGAGTTGTTCAAATAAAGTTTTTACTGTAGAGCTAACATAACTATTAGACATAACATCTTCTATAGATGCACTACTAAATAAAATCTGAAGTATCTCAAATATTTTTTGAAATATTGTTTTTCTTTTTGGGGCTTCACCCTTAAACTTCTGACCATTGAGCATAAAAGTTCTAAACTCTTCTGCTAAGAATTCTTCAACTTCAAGATCAGTAGCATCTTTAAATGTAATAATTTTACCTAAGTGAGTTGTAAATGTTCCTTTAGTGTTACGTACTTCATTGTACAAATCTGCTTTCTCTTTCTTAGATAAGAAATAACCTGTAAATACGTGCCACGCTTCATGGTATAAATCCGAATAATCAGAACCATTAAATAAAGTAATACCTGCAAAACTTGCAGTTGCCGCAGCATTAGGGTTCTCACTATTAACAAGATCAAAGAACTCCTCAAATCCAACATATTTACTTAATGGATGATTAAGATACCATGCTTTTGCTTTAGCAATCTGCTCTTCTGTTGCTTTTACATCAGACTCTTTTTGATACTTGAGTTTGTTTTTAGGTTTACCAATATTCTTAATATCTACTTTTCTACCTACATTAACATTTACTCTTTTATCTTCAGTAGTTCTTGAACCTGGAGTTTTAGGTTTTGGTACAACAACTGGTTCATTCTCATCAACTTGCTTAAACTTGATAGACTGAACATATTGTTTTTGCTCTTCAGGAATTTCTTTAAAAATCAAGTACCCATTAACTTCTTTAAAAGTACCATCCTCTAAAGGAATCATACTGGTCCAAGTATGATTTTGTAAGAATTTTCTATACTGCTGTGCAGATAGCATTCTAGGTTTTACTATAAGTTTGTCATTAACTCTTTCAAAATAAGGTACACCATTAGCGTGTTCTGATGCTTTCAGAATATTATAAGCGTGTTTCTTGATAATACCTTTATCAGTATATGTAGTTAATGCTTGTTTTACTATTTGTTTGGCTTGTTCTTTTTCCTCATCTGTCATTTTATCATAAGATGAGAACGTATATGAATTTTTTTCAGTAGTAATAATTAAAGTACGTACCCCATTAAGTAATTCATATTCAACGAATTTATTATTCCTAAAGAACGTGTCAATAAATTGTTCAATTAAAGAACGGGATTCTGGTGTATCTCTGTCTCCATTTTCTAATTCAAAATTACCCAATAAAATATTTACAGCAGCATCTAGGAATTCTTGATCAGATTCTACTGGATTTGCAGCAAAACTTATTGACGCTCTATTAGCACCTCTAATAAAATTATTAGAAATAGTATTTATTTCTTGACCGCTTGCAGTTACAATTTTAATTCTTTTTACTTCTATGGGCAACTCTGATAAATCCTCAATTTGAGGATCACCAAGATTTCTTCTTATTGAGTTATTAGAAGGAATATATCCAGTACTTAAACCAATTATTTCTTGAGTAATTTGATTTTTAGGACTTGATAATATAAATTCTTTTTTCTTTTCAACTTCTTTTAATTCTTCTGCAAGAACTTCTTCTGCTTCTTCAATAGAGATATTTCTTGTTTTTGCAATTTCAGGAAGTGTTTGAATAGTTGCAGGATCAGATCTAAAAAAGAAATAAACATATTTACCAGAATCTGATTCTTTATAATCATTATCTAATAATACAGGTTCCCCCAGGTTATTAGTAACAACCTGAATTAATGCCTTATTATCAACTCCAGAAATTAATCCATTATTTTGACGAAGTGTTACATAAAAACCACTAAGGTCAGAAGTAGTTTTTTCATTATCAGCAAGATAATTTAAAAAATTATAACTATGTTCTCTACCAGGTTCTTCTGAATTTCCTGTAGTAGAAGCAAGTGTGTTAGGTCTTGCACTGAATACTTCAGGTAAAATCTTAGTTTTTGGTTCTGGTTTAGGTTCTACTTTAGGGACCTCTTTAATTGCTGATTCTTGTTTCTTGTTTAAATCTAAAATTGTCTCAAGATTCTTGATATCATCATTAATACTTTTCTTTAACTGATATGCAGCAGGTAATGATTCAATAATCTTACCAGTTATTGTGTCATCTACACCAACAATATATTCTAGATATTGAGGGATTAATCCTGCATAAGTTAATGCAAGATCATATGCGTCAGGATTTTTCTTTTTATCAAAGTTATTCTTAACGTCAGAATACATTTTTTTCATGTAACCAATCAAATTAAATGGTTGATTAGTATCATGAAGAACTCTTATATCACTTATAATTTTTTTAAGTAATCTATATTTTTGTTGGTCATCTAGTGCACAAAAAGCCATAATATATTTTTTAGCAATTAGGGTCTATTCCTTTAAAGAACTCATCATCCACATCGAGAGAGTCTGTACTTGTTACATCTGTAAATGCTTGCTTAGCAGCATCTTTCATTGCTTGATCAGAACTCATATCAATTACAGTATTAACATTGCCAGTTGGTCCATCTGGAGTTGGTGGTTTTGGATTAATCATATCATCTATTAAAGTTTCTAAAGCATTAAACTGAGGATGATTTTTAACATCTTCATTTTGTTTAACTAACTCATCAAGTTTATTTTTTGCAATCTTAGCAATTTCTGCAATACTCATTGGTACTTTTTTATTTTCTTCTAATGTATAAAAATCAGATACATAAATTGGAGATATACTTATTGGCATTAAAGCAAGCATTATCTCCATAATTTTATCTGCATTTTTTAAAGTATCAACTTTAGGAGATACCTTAGAATCTTCCGTTAATATATTATACAAAGGTTCTTGCAAATATAATACATTATCTACTTCCTTGTTAGCATTTTTTTCTACTTTATCATAAACGTTTTTAATGTATTTTTTGTTTAATAGGTTTTGAATCTGAGTAGTATTTGATTCTTCGTCAGTGTAATCCAATATAATAGTGGATTTATCGGGTGCTACAACCACATCCGCGCTATCATGATAGAACCAGTTTGTTGTGATTATAGTCTGACCTATTTCTTTTAAATAGTTAACCTCATCTTTTATTTGCTCAAGTATTTCTTTATATTCTGCATTAGTATCCTGTGATTGAGATAAAGAATAAAAATAAGAACCAACTTGACTTGAGTCCATGTCTTCTATAGAAGAATGCCCGTAGGATAAAAGTACATTTCTTAAAATATCATCTACATTTACAACATCGTAATCTTGATAAATTAAATCAGGAATTGTTCCAGGTACTACATAAATAAGTTTACCTTTAAGTTTTGCGGGTACTTGTTTTTTAGGTGTCGGTCTTTCTGACTGTTCACTCTCATCTTCCTCAGTATCCGATTCAATTGGACTTAATTGACTCATCTCAGTTGCAGTAAGTTTTGCAACAGGTAAGAATTTAAGTGCTCCTTTTTCTGTTTTTGCAGGTTTAATTGAAAGTAATGATCCTGAAATTATACCTTCTTTCTTATTTTGTTTGTTTACTTTTTCAGTAATCTGAAGAGGGAATATCTTGATTTCATCAATTTCAAATCCTGTTAAGTCTTTAAACAACTTAGCATAGATATTCAATTGAATAGCATCTTCTTCTTTTAATGAAGAATTGCCAGTCATATACTCAACCTCTCTATTTTTTACTGAAGTTTTAATATCTATGATTGAGAATTTACCTTCTTTCTCAACCAAGATGTCCATAGTACCAGCAGTATTGAATCCGTTAATTTCACCCCATAAAGTTGTAATATCACCATACACGTTATAATCTTTCAGTGCAACAGCAAGATCATAGATTATATCTGACAACTGATCAGAGAAACTATCTGTAATTTTTTCAAATACATTAACACCATTTATTTTATAAGATGGTGATAATGAGGCATTTGTAATATAAGTTGCTTTTATTATTGGTGCAAGAATACTTTGTACAAATGTTCTTTTATCAAATTGATCAAAACTTCCTTGAATTTGTTTTAAAATTGAAACTCCTTCAGCATCTTGATATAATACCTGTCTAAAGATTTCATCAATAAAGTTACCTCTAATAGTTTGAAAACTATCTTCCGAAACCTGATTTTTAGAGTTAGGTTTAAATCTTGTTACTCTATGGTATTTAAGACTACTTATTTTTGCTTTACCTGAATTTTCAATTTCAACATAATACTTTCCATTTTCAGTTTCTGGAATAGCTGCTGAAGAAGAAAGAAGTTTTTCTCTAAGTTTTTTTCTAACTTCTTCAATCATTTCTTGTGATTGCTCACTTACAGATTTTACAGGTACCTGATTTAGTTTATCAAGTGGATCTGAAATTTCTGTATCTTGTGTTGGTTGAGTATTTGCAGTAGCTGGTTTAGGTTCTGGTTTTTCCTGTACAGGATTTTCCATATTATACTTATCAATAATTGATTGTGCAATAGGGTTATCCTTCATCCACTCTTCTATAGATGGGTCGCCACCTTGTTCCATAGCTTTTCTATGTTCTTGAATCAGAAGTGTTTGTAAGCCAACAGGATATGTTTTTAACAAAGGAGTTGTTTCAGTGCCTTGAGGTTTAACTTCTTGGGTTTCTTCTGTTGTTGTTTCTTGTTTTGCTGTAAAGGTTGGTTTATTTTTTAATTTCTCTCCAATCAATTCTTCATAAGCATCAAATAACTCAAGTATTTTTTTGAATGTTTCTGAATCTTTTGCTACCTCGTTACCATCTTTATCAATAAACTTATTTGGGAACATTCTGAAATTTTTTAATCTATAAAGATTAGCATCATCAAAATAAACATCCAACTTAGCAATATCTTGAATTAACTGATTTGTTTTATTGTTTACTTTAAATCTTTCTAATGCATTACGGCTAATTTGTACTTTATTTTTTTCATACTTTAAAGTAATGTCACTAATTCTCTTAGCCATTTTTAACAATGAACCTGGGTCAGCAAGTATATTTATATTTTGAGCCTGAAACTTTGCACCTACATCAAGTTTTAAAAAGTCAATGTAATCATTAATACTTTCATCAACAAGATCTGTAATAGGAAATACATTTTTTAAATTTGCAATTGATTTTAAGTATTGCATGTAGTTATCACGTACAACTTCATGAAGGTGTGCTTCAACAACTGCATTAAGATCAACTGAATCATCTACGTCTTCACCCTCTGCATCAAACATTGAGAGTTGACTATTCTCATCCATAATTTGAACATTCATCAAATTATTTTTTCTAGCATACTCTTTTACTGCTTGTTTATATTTTGGGTTATTATGTGATCTTGTTAATGCATCCATAACACCAGAAAACTCTAAAGCAGCTTCTTTCAAACCTTCTAGTTTATCTAAAAAAGTACTCTTTTTATTAAACTCAGATGTATTACCTTCAGCTTCTAAAATTTCAATTTCTGATTTTGTTGTTTCAATTAAAGATCTTAATTGATTAACATCATATAATGCAGTGAACAAAGATGAATCAGCATCTCTTACAGGTACATTAGTTGATGCTTTAGCGGCAAGGTCTTTTGCTCTTTTAAGCATTCTATCAAAACTGTACTCTCCATAAACTGACATCATTTTAGCATGCTCAAATGCTTTGTAATTATTCAGTTCTTCTATGTAAGCATCTGGGTTCTTTTTCTTGTCTATATAACCAGGATTAAAAGGATTTGTTATGGCATCTGCTTTTTTCATCCTTGATTTTATATCCTCAGCTTTCTTTATAGCATTATCAATCTTAGACATAATATCTGGAGAGTTACCAAACATTTCTGATAACTCTTTTGGATCAGTTTGTTTAAGATCTTTTAATTGATCTACAAATAAGTCATATTTACCATTTTTAATTAATGTAAAAACATGCATAAAGAGTGAATCATCTTTAGCATTTTTTTCTCCATTAATATCTCCATTTGCAGCATTTTCCTGAACATTTGCAGAAAAGTCACGTTGTGTTTTAACATTAGTATCCAACCAGTTAACATAATCGTATGGTCTTTCCTCTAAAGAATTCATAGATTTAACTAATTCATCCATTTGTTCTTTTTGAGATTTTACATAATCATCATAAGTAGTAGTTTTATTCTTGTAGTCATTAAACTTCATTTGAAGAAGACTACCTGTATTAGATATATAATTACTTACTGCTTGAATAGGTCCTCCCATTAAAAATCCTGACATAAATACATCAAGACCTTGCATGCTCATTTGTTCACCAAAACCTTTCTTGAGTGCTTCCATGTAAGTATTTTTTGCAGCAATATTAGGATCACCATATAATTCTGCATAATACTGATTCAAGTAATAATCAATATTTGTTTTTTGAATACCTTCTTGATAAACTTCTTGAAGACCTTCAACTAAATTAGCTTGTAAATATTTTAAACTTTTAAGTGCAGCGGGTAAAGGTTTGTTTTTTAAAGCGTCCCAGGTACCTTTTCCAAAAGACTTTAAATAATCTTTTGTGAACATTCCTTTCTTAAACATTCCTTTTTCAATTACTGAATAAGGAGTTTTACCAGCGGCTTTCCATCCTGAGTTTTTAACTATTTTATAGAAAGAATTTTGAGCACCCAACCTCATCAATCTTTTGTCAATTGGTTTAAATAGACCATCAAATACTATTTTATTAGAATAGTAGATTGCAGGAATATTACCAATTACTGTTGCAGCAGCTGCTTTTTTACCACGTTGATAAATATCATCAAGTTCATTTTGTGAAATTTCTTTACTAGGGTTTGCTTTTTTCCATTCTTCAACTGCTTGATTTACAAAATCATTTTGAGCAAAACCACCCTCAAGAGTTGACTCTGAAAGAACTGCATTTAACTGACGCATATCATAATAGAATGCAGTTCCTGTTTTAAATGTTTTAGCAAAAGTACTCAACCTATTTTCTGCTGTCCCAGCAGTAAGAGCTTTTTTAACAAATGATCCTGCATTGTCAAAAGGATTAAATAATGCATTTGCCCCTGTTTGAAGTGATTTATAAAACATTTTTGCTTTATTAGGATCCTTAAATGATCTAACTAACTTAGCTAATGATTTAGATAAACCAGCAACATTTTGTCCAGTTCTTACAGCAGCAAGTTCACTAGTACCACCAAATGTTGCAGCTGTAATTGCACCTAATGCAATTTCTTCTGCTGCCATTTCAAGTACCATACCTATAGTATATGCACTATTAGCAACAAAGTTAGTTGCCCAAGCACCTGCACCTTTTCTATTACTTGTTGCAATAGAAAGTCTTTCTTCCATTAAAGATGCACCTTCAGTATTTGGACTGAAATCTCCAGTAAGTAAATCACCCCAACTCTTAAAGTTATCATACATTGCACCACCAGCAAGACCCCAAAATTGAGTTCCCATTCTACGTGCATCATCTAGAAATGTAGATCTAGAAGTATATTCACTTTCATTATCATTATAAATACTGAATCCTAAATTTTTAAACTTAGGATGATTATAGTATCTATTAAAATTATAACCAAATCTACTACCATCAAAACTTGTAACTTTTGATCTACGTAATGGATCACTATAAGTTGCAACTTTTGCTTGAAGATTTGCAAATAAATCTTTAGTCAATCCTTTTGAATCAACAGGTTGTGTAAATACATTACCAGCACCATCCTGAGCATTTTGTACTACAGGACTATGTTGTCTAAATTGTGCATCTAGCTTTGGTAAGTTTTGATCAAAAAATTGGTTTATCTGATCTAGTTTTGCATCAATTATATTAGGATCTAAATTATTTGCTTTGGGGTTTTCCATCTATAAATTGTATTTGATTCATATATGCATTAAACATATTCATTAATTCATTTGCTGCCATATCAACTTCACCTGCTCCAGGATTTGGTTTTACAACTGGAGGAAAATAATTTGGTGTTGGATTTCCTTTTTCATCAAATACGTTAACATAACCTGACATTACCATAGATCCATCTGATTGTTTAACTAATGACCCAGCTCCATATTTACCAAAATCAATATTTACACTTCCTCTACTGTTGTATTCTGTAGCAAATGGTCCATTTTTAGTTGATGAAAATGCTGAGTTGTTATCTGATATAACATCATTATCCATGAATATTGTAATGCTATTTTCACCACCAGGCATAACACCAGGACTTTTTGAAGTTCCGTCTAGTTTATCTTTTATTCCTGAACCTAATGTAATTGTAATTGCTTTCTTATTAATGTCATTAACTGCAATAGGATATGCTTTTATATCCCACATTGCAGCATTTTCTTTAGTACCACGTTGCTCAAGTAATCCTCTAACTGCAAGTAATGCATTTTGGTTGTGCTCTAATTCTTCATATGTTCCACCTTTACCAGCCATACCACCAGCATCACCAAATACAACTTTAACCTTATCTGATTTGGTATTATCATTTAAAGCTTTGAATACATCATTATATGTATCTACAGTTGCTTTGTAACCCCAAGAGTTTGGTGATGCTGAATTAACTCCCATCCATGCAATTGGATTAGCTTCATAAAAATTACCAGAAGCATTATATCCCATAACAGGAGCAATGTAATTATCAAATTTAACACCTGCTGATGGATCTCTGTTATATACTTTAGAAAACATTAAACTATAATCTTCATATAATTCTTCTCCCCTTGCAAGTGCATCATCTACATCTAATCTTACATTAGCCATCCCAAAAGTACCAGGTATTGGTTGTGATTTACCTATACCAGGATGTTTTGCATACATGTTTAAAAACTCTTGTTTTGACATCATTCCTTTATCTGAAACATACTGAGAAAGAACTTGTTTATCAAAAGCAGTTAACTCTTTTTCATTTTTAAACTTAGCATATGCTAATTTTTGAGCAGCTTGAATATTGTGTTGGTTTTTTATTTCATTATCTTGTAACATCTTAACAACTCCAGTAGCATTATTTTTTGCAATTTGTAAGGCTGCACTTCCAGAAAATAATGTTTTCATAGTTGGGTCTTCATTTAAAACATGATTGACCTTATCGTAAAGTACTCTATAATTTCTTTGATTGTTAGGATCCGTGTAACTCGTCTCATTTTTTAAATCAATTAAAGAATAATCATCATTCAAATATCCATTTTGTTTAGTTACTGTTCTTTTAGTTTTTTTATAATCGGGTTCATTATTTAATAACTCATCCCCCCATCCAGTTATAGTTTTAAATAATGATGATAAACCCATACTAGCAGCATTATAAACATCTTCATCACTTAGCCCAAAGAGTCCTTCTCCTTCTTGTTTAAATACAGCAGGATATTTTATTGGTTCGGGTTTTTCATAACTATCTTCTTCTTCAGCAACAAAATCACCAGAACTACCATAAATATCTTTAAGTTGAGTTCTTAGTGCAGTTTTTACATCTTCAGTTACTTTAACACCATTGTAATAAGTATCTGTTGGCAGATTTAAAATTGTTCTTGCTTCAGTTACAAATTGTTTATGTAATGCATCTGTTTGCATTACAGCACCATCTGAAAGTTTTACCTGTTCTTTGAAGTCAGTATTGAATGCATCAGGTTGAACGGCAGCACCACCTTGACTAGCACCTAACTGCATAGGTGTATCACCACTACCATCTCCAAAACCATATCCTTTGAATGATTCAGATAGCAATTCCATTTTGGTTTTATACTCAATGGTTCTTCTATCTTCATCACCTCTTGCGGATATCTCTTTAAGTCTTAAACCATGTTCAAATCCAGCAAGGGCATATTCATCTGCTTTAATATCAATTTTTTGAGTTAACTGAGCATAGTTCTGTGCAGATTTAACAAGATCTGTAGAGAGCAACATATTCCCAACACTAGAATCAATTCTCATTCTTAATGATTTAGGATCCATTGATGAGATTAATTCCTGGTTTACTAAACCTTTTGTTTTATCATAAAAGTTTACATTACTTTCCAGTACTTTTTTATCCTGAGTAAGTTGACTTAATGCTTCAGCTAATTCTTTTGCAGTTCTTGTTTCTGGATCCATTGTCTTTAATAATGATCCAACTGCTTTCTCACTTGTATCTGCTTGATTTAATTTAATACTTTGTTCTTGGATTAATTGATCCGCTATAGCAGGAATGCTCTTTAATACTGAATCAAAGTACATCTCTTCTGCTTTTTGTTCACCCACCATAGATGCATTAGCAGCAATATAATCTTTTCTATTTAAATAAGCTTGTGTTTTATAATATTCTATGGCTCCCTGGTCATTTCCAAATGTTGACAAGAATACATCACTCAACGCAGGAATAGCAGCAACACCATTTGTTGTTTTAATCCTATATCTACCTGAAGGATCAAAAGTTAAGTTTTCCATTTGGAAACCCATATCTTTTGCAAACTTCAAAGCTTCTTTACTAATGTTTCTACCCTTTACATATGTTGGATTTTGGAATCCTAGAATATCAGAATAACGGGATTTAGAAAAGTCATCAAGTTGATAATGAATAGCTCTAACACCACCTTCCCAATACTTATCTCCACACTTTGCTGAATCCATACAGTTTTTATAATAATCTGCTTCTTCCATTGCTTTTTGTGCAGATTTTACAAACGCCATGTCTTTAATGATATACTTATCATTAATAATAGGATCAAAAACCTTTCCTGCAAGTTCTACATTTTCTCTCTTTGAAAAATCAAGTGCAGATACTTTTTTAATATCATCATCAATTTTCTTAAAAAAGTCATCTCTACGTCTAATACTCTCATCATGTGCTAAAGGAGAATAGAGTAATGACCCATACATTTTACTAAGTTGGTCATAACCAGAATCATATCTTGCCTGCTTGGTAGACAAAGCTTGATTTAAAAAATCCATGTCTGGTTGAAATACTGCAATTTCTGGGATAAAATCTCCAGATTGATCTAAATAATTTGCCATTTAAACTTATTTATATTATAAATATAAGCAAAAAACATTAAAAGTTTATTAAACTTTTTAAGTTTAAACTTATAAAAGTCCTGATGCTTTAAGTGCATCAAAGTAATCTTGACTAGGTGCTTGACGTTTATTATTACTCTGTAAAGCAACTAGAGCATCTAAAAGTTTTTCAGGACTAATTGATCCACTAGCTGGTATAGATTTTCTAATCTGATCAATTAAATTAGAATACTGAGTAGCCTCATAGTTCTTATCCGCAATAAGCTGTCTTTCTTTATCAAAACTTAAATAGCCACCCATCTCAGGATGAATTTGAAAGTTATCATATAATTCATTAAGTACTTGAGCACGTGCTCTATTAGTAAATGAATTAGTAACTTGTTTCAAGATTTCATTATCTGCTTTACGTTTAGAATTATCAAATTGTTGATTTGTTAAAACTCCTTTATCATAAAGATCCTGTGCAATTTTAGCATTGTACATGAGAGTAGAGTTATTAATCTCAGTATTGATTCTCTCACTGTCATTTGCTGTAGATACATTCTGATTGCTATATCTTGCTAAAACATCAGCAGCATTTTTGGCACCTGTACCTGCAAGTGAAGATAATCTTGATGAACTTGCTTGAGGTCCAGCAAATGCACTCATTGCTTCTGTAGAAGTATTTAACTGTTCTGATATTGAAGCAAGTTCTCTTGTAGGATCATAAAATGTTGGTTCTACAAAATCAGGAGAAACCTTAGCTGCCCAAGGCATATATTTCTTCAAGGATGCTCTGTTATATAATGCTCCATAAGTGTTTAATTCATCTTGTAGCCAGAATGGGGTATAACCAGCACCTGTTCTAGCAGCACCAGATATATCAAGATCTGCATCTGGAATATCTCCAACTTTTTTTTCTGCTTCTTGAACAAATGGTTTTAAATCTGCTTTTGGTTTTAAACTATTAATTGCCCACAACATTGCTTCATGGAATGGACCAACCTCACCATCAGTTGCTTCTGCAAGAAGAACTTCTCTAATTTTATTTGGATCATTACCTGCTTTTGCCAATCTTGCGTTAATCCTTGGAGTATAATCAGTACCTTTAAATGTACCAAATTTTAAAACTTGTTTTGTAATTGCAGGAATATTTTCAGGAGTTAATGCGTCCTCAACCATTTTTTTCCAAGCAGGATAATCTTCATCCCAAATTGTATATCCTGTATCACCTTTTGGTTTATAAGGTAACTTATCTTGTCCCATAGGTTCATACATATCTAATCCACCAGTAGTAGTACCAGTAGATCTGCCCATAGGTCTATTAATAGTATTTTTAGGAGCTTCTCCTGTTTTTTGTTTTGGTACTACAGGAGTTGGTTTTTTCGTAAATGATGGAACTTCTTCCCCACCCTCTTGAAATATCATAGGTATATTAATTGATCCACCTTTTTTAAGTGTTGGCAATTGTTCTCCAGCTACTCCAGAAAGATAATCTTCAGCGATTTTAGGAATACCATTTTCAAACCCTTTCATAGATTCTTGAACCAATGCCAGTTTTGCAAGTTTGTTTTTATAGTTATCAATCATCATTGTAGCAGTTTGTTTTTGTATATCATCTGATTTTGGATCATCTAATATATCTCTATACTTATTTATATCATATTTCTTTGCTATTTGAGCAGGTGGTTTTGCTTTTGTTTCACCGAACTCTTTTGTCATTTCTTTTGGAATAGACATTGATTTAGTTTTTGAAAATATGAAAGAATTTTCTGGGGCATCAATTGGAGTACCTCCTTTGTGATGGGGATCTCCAGATATATCAAAATGGGCTGGATAACCAAACATATCAGGTACGTATATAGTTTCCCCATTTTCTGCTTCAATATTGGCATTTTCTCTTGGAGATTCTTTAAAAGTTTTTCTTGTGTTTTCTTCAATAGAAGATGATCTCTTAGGACTTGACACAAGTTTTCCTTGATTAGTAGCTTCACTAAAACTAGGAGATTTTGTTATTTTTATTTTTCGTTTCATTTTAATCTAGATATTCAATTGAACCACCGTTTTTAATAATATACTGAATTTCTTCATCACTTAGTTCATATTCACCACCTTCTTTGAACTTAGACAACTCGTTTAAACCTTTTCCAGTAAACTGCACAGGTACCATTTGGTCTTGTCTAAAGGCACCTGTATTAATTTCATAATCACCACGCAGGGATTGTTCTTTACCAAAAATATTATCAGCAGCAGTTCTAAGACCATACTTTTTAGCATTTCTTTTATCTGTTCCTGAATTTAACATATTAGTAAATAGTTTAGCTGCAAGTATATTTCTACTTGCTGGTATTAAACCACCATAAGGGTCGCTATATGTTTTTTTTACCATACCCATACTTTCTTCTGGATTTGGATCACCTGTCATTTCACTATTACCAATTAATTTTCTTGCTTGTTGATAGTCAAGTAAACCGTTATCTGGTGTATATCCTATAGGATTTTCTGGGTAATCTCCAGGTAAAGTATCTCCAGGCAACATACCTTGAATACCCATATATCTCAATAAATCATCTCTTCCAGAAGTTACCTGCTTTTTATCAACATTCATTGGATTACCATATGAATCATAAGGATTAATAACATTTGGTCCTTTGCTAGTTTTAATGTTTAATTGATTATTTAATTCTTCATTAACACTTAAACCCATCTGAGCTTTTTTAAGTTTCTTACTTCTTGCTTCATTAGCAATTTTAGAAATACTTTTCATAAACTCATTAGATGATTCACCACCATTTTCAAATATTAAAGGTAAAAATATATCACCACCTTTTTTCATTTCTTTCATAATATATAAATCATCAGGAGTACCCTTGATGGGATGCCATTGACCTTTTATATAATCATCCTCTTTTGCGTAGTGTGAAAATTTACCTTGAGGTCCGAAATTTGCTATATTATAAGGATCTTTGTTGTAAACTTTTCTATAAAGTGGATTTAGTACAAGTTTTTTTGGAGTTGCAAGTGTTTTGAGTGGTGGTTGTGCAACGGTATTTGGAGAAACTTGAAGATTACCAGTTTTAGAAGTTATTTTTTTATAATCTTCCCCTATAGGAACTTCCCTTGTATCGGCAATATTCCAATTAAATTTTTTAGAAGCTTCATCATCATAATTATTATTATCATCATCAAACCACGATACAGGAATTTTATGATTTCCTATATTAGTATAACGTTTATTATGATCACATTCCTTACAATATTCCTCATAGACATCAAAATTATTATTTTTTTTTCTTTCAATAATTTCTAATATTTCAGACTCGGAAAATTTATCAAAAAATAAATCAGCTGCATTAGGATTTGACATAGCATATTCATAATCATTAGCTAAGGCTTCTTTATTAAATAATCCTGACTCACCTAATAAACGCATTTTATTTTCATAATTGCGAGTATTAATTCTATGAGATCTCATGTATTTAGCGTCTTCAGCATCCTGTAACATTTTATGATTTAACTCCTCACTTGGTTTTTGACCACCTTTTTGTAAAACAGGAGTTTCTACAACATAATCACCTGGAAATAAATAATCCTGATCTGGTATCATAAGTTTCATGTTTCCATGATTATCAATACCAAAAACAGGAAAGTCAACTCCTTTCATAGTAATATTATTACTAGGAATTTTAAGAGCTGGTTGTTTCTTATCCTTTGAGTTACGTTTGTATCCTTCTGTGGATGTTTTCATCGTGGTGAATTTAATAATTTAGTATTTGTTAACTTCAGCATCATTTTAGTACTTCCAGAAACTGATTTAATAAACATTACATAGTTAAGATAATGTCTAAACTTCTTTCTTTCAAGTGCAAACTTACTGTAATTCAGGTTGTTGATATTTAATGTTTTAATGTAACCATTCAATTCTGTAGACCAAATAGGTTGTGCAGATGCTGTATATTCACCTCTATCATTAGTAATATCCCAAAACTGATTTATTCTGTATTTTTGTTCTACCTTCTCACATAATACTGCAATGTTAGTAGCATTTATTATAGGATAAGATACTCTTGCAAGAGGATTGTTCTTTGGCATTTGTACAATATTTAACAAACCAGATACCTGTTCTGTATTTGATACAATCATTCTATCAAAATTTTCATCTAATATATGAAATTTATCGACACCGTCTGCATCATACCTATAACATTCTAAGATATACTCTAAACTTCTAACAGTATTAACTGCTTGACCAGTTGTTGTTGGTTGTTCAACTTCAAATGGATAATCAGTTCCATAGAAATTACAGAATAAATCTGTTCTATAGTTATGTCTCCATAATGACTCATCTTTAGTAGTAACAAAATCTTTTTTCATTGACAGTGTTAAATCAGGGTGCCAGTCATGAAATGATACCCAGAATTTATTCTTAGGATCATAACTTATTGTAAATGAGGTATTTGAAAAATATCTAGGATCTCCAAGTTTAATTTTAGTGGATCCATTTACTAAGAATATATTATCTTTCAAATAAGTAATATTTACTCCTGGTATTTTCTTTACTTTATAATCTTTCTTACAGATATATAGCATTTGATCATCTGCATCATATGCTGCTTGACAACCTATTCCAATAACTGGATTATCTGTTACTTCAAAATTTGGAAAATCCTGCAATAGGGTGTATGGGAGGAATTTAGAAAACCACCATCTCATACCATTACCTGATATTTCCTGTAATCCTTCTCCAACTTGAAATACTTTACCCTGATTTTGAGATACGTAAAACAATCCAGCAGGTGTGTTAATAGCAGATCTTAAATTCTGACATGATCCATACTCATATGGCAGATCACTATTAGTTAAACTTTGCATTGGTTGTGAAAACAATCCTCCATCACCAATAGTTATTTTAGTGTTTAAATCTGTTTGAAGTGTATCAACACCCATAAATTGTACTGGACTATCATCATGGAATAAAATAATAGCACCATTCTTACCAATTGTTTTAACTGTTGTTATATCAGATCTAAAATCTTTGTAATTGTTTGCTAAGAAATACTTCCAGTAATCTTTTTTATTTTCAAGATTTGTAGGTAATGAGTAAATAACTCTATTTCTACGTTTTGTGTAGCATAATAAAGAGTCATTTGGTGTATAATCTCTAGACTGCATATTACCCCAAGTTATAAAACTTGAGTATAATTTACTGATGCTGAATGAATAATCATATTTATAATAGTTGCCAGTAGTAATTATTGAAGTGTCAAACAATCTTTGGATATCAGTATATCTATAAGGATCAAAGAATCTCTTGTCATCTTGGTCTTCCCAATCTCTTAAATCAACATTGATCTCGCTTTCAACAAAGAAATCTCTAACTCCTGATTGGAATAAATAGAAATATGCCTGCTTTTTAGCAAATTTAAAATTCAATGCCTGTCCAAAATCACTTAACCCAAACCCAGGATTACTCAATGCAGCATCATCTAAGTTATTTAAATTAGCTGGGGTATTCCAGTTTGCAGGATTTGTTAAGTTACCAACAACAGATCCTATTAATCCATTAACATCATACTTAGTTGTATCTGCCCAATACCTTGGATAGATTATAGCATAGTATTTAGAATAATCTAATTCTGCACCATTTGGTTGGTTATATAACCAGTTATAGAAATAAAAGAATGTATTCTTTTCTGTGTATCTACCAATGAATGTATCACCACCAAATATAATTGGTGATGTATATATTTGATTAAATAGTGTATATTGGTTTGTAGATGTTATTACTTCACTAGGAATTTCATTATTATCATTTACAATTACAGTACAACCAGTTGGTATTTGTCTAATATTGTACAACTGACCATACTGATTTCTGTTTCTGGTTTTTAATCCACCATAATAAGATACGGTAGAAGTAGAAAATCTATCAGTTGGAGTAGCACGACCAGGTGTTAACCCAATTGTGGTGATTGTATTATCTGTAAGAGTAGCACAATCACTAATGTTTTGGTTTACATTAATTGCTACTGCTCTAGATCTATTAAGGTTATTAATAGTTTTATCGGTAAAAGTTTGAAACTGATTATCCAAATAAGCAGCATCAACTATTGCTCTTCTTTTATTTGAAGAGGTATTAGAGTTTCCAACATTATCTTTATGTGAGGTTGATGTTGAAACATATCTATAAGCATACTGTCTATATGGGATTGTTGCTCTAATTAACTCAAGTGCTGTTTCTGTACTTTGTGATAAGTAAGATAAGAATATCATTATACCACTGCTTGCTTTAATTAAACCAGGTAATTGATCAAATTCACTGTATTCATGTGTGAATATCTTACCTTTACCTATACCTCCAAATAATAAAGCATTTGTACCATAAGTTGTATATACAGCATTTGTAGGATTAAAGTTTCCAGTAACTGCTGTTGCAAGATCTAATCCAAAAAGTTCTACTAAAAAAGAACCAACGTTTAAAGCAGTATTACTTGCTCCAATTGTTGCTGCTGATGGGTTTCCACCAGTTGCTGCATTTAACGACGCAGATCCACTTCCAGCAGGAATAAGTCCTAAATTCAATACTTTAGGTGCTTCAACAGTCTGTACTTGTTTACCCTTCATTGCTCTTGCAGCATTCGCCATACCCATTAAACCAGAAACTATCAATGATAAATCAGTTAATAATTTATGTTTTGGATGTCCAGGAACAGGCTCAAAAAATCCAGATACGTTACCAGAAGATCCAATTTCACTATAAAGTCTTAATTCTTTAGCAGCAAGAAATGGATTATTAAACTGTGTATCAGGAGAATGGAAAGTAAAGTAATTACGTTTAGTTAAAAATGGTTGATATGGTTGATATCCTTCAACTTGAGTATCCGTTAATGATAATGTAGGATCATTACCAAGTGGATTGTAAGGATAATTCTGGAATAGACCATTATAGTTACCACCCGTATCAGTAGGTAATTTATATGATCTCATGTTATTAAACATTCCTTTGGCAACAATGCTTTTGTTACCTTCACGAGTTCCTCTTAGTATTTCATATCCAACAATACCTTTAATAACTTTAATAGAACCGTCGGTATCAATAAATACTGGGGGTTTAATATTTTCAAATTGTACACCTATAACGTTTATAAACTCTCCAAAGTTAGATGCATTTGTTGAGCATCTTGAAAATTGAGCAGAGTCATTAATGATATCTTCAGGCATTTTATGATGTCTGATAGGTTTACCACACAAATCATACTTAGTATCTGTGGTACCACTAAATAATGGGTCGAACGTAGAGTTCCATACTTCAGGATTATCTGCTGGATAAACCTCTGTAGATTCCCAATATGCAGGAGTTCCTTTGTAAAAAGCAATACCTCCATCCTCAACTATTTCATTAATGGGTAAATCTGCTGTTGCAGTGTTTGTTGTTTCAAATCTTTTAGCAATATCATCCCCAAAGTAGTTTTCTACATAAGAACTACCAACTGGATCAAAACCTGTTGGATCTGGAGAGTAATTAGATTTGTGAGTTCCTGGAATATGAAAACTATTTGACTTTTCTCCTGTGTCATATACCCATCTGATAAAGAATGAATATACCTCATCTCTCATGTATCCAACTACATTACCACCTTTTCTATAATAATCAACTGGATATTTTACAATAACCCAGTTAGTTTTGATTTGGTTAGCTAGTGGTTGGTAATTAAAATCAAATTTAGAAGTAGGTGAAATCCTTAAGAGGTAATTATTTACTGTTGAAATAGACTCAGACTTCTCAAATATAGTAGTTCTAACAGATAAAAATTCTAATGACACTACAGGTAATGTAGGATCTATAGCATCAATTGTTATTTTGTTAGAGTTGGTGGAATAATAACCTAATTTTTTAGCAACTGTTTGTTGGTTTACAACAGATACTAATACTAATTCAAACTCATCATATATGTCAGTATCCAGATTGGATATGTTTATTTCTAATGATCCACCAAAATTAGTGTGTGTAAATAAAGCTTGAGGATTAGATTTAGCAATATAATCTGTTGTTCTAACACCACCCACACTATATGCAATAAAAGCAATGTAAGAACCATTTGGCAACGTTCCACCAGTTCCAGGATCAAGTGTGATACATGGAGTTTTAATCTTTTCTGCAAATAGTAATTTATTACAATCTAAAGAATTAGTTTGTGTACAGATATTACAACTGTTTATAATATTGCAATCCTCTTTCCATTGGGTTCCAGGCCATAATTTATTACCCTGGTAGTAGTTATTACCAATGTAATTCTCATCAAGCAACCATTCTTTTGGGTTTCCTATGTTAAGTATTCTATCAGGATTACTATTGTCAGCAAAATACACATTCCACGAACAGTCAAATACTTCTCTAGATACACCAGTTACTAAGTTAAGTCTGTTGAAATTTAAACAGGAATCATTAACAATAGTTCTGTAAATACATTGATCTTCAATAAACAACCCAACCTCTGAATTAGTATCATCAGTTGAAAACAATACCCAGTTTGAAGCAAATAAATGAACTGCACCAATAATTGTATATGGTGCATTTGCGCATGATAAATTGGCAGGTTCATTACCAATCATCCCAAGATCACCCTCAATAGAATTATTTACTGCATTACGAGCATGTGTCCATGATCCTTCAGGATGATATGTTTCATCAAAATCTTTTACTAATCCTTTAGTAAAGTTTGTTGTTTTAATATTTTCTTCTTGTTTTGCCATTAGTATTTGTAAGATAATCCACCAAAACTACTAAACATATCATAGTATTTTCCGTACATCATTTTTCTATTTTTTCTCCAAACTTTTGCCATTTCTGAAAAATCTGGTGTATTCACAATAGTTAATGCATTGTTTCTTGCAGCTCTATACTCTGCCGTAACAAGTTGATACTGTGTGGTAACATTTATATTATCCATTATTAAGTTTTCAAGAACTCGTTTTTTTAAAGCATATTCATAATATTCATTTATCATTGGATGATCTAAAACAAGTAAATCACCATCATCAGATATTAAATCACCTTCATAATTTATATAAAGATTACCACAATCAAGATTTGTATATACCCAACCATCTTTGATATATGCACTGTCTACAGTTTTCATTTGAATGTTTGGACAATTATCACAATCTATAAAGTCAGATTTCCTGAAATGTATAGGTGCAAACATTGTATATTCTCTAACTGTTTGATTATAAGTCTGTAACAATCTATATTCATTATCACATTTATCTAAACAAGTTGGTACTTCTTTAATCAAACATGGTGGTTGTTGAGGATTACTTTCATCTGAACAATATAAAGGATCCACCCAAGGAGTATATTCAGGTGATACATCTTCAATATGAGTTCCTTGAGGAGCAGCTGTAATTATTCTATAACTACCGCACAATAGAGCAAAATTCATTAGATAGAAATCATCAGGTAACTTTGCTCTTCCTTTTTCAATCTCAAGAACAACCTCTTTAGTTTTGTGAATTTTTAATCCCAGATCATAGTTAACCCTGCGAGCTACTTTAATAAGTACCCCAGGATCAATGACAGAATCAGAACTTATGTTTTTAAGATCTAATTTAATATCCTCAACTAAAGAATCAAATGTTCTATATTTTATTAAATAGTTCATCGTGTTATATTTTGTTTATCTGAAACAATTTGATCAGAAGGAACCTGCATTAAAAATCCAAGATCTTGATAAACTTGCTTTTCAATTTCAGCAAATAAATCATCGGGTATTAAGAAATCTCTTTCTCTAGGATTCGAACATATTTCATTTTCCTCACATGCAAATACAGACATATTTTTTTCAAATATCCCTTCAATTTTTATTTGCTCCCAATCAATGTTAGGAAAATACAAATAACCATTTTGGTACCAGTAGTACAATGTCTTATTATATTTGAAATTACTAGTTTTACTCAAAGAACTATAAGCGGCTGGTGTTGTTCTATATACCTCATTATAACCATCTATGGAAGAAACTGTTCTGATAAATTGACCATATTTACCTTCAAATACTTGAGGTATTTTATCTTCAGTTCTCATTATTTTAATCTTAGTTGTAATACTTGAGCAGCAGCTATCAGTTTTATCAACTTCAACTAAATCCATAGTGATAGGTTTAAACAAACTAGAGAACTTTAAACGCATGTTTAACAATTCTTCTTTCTTAATAAACAACTTAGCATACTTAATAATTATGCTATAGATAAGTCTATCAGTGATAAATGCATCCTGAGATATTGTTTTTGTTGTATTTCTAATACGTGATATACTTTCACCAATAGTTGTCATAGGTCAAATTCATTATAGTTTTCAATGTTTTCCTCAAAAAATTCTTTTGAACGCTTAACAGCAAAATCTTTAATTCTACGTTTTTTCAAAAGATCAGATGGTTTAAATGACATAGGTATTACCTGATATCTATGCCAATCTTCTTTAAATTTTTTTGAAGCTGCTCTTGAAAAATTTCTGCATGCTTCAAATTCCCAGATATCACTATCAATTAAAGTAGATTTATTAGTATGATTTGTAAATATAATTTTACCCAAATGACCATCTGTTCCTAAATTTCTTGCATATACTTCTGTATTAGACTTGATTGATGTACCATAATCTTTTATTTTACAACGATCTATCTTAATCATACCTAAAAATATAGCACCTAATCTTTGAGGTAATTCAATTCCATCCTTTGTATTACATGCTGTTTCCCATAATAATTGATTAGATGCTTTAATTATAGAACTTAATTGAGGATCTGTATATGCTTTATATTGTGGAAAGTGTCTTCTAAATTTTGCAAAGAATGCTTGTGTTGCAATTGCATATCTTTTTCTTTTCCTTCTAGGAGCGTTTAAATCTGGTTTTCGGAAGGTATTATTCATCATATCTAAATTTACAAAATTTATTTAAATAATAAAAGTTTATTTTACAAAAAATCCCTGGTAAACAGGGATCCTTGCTCTGAAGGGAGAAACCAATAAAACCCTAAAGAATTATTCTGTACTTGTCTGTAATATAATGGAATAACATATTTCATCTAGATCACATAAAGATCCTACCCTAATTATGTAACTTGTACCAGGTGTAAGTCCTGTTATGGTTGTAGAATTGGTTTCAACTAATACTTCCTCCCATGTACTAATATCATTAGGTATTACTGGAAGTGTCTGATATTGAACAACGTACCCTTGTAGAGCTGTTGATGTTCCAATCCATGAAATACTAATTTCAGTGGTTGAAGTATTAATTATTAAGTTTGTTGGTGATTGACACATAAATTAAAATTTTTTAAGTAACTCGTATTTTCACTACACTACCTGTTCTGTATAACTCATTAATTAATATTCCTCCAGCAGCAGCAGCAGTATCATCTGCAAAATCAAGAAGTCCTTGAGGAAAACTAATTTTCTTATCAAACATTGCAATATGAGCTTTTGCTTCCTGTAATGTATTACCAGAAGGTTCTTTAACAGGAGCAGATAGAATTAATGCAGTGGTTCCTTGACCAGTACCACAACTAGCTTCAATGATTGTATCATATCCATCAATATCTACATCAGAACCTCCTTGATTTCTATGATTAGGAACTTTAATTTTTATTGGAAGTGCATTATCACCTGTACCAGATGTATCATCCTTTGTTCCACCAAGAACTATTTCTCTATATCTATAACCATGTTTACCACCAAGTACAAATTGAAAATCTGTATCTGTAGAACCCTCACGTCCAATAACACCACTCATAATATGATCTGACCAAGATTGATAACCAATAACAACACTATATTCTGCTGTAGTCATTGTGCCAACTGCTTGACCATTATAATAACCTATAACGACATTACCATGCCTTTGACCATAAAGTAAATTAGCTGTTCCAATTACAGTGTTATGATAAAATAAAGAACTTGTAGAGTTTTTAACGTTTTCAAAACCAATAGCAACGTTCCCACCAGGAGTTGAAGGAAGGTTATACATGTTTCTTACACCAATAATTGTGTTAGTCCAAGAATATACATCCGTCATAGACAAAAGATTCTCATGACCTAAAATTGTGTTATAACCAAATCTTTCTCCATTAGGCATATTATTAGCACCCATAATAAGATTTGTTCCAATTTCAGATGCTGTACTATTGCCGTATTTAGTAGCATTAGCAAATCCAAAAAATACATTCTTCCCTCCTGTAGTAATATCTTGAACAGGGTTCAAACGAGGATTATAAATACCATCTCCATTAACACTGGACGCTGATACTACAAAGTTTTGATACCATCCTTTTACTCCAGTAGCAGCGCTTGTACCATAATGGTATTGTTCTGTTGGTGAAAGTTCATCGTTAACAAGTTTAAGACCATTATTATCACATGTGATAGACATTTGTTTAAGAATGTCAGAACAAGTGATTGCTCTAAAACTTGGGGTACCTGATGAACCACTTGGAGATGCAAAAAATAAATTTTGATTTTGTACCTCAAGATCAAGATCAAATGTTCCACTTGGACTAGTTACTTGTTGATTAGCTAAAGTAAATAACGCTGTAGGAGCATTTAAGTCAATAGTAGTAATTCCTCCTCCTGGAGGTCCATTCTCTCCAATAATTGTATTAGTACAACCAGGATTAGCTAATAGAAGAACTAATTGTTGAAGAATAGAATTCAGTGTTGAACCAGGATTAATTCCAGCTTCATACAGTCCTTCTTCAAGAATTATACAACTAGCATTGTAATATGTATCACATTTATCAGGTGATACACAAGAAGATGAATAAGTACTATTAGTAGTTAATGGTACATCTTTACATCCACATTTTTTGTTATTTTCTTTACATTTGCAACTCATAATATTATAATACTGATACTGTTGATGAAGGTCCACAGCTAGTCAACTGATAGATACCTTGACTTATACTTGTTATTTTCGCATAATAAGTTCCTGTTGATAATCCTGTAAATACATTTGATAAACTAGAACCTAAAACTGATACTGGAAAAGTAAATGATGCAACTTGTACATTAGTAGACGCATTAAACACTGCTACAACATAACCTATTGACGCTGTTGTTATAGGATTTGTAAAATCAACTTGGAACTCACCAGGATTAGGAGATGACACTGTTAAAGCAGGACAAAAAGAACCATTCAAAAAAGAATAACTTTTTGTATTATTACAAGTAATTGTTCCATCTGTAAAACATGCTAACACATCTATTCTGTAGAATATGGTAGGTTTTAAAGAAGGTGATGAACTAATATCAAGTGCATAATTATTACCTCCCATAGCAGGAATAATATTAATACCTGTTACAGTATAATTGTTATTGTATGCATCATATACTTTTATTGTAGCATCTGACCCACTACAGAATGAAAATCCTCCTGGTAAAGGTTGACCACTGAAAGTAATATTTAAAGCAGGTTGATCGTATGTTGCTGTAATATCCCAGATAATATCTTCACAAGTTGAAGTACAGCAATTAGAAATACTATTCTGTAGGTCAAATACAGCAGTTCTAAGATCACATAAAGCTAACCATAGATTAGTAACTGTATCAGCTAAATCTTGTGGTGATGAAACCCAACCTGCAATAGCAGACATTTGTGCTGCTGAATTGCTTGCTTGAGGATCTGAAGGAGTTACACATTGTGCGCCAACAGCAGATATAATTTCACTTGGTGTTCCAGTTGCATTTAAAAGTTCACATACTTTAGTTTCTAAGTTCTGTAAAAATATAGGAATTGGAACATTTAAATCTCCAGTTAAACAACTAATACTCATTGTAGGAAGTTGTGACCCACCTGAAATTTGATTTTCAATTGTATCAACTCTTACCTCAAGGTCATCAATCCGTTGATTAATTGCATCAATTAGAGTTACTAAATTGCAAATCCTATTACCCATTGCAGTAGCATAATCCTTCAACTGCATGGTTGTTTGTAAATTTCCTAAGTAATCTGTATAATGAAAACATTCTGCAACTTCTATTTCACAATCAGGACATCCATTAGCAGGTGTAGTTGTGCTATTATCCTGGTTTATGAGAATACAAAGTTGATCTAAAATAAATTGAACAAGGTCTTTAAAGTTATCAACAGAGGGACAAGCTGGATTAAAACAAGTTAAGTCATACCCAGAAACATTCAAGATATTTAAAATATCACACAGTTCATGTGCTAATCTTGCAGTGACATCTGATATATTATCTCCCTTACAAAGATTTATACAAGGTATATCAGGACCTTGCCAAATAACACAATTAGAACTCACTGGAGTACACCCTTTTTGTGTATTATTATTTTTAATATCTTTCATAGTATTAATTTAATGAATATAAATATAATTTCAAAGTGGATTGTTGTTTATTTTCTGATAATCAACTAATTCCTTTTCTACCCATAATTTTAAAAGATCTTGATAATCACAATAGTTGTTTATACCATAAGCTTTTTCAAGATATAAATTATAATAATTTGTTGAAAACTTTTCTGTTGTTTCAATATAACATTGTTCATCTAAAGAAATTGTAAAATCTTTTACAGGTTCCGAAATTGTTCTTGTTATGACAACAGGTTTTTCAACACAACATTCACAATCATCATATCTTTCAGTAATTGTTACAGTAACTAATTCAGCATCCTCAAGTGCTACATTTTGATCAATAAAAATTGAATAACATTCATCTGGGTATTCTTCAATTTTTATAATACCTCCTTGATATAAAGTTAAATCATTTGTTACTATTAATACTGTATCAGGAGAAATTACAAAAGGTCTTTGTTCAGTGTCAATATTTGCCTTACAGTTTATTAAGAAATTTAAAGGAGGTAAAATTTCTTCACAACTTAAATTCTCAACAAATTCAATGTTTGCAATAACAGCTGATCCCATATTCTGAAAACACTGTTGACAAAATTCATCTGTAGGAGGAGCATTACAAGTAGATTGAACAACATAGATATCTTCAGGATAATTTGCTAAGTCATTCATTCTTACTGTAGCACCTATCGCACTAAGCCAAAAATTCTGGTATTCAGAACTATTACCAGGTCTGACATATCTATAAGTATCTGTTAAACAATTATATAGTGGTACGCAAATAGCTTGTGCCATAGTTAGTTACATTTTTTATTTTTGCAGCATGAACAATCTACATATTCTTTATCAACCTCAACAGTATTTATCGTTGGATTACACATAATTATTTTCATAGTTACTGGTGTAGTATTATCGTAAAATTCTGGATTTCTGGTCCAATAACTAATATATGGGCAATAAGTATCTATAGGAGAAAAATAATAATCCTGTTGTAAAGAATTATCTCTAAATATCCATTTTTCACCATCCCAATAAACAGAGTGATCTCCAGCTGAATAAACAGGTTTATCGTTTAATAAACCTATTGAATTAATACTAACATCTAAAAATCCATATGTAACATCATCAATTACCACTCTTATGCAATCACATTCCTGTTCTCTTACTTCAAAGCATAATGCAGGATATCCTTTTAAAGAAACTACTTTACCAAGGTAAATTGAAAGATCAACATCTGTAGTAATTACTTGTTCTGGATTAAAACAGCTAACTAGTTCATATTTAGGTTTATAACAATCAGAACATTCCGCAAATTCTTTATCAACGTTGACTGGAAATTGTAAAAGAGGGTTAATCGGATTTTCTTGGTTTATTCCAAAAGTCCAACAATCTGTTGGATATTGTTCAAAAGTAAATACTGTGCCTGGTTCAGTTCCTGAAAAACTTGGATCATTAGTAGTTATAACTACAGAAGGATCTGCACAATTATAAAAATTATATCCTGGTAAACAAGAGTCACAATTAGCATAACTATGAGTTACAGTTACTGGAGTAATCTCTCCAATAAATACCTGATCATAAAGAGTTATATAAAAACACGCATCACCATATCCTTCTAATTTTATAACAGTACCCATATACTCAGATAAATCTGTATCTGTAGTTATCTGTAGTTCTCCACTACATTCAATAAGAACATAAAGGCAAGGTATAAATGGTTCTGTTACAGTGCACTTACAACCACCTTTTGCGTCATCTGTTTGTACTTTAGTACATCCTTGTGCACAATTTGGTAAAAATGGATTTGTACCTTTACAATGACCTGTTGTTGGTTCATAAGTATATCCATCAGGACATAATGGTCCTGAAACTATTTCTTTAATACAAATAGATTTACCATCTTGTGGTTTTGTATATCCTGGAGGACAAACCCCACATTCAAAATTTTCAGTTGAATCTAAACCATTACTCCTACCGCTTTGTGTATAACTACTCAAAACACCTGCATTGTCACCAGTTATAAATTTTGCAATAGGAGATGCATTTAATAAATGGTAATCTAAATCTTTTAATTTTTTATAAAATACCTGATTACCAGATGATAAATCATTAGCACCCATGTCTGGAATTATTAAATTCCAGACACCATCTCCTATATCTTGATATATTTTAGAATTTGATCCAGATGAACTACTTGCTAGGTAGGTATAAAAATAATTAATTTCATCTACTTGTAATAAGAAAAATGAATCTGAATTTTCAACCATTGAAATATTAAACGTAGAACCACCATCAATAGAATAATATATTGTAGATGAAGTGGTTCCATTTCTAACAGCAATATATATTCTATTATTTGTTGCTGCAATTGATGTAATTGCAGAATTAGCTTCAATTGGTGCACCTGTGTTTAATGCTGACCAGGTATTCCCACCATCAGTAGTTTTAAATAACTTATCAAATATACCTATGTATCCAACAGCAGGGTTTAGGAAATGAAGTGCTCTTGCAAAAATCGTAGGATCCCCAGGAAGTCCATATATTTGACTTGCTGTTTGAGCAATATTATAAAAGTTTGCTCCTCCATTATTACTTAATGCAATATAATCTCCAGCAATAATTACTTTATTATTGTCAATAAATTTACCAATTGCCCAAGAAACTCCATTAGTACCTAATATAGGATTCCATGTAATTCCTCCATCTGTTGATCTATAAACGCCATCACCATTATTAAATAAGATTAGGACATTATCAATATCATAATTTGGAGCTACCAAAGCATTAATATTTCCAACAGCTAATGTAAAGTTTGGATGAAAATCTGTAAATCCAGTATTAACATCATATGAGAACATTAATGCATTAGAGGGGCTACCTGTTGCAAGAGCATATGCTTTAAATATTGACATTAGTGTTCTTCTAGTTTTGTTTTATTATCTTTTTCTTTAGCAAGTTTATTAATACACTTAGTACATCCTTGCTTTCCATTTGCTAAAACTCTTTTTTGACATCCGCATGTAATAGCAGATCCACAATTTTCACATTTCATAATTTATTGGTTTTTAATTATTTACATGATGAACAGCCACATCCACAAGCAAGTTTATCAAGCTTTTTAATAACATAGTTATACATCTGCATTCCTTGTTCAGGTTTATGGCAGAATTCAACTTGAGCTTTTGCTGCTTTTAGTAATACTGTTAATATTTGAATTTGTTTTATTGCTTCCTGAATTTTTTCATTGTAATCAGGACGCAAATTTAAACAACAAAGAATTTCATTTATTTTAATTAATGCCTTTGTTATTCTTAAATGGTTGTATTCAACATACACTTTATCATTAGGACTAACACTCCATTTAATTACATAAATACCATCTGTAAAATCATTGTGATATGTTTCACAATTTGCTGTTTGTAACCCAATATCACATGCTGATAAATTAACAGTAAAGTTCTGCTCTAGATCCTCTACCACAAAAGGTTCAACAAAACCTGGAGGTGTTATCTCTAAAATAGGGCATTCATAAGGAACAAGTGAATTATAAATACTTGCATCCCTAATATGTATAATTTGTGATACTAATGTATCTGGAACGTCTAAACCTAATTGATGTTTCATATGCTCTAAAATAAAAAACAGGAGAGGAGAGCTTAACTCCCTCTCCTGTTATTATAAGTTAATAGTTGTTTAATCTTCAAAAACTGGTAATACTCTCTCACAAGCATCTGCACAGTTCATAGTTTCCAACTGCACACAGTCAGCACCATTTGCATTCTCCAACCAAGTATTTACAAAATCTTCAAAATCTGTATCAGGAGATTCAACTATAATCTCAAGCAGGTATTGATCATTATCAAACACACCAGTTGGGTTGTTGAAACGCGGTACAGAGTGTTGAATGTAGTATCTGTAGTAACTTGAAGTTCTTGAGATAGTATCAGTTACATCATAACCTTGAGTAATCTCGCGGATACGCAGATCCATTCCAGTATTGAAGAAAGTTTGACCATATGCTTCAGAAAGAATTAACTCTCTTACAATGTTCTCACCAAATCCACTTCCTTGAATAGGAGCACAGGTTTTATTTACACACAATCCAGTGAATGCACAAGGATCACCGTTATAATCAACTTCAGAAGCAAGAACAACAACTGGTTCAAGTTTTGCGATAATTGAATCACTTGGATAGAAAGTGCAATCTCCAAAAGTAGTATCAACATAAGCACCATTTATGATAAGACCTGCAAGTGTATCTGCTGGAGTAGGATTTGCTGGAAGTGCAGTAGTTCCATTGATGTAACCAAGCAGAGTTGCTAAGTTAGCTTCAGAAGAGGTACCATCTCCAAGTTGCAACCAGCTAACACCAGCATCAATGCTGTAAGTAACTTGTACTTGAACAAATGGATTAATCAAAGGACTTCTAAGGAAATTGTAAGCCCACTGAACATAAACCATCAAAGGGTTAACAGCAGTTGGAGTTTCTGGATCTTCACAACAACCAGTGTAAGCATCAGCAGTAAAGTAAGTATTACGTGTCAAGAAACGCAATACAGGTGAACCTTTAATATCAAGACGCATGTAGTATGTTTGACCACACATAAATTGTTTTTCACATGCACCAGGAGTTTCATAGTTCTCAACATTCAAACCAATAGTTACTTGAGTTTGTTGAGGATTACATGGGTCAACACGATAAAACTTACGAACATACTTTGGGTTAATGGTCTTTGATTTTACTGACTCCTTGTATCCACCATGAAATGGACCAATTTTGTCATTGCTATAAATAGATCCTGCTGCAAGCACCAGTGGACATTTGAGAGTAGTAGTACCATCAAGTGTAGCTGGAACTGCCCAGGTATTAGGGTCAACAAAGGTAAATTCTCCCTTTGTTAATGCAGATGTAGTGGTAGCCGCAGTTTTAACGAAGGCATCTGTACCAACGAAAACTTTATTAAAGGCATGATTAAAATAAGACATAAATTTTTGTTTTAAGGGTTATATACAATTAATTCAATATAATTAATATTTACTATTATTCCAAATTTATCCTGACATTTTCTCATCGAGAAGTCGTAATGCAATTTTATCTGTACCGAATGCTTCTAATTGATCCATCCAGTTTTGCATTTTATTATGCTCTTCAACTTGTTCTTTTAAATATTTAAGTGCTAATTCATAAAGCATATGATCACCTTTTTTAAAAGCTTCAGTCGCAAGATCTTTACACTGTTTAGATACTTCAATTTCATGGTCGTAAGAAAGTTTAATTATTTCTGGTAAACCCGAAAATAGTTGCTGCTGCATTGATAATGCAGGTGTTTGAGGTTGAACCCCAAAGGAAAGTAAATATTCTCTTGACCAGTCTGCGTGAGTTAGTTCTTCATTAGAATATTGTTTCCATAATTTTGCAGCACCTTCATATCCTTTATTATTTAACCATAAAGACATTGAAAGATAAAGTCTAGAACTTAATTCCTCTTGTTCTATTCTATAATTCAAATACTTAACACACTCCTCGGATAACAGAAAATTAGGAGCTGCTGTAGGAGGTATTTTTTGAAGTCGAGATATTTTGTGTTCTATCATTTATTTTCTTCTATTTTTTGATTAAGTCTTTGATATTGATTTGTAGATTCAATATCACCTGAAATTATCTGAGCACAAATGTCTATTAAAAGTTCTGTAATATCTTCTTTAAATTCACATTCTATATCTACTGTAGAGGTATTGAAAGTATAAGGATTGACACAATCAAGTATTTGTATTTTCTCTGGTAGTCTATAGTATGTTAAAGTACATTCATCAATACTGAACTCTCCATTTGTATAAATTCTCAGTTTATTATCTACTACTGTAACAACTGTTTCACCCCATTCGTAGTTGGGTTTCTTTAATTCATCATTTAAAATAATATCAATATTTGATTCTTCAACCAAATAAGTTATCATTTTTTTAGGTTTATCACAGCAAGAATTACTTGAAATCAGAGTCACCCTTTTGTATTCCATAAAATCCTCTGGGAGTAACTCTGATTCATAGTAATTTCCACGATTAACAGTAAGTAGTTTTTCAGTTTTAACAAGAACCTGTAAATCATCAATAGATCTAACAGATTGATCATTACCAGGTGTAGCAGTTTTTGGTGCAATCTTTTCTCTACACCAAGTAATCATTCCTTTATTAAATGCTTCAACAATTTGCCAACACTCAATGTTATCATAGTCTTGACTTGATAATTTATTGACTCGTTGTTTTACTTTTAACTGTAACGTATTGTTAAGCATCTAATTAATTAATGACAGGGTTCAACTTTTGCTGGTGAATTAGTTCCACCAACTCTTCCACCTGGCTTAGTTTGTACTTCTAGTTTTGGACTTTTAGTTGGTCCTACACCATTTGAACCAGGTTTAGTTTGTACGGTTGCGGGTTTGTTTTTCATATTATTAACTATTCCATTGTTTTTCAACTTTATTGAGAACATCTCCTAAGATCTGGTCATTGATTGGGTTTTTAAGAAACTCAAGTACATCACTTGCATTTCTACCAAGCATGGCATTACTTTCAGTGTGGTAAATAAAACCATCTGATTTTAAGATAATTATCTTATAAAACAATGCATCTTTAATAACTGATCTTAGTTTTAATGTCTCCATATCTTGTGCAGCAGCATTCAAGAAATCTTGCGATGCTCTGTATGCAGATTTTTCAAAACTAAGCCCATTAATGAAATTATCCATGTTTTCATAAATAACATCATTAGGAGTATCTTTTTTGTATTGTACACTATTGAGATCAACAATTTTAGCAACATACTTCAGTTTAACTGGAGTTTTGTCATACAATTTTTGAAGTTCTGAAAGTGCTTTATTTTTGATTTTCTTCATCTCAGTTTTTGTAGAAACTGTATCAATGAATCTATCAAGGAAAAACTTAGGAGCAACTTGTCTATTTTTAGCATCCTCGTATGATTTTGCTACAAGACTAAATCCACCTGCATCTATAGCATGGAGTTTGATCCTATCAAATACGTTAGCAACTGGATCAAGGAATACAGGATCATTGCCACATCTCAGTGTAATTTTTGACCAAAATTCATCGTTATCTGGTCTTAACAATTTTACTTTATTCCAGAATTGTGGGTCCTCTGGATCTATAACATTGGATGCAATTTCTTTTTCAATTTCAGAAACTGCTTTTCTAATTTCTTTAATTTTTGCCTCCCTTAATTCTTCATCGGGAATTTTTTTAATTTCTGGAGCAAACTCATTGAGACCTGTTAAGTATCTTTTTACACCATTTGCTTCAATACAAGCTAATTGCTCTTCATGATATACATTATCAAAAAGTACTTGGTTAGCTCTTTCAAGTCCCATATTTTGGGAGTTTGTAATAAAAGGTTTAATACTTATTGAACCTGATTTACTTTTAATATTATATTCTGCTACTGTTATCATTTCTTTTTTTGGTTTTTAAAAAATTTGATTAATGGGGGGAATAAACTCCCCCCATTAATACTTGTCGGGTTTAAAAGTTACACACCTGCACGGCAGTGTAATATTAATTAGAACGATCCACCTGTAATAGGGTTTCTCATTACAATTTTCAAAACTTTGGTTGGGTCTTTTACCCAAATTGCTGGCATTGTTTGAGTCATATAAACTCGGTAACCATTGAATTGACCAGAACTTTGGAATCCTTGGTGACGACCCATGTAATCCATTGTTCCGTTTTGGTACCACCATTTCAGTTGATTATCCCATTTAAGTTTCAACAGGAAGATGTTATCATTTGTATTATCAGTAATATCAAAGATAACAAAGTTGTAACTTGAAAGTGGGAAACCATCAATGATTGGGTTCTCAATATCATTTGTGTGAACGTTATCAAATGCAGGGTTAATTACAAACTTAACGTTTGCTAAGAATGGGATCACATAGCTAGTAAATGCAAATCCAAAGTTCAGATCCATTCCTTTACCAGTGATAGCACCAATACCTGCATCACTTGCAGCTTGGATAACCAAACCAGAGTTAACTGCTTCTTTCTTGATAGCTTCATTAACAAGTCTCATACCTCCAAGACCAGTCTGAACAATCAGTTGTCTTTTTGGATCAGGACCAGCAAACTCAACTTTACCATTATAGAAGTTATAAAGCTCTGATCTAAACAAATCAAGGTTAAAACCTGATTTATTATAAATACGTTTGAATGAGTTGTCAAGTTGTTTCCAAAGACCTACAGACAATCTTACATCATCTGGACCATCTTGTTTAACCTTACCACCTTGTCCCCACATCAGATATGTTTCAATATCATTAGAGATTTTAGACAAGTGACGTGCTTCAAGTGTAGTCAAGAAAGTTCTGCTAAGAGAACCATTTGATACTGCTTTTTTGAAGAAGTCTTTACCCATTTTCTTAATGTAAGAATCCAAGTTAGTGATAGAAGGGTCAATGTTCTGGTCAAAGTTTCTCCAGATTTCTGTAACAGGTACAGTACCATCTGCATTCATTCCACCTTTAATCATCATGTCTGCACGTGAACTTACGGAGTAATGTACGTGTGCTTCAGCACCACCCACAAAATTGTAGTACTCACGGAAACCTGATTGAACTTGAAGGTCGGAGAAACGCTCACCATACTCTCCTCTTGCAGAACCTTTTCTGAAGATTTTAGTTCCTGAAGCAAGATATTTGTTATCAAGGAATTTAACACTGTCGTTGTTCACAAGTTGAACTGTGTAAATAAAACCTTCACTACCATAAGGGATGATGTCCTCGCTAGGAACTACATACATCTCAGCACCAGAGTATTTATCATAAGTGATGATATCACCATGACCAAATTCTCTACGTGAAAGTTTTATTTTAAAAGTAGTACCATCAATACCTTTAGTGGTATTACTTGGTTCAATATCTTCCAAAATGTAAGGAAGATCCTGAACTACAGGTACTTGCCATTTATATTCACCACGTGGGTGGTCAACTTCAATGACATTTTTTCCATTAAAATTGGACATTTGGTACAGAGGCATTTCTACCTTTTGTGCCATTGCCCACAAATCAACAGGACCCATATCCATAGGTTCTGATGTTCTCAGCATATTCTGAAGGTGATAAGAATCAACATGTGAAGATGCTTGATAATTTGTATCACGTAGGAATATACCATTGTTTAAAACTGGTGTCATGTTTAAAAAAATTATTAATTGTTTGTTTTATTGTTTACTAAATATTTAAAATTTTCTGGCATTTTTTCATCTGGTTTTAAAAACTTAACTATTTTACCATCTGTTATTTTTTTATAACCTTTTGTAGATTTATTGCCGAGGTGTGCTAAAGACATTTTATTTTTTGTTTCTTCAGACCATTTTTTACCTAAATTGTTTTTATGTCCTTTTCTGGAATCTGAAAATTTTTGTTTTTGTTCTTCATCCCACTTATGATTAAGTGCATATTTGTTACCTATCATTCTTAATTTTAAAAGTTGTTTATTTTCTTCACTTATAAAACCTTTAATGGAACCAGACCCAAAATTAAGAACATTTGCTAATGTTCCAGATTTATCTATTATTTTACCATATAATTCTATAAATTCTTTTTCTTTTTCAATAGCTTGTTCAAAAGTTAAATCTTCTAATATAATCTCAACTTTATACTTTCCAGAATTTTTATTTACAATATTTAACCATAATTTATTACGACGTTTATCTTTAGATCTATTATAAGTTTTTGAAAACTTTCCTAAACCTATATAAAAAACTTGGTTTTTATCTGGTCGTATATGTCTATATATATAATACATTCAATTTAAATTGTTTGCATTTTATTATTTTCTTGCAAAAATGTTAGAAGTTCTCGGAATGCTTCTACGTTGGAATTTTTCTTCTTCAATTATTGGAGAAGATTGTCCTTTACTAGATTGTTCAGTTTTTAACATTTTTACTGTTTTTTCTGTAGAGGTTTTTACCCCTACTTCTTTTATTTTTGATTTGTATCCTTCAGGATCTGAGAGTAACCATAGTGCTTCAGCAATCAATCCATGATTTGGTTCAACAAATTGGTATTTCTCTAACAGGTGTCCTAAAAGATTAGTTTGTTTCCCTGTAATGCTTTGGTATTTAGGTTGGGTTAAACCTTCATATAAGAACTGTTGATTTTTCTTATCTAGTTTAATTCCTCCTAATTCACCTGGTTCAATAACTTCAAATACACTTTGCATGTATTTTTTAGCATGAGCTTCTCTAAGTTTTTGATCTTCAGCTTGCTTTTGAAGTTTTTGATTAACTCTCTCCTCTGCCAAAGCATCCAACTTTGGTTTGAACTTTGAAGCTTTAGATTTAAGTTGATTTAAATCTTTCCAAGATTCAATTTCTTCTTGGATTTCATTATCATCACCAAAATTTGTAGCTTTCAAATATTCTCTAACTATTTTTTCTTGATCTGATTCAACGTCAAGATTCAACTCTCTAGTTTCTTCTACTTCAGATAATACTCTAAAAAGACTTTTTAGATCTTTTCCACCTCTTGCAACATATTCAGCAGCCACTTGAATTTCTTCTGGAAGTGACTCAAAGAATTCTTTAGGTGTAGATTCTTTAATTTGTTTTTCTTTTTCTTTGAAATTTGCTTCAATCAATTCTTGCAGTTCATCTTCTGAGTAATCCTCAATGTCTTTTTCATCTTCAAAAGGAAATAAAACTCCTGATTCAACAAGTTTTTTAATAACTTTTGCTTCTGCTTTTTTAGAACTTGTCTGTTGCTTAATAGGTTCTTCTTTTGTAACTGCAACAGATGCTTCATCAGGATCTATTTCTGCAAGCGTCTCTGTAATTTCTTTAGAATCTGTTTTTTCTTCTGGTAGAATAGGATCATTTACAAATGATGTATCCACACCAGGTTTTTGAAATATCTGGTTTTCTGGAACAATGATATCTTCAGCACTTGGATTCAGAATTGCATCCAGGTCAAGATCAACTTGTTCTATTTTAGTATCTACTTGATTCATAATGTTAATTGGTTTTCAATAATAATATAATTTATTTTTTAGGTTTAAACTTTAATAATTTAAAAAAAATTAAAAAAGGCGGGAGTCATATAGCTAAAATCATTTCTTTTTCTTTGCATCTTGTTTTAATTTACGTTTTGCCATCAACTCTGCACTTGTTTTATTCTCTCTCGCAATCATTAAATTATTATCGCTAATTTGTTTTTTCAACTTTAGATCTTCTCTTTTAAGATCTATTACCTGCTTATCATAGTTTTCTTTTGATATTTGTTTCTGTCTTTCAAGATCCATTGTTTCAGAATACTCTTGTGAAGCTTGAATTCTATCAAGTGCATCAAGATAATCTGAGTTCTGATTTTGATTAAGATCTTGCATAGAACCATAACCAGCAGCTTGAATTTGTCTTTCAATGATACGTGCTTCTCTATCTTTCTGATTTTCAGAAGCTTCAAATTGCATATCTTGAATTTTCTGTTGCTGTTCAAACTCAAGTTGTTTTTGCTGCATTTCATTTTCATGCTGCATTTCTTGCTGTCTTTGTTGTTCAAGTCTATCTTGAGACTCTTTAAGAATTCTAGAAACTTCAGAAATACTTTCAGATTTTATAATATTACCAAGATCATAGATACTAGCACCAGAAGTATTGTTTTCTATCGCAAGTCTTTTTAATTGCTCTAAAACATTTCTATGATTTGCTTTTGTAGAAATAAAAATATTAAGAGATCTCATTAACAATTCTGTTCCATTTATCTCAAATATCTTTTTCTGGTTAGCAGTTGTCATATATTGTAATCTAACACTTGGTTTAGTTGAGTTATAATACTGCGCTAGATCAGTTCTCATTTGATGTACTCTTGGCATCAAGTAATCACTATGTTGTACAAAATACATCTCAGTTTGTGCATAACTTGCATTGAGAGATTGCTGAATACCTGTAGCGGTTTCTGTGGTTATGTTCTGACCCATTCTTTGTGGAGTAATGCCTATAACCTCAAATGCTTGCGTTTTAAAGTAATTGGCAAGCTCTACACGAGACATTAACCTTTGGGTTTGTTCAAGGTTTAATGATTGAAAATGCTGGAAATTTAAAGCATTTTCTGTATTAGTAATTGTAGTATCAAGAGGTAAGATTTGGAAGTTCTTCATCGCCATGTAAGCCTTAGAGAAATTATTTTTACCCCAATCTTCACCCATAGATTTTTTAGGTAATGCATTTTGATCTAGAACAATTATTGTCCCTAATTCGTCAACTAAAATATCTGCAATTTGATTATTTACAATGTTATATCCAATCTGGAATGGTTTCATTAAATCTACCATTGCTGTAGATCTCATGGATCTATCACTGAATACTGACCCTTCTACAGGAAGCTTACACCCATACAAGGTAGAATCACCCTTAAATTGAAATTTAAGTGGTCCTATTTTGTTTTGGTTAATTCCTAAGTAGATTGGATTCATTCCTTCTGGGTTATTTGATCCCCAGAATGAAGGTTTATTAGGTCCTATTTTAATTCCGCCCCAAGTTTGATTTATCCAAATCCACTCAATATGTTCACCAAACACTAAATTCTTTTCATCTTTATTTTTGTACAATGAAGTATCATAAACAGCCTTGTCAGTTATTTTATAATCCTCATCTACAATTGCTTTAATTATTTCACCTTCTTCTGTAATCTTCGTAAGATATCCAACCTTTCTTTGTGATTTCCAATATGCTGTAGTGACACGTAATAAATTAGTGTTACCAACATCCATATAATCTTCACTTTCACTAAGTATCCAGTTTACAATATCTGTAGTTTGATATCTATCATCATAGGTTGACATAAACTGTCTATAACCTAATGAAGGCATATTTGTATTCCAGGAGTGAGATTTAGTTGCATCATAAAAAGTACCATCATTTTGATAACCCCCTATAGCATAACCAGCAGATCTTATTGGGAATATTGATTCTAAGGTTTCTAACTGATCTTGTGTCATTAACCAACCATAGTTGTCAATAACATCAGCAGCAGTCATCATATCAAATTTACCAACCCATTGACTTTCAGATATATATCTCTTATCTGGTGATTTATGGTAAAATACTAATAGTGGGTTCCATAATTCAATCTCATAATCATCATCCATCATTTTAAAATGCCAGAACTCTCTATCAGTAATAAGCATGTCTTTAAATGCTCTTTCTTCAAGTTCTTCCATTTTAAATCTTTCAACATCAATTTGGTGTTGATGATTTGCCCATTCTTCAAATTGTGATCTATAACTTTGTTCGTAAAATTGTTGTATTTCAGGTAAATTTTTGATTGCTTCTGGAGAAATCATTTGTTGCATTTCTTCCTCAGAAGGTTCATAACCAGATTCTTGTAATTGAAATAGAATTTTAGATTGTGCATCTGCAATTAAAGCTTGTTCAACCTCAGCTCTTTTCTTTTCAAGTAATTCATTATATGAAATATCATCAACTGCAATGTAATGAATGTTTGAATTTCTTTTAGCAAACTCAGAAACCAATGTATTTACAACATTAGGAATAATAGGATAAAATTTAAGTTCTAATGCACCATTATCTTCTTCTACTAAATTACTTATAAGATCTGAATATTCTGTATCTGATTCTACTATATAGTCGGTTTTATCAATTATACCCTTTGCCAGTTTATAATTCTTTTGAAGTCTTCTTGCATTTCTTCTGACATGCATTAAACCTCTCCATTCCAGCCAATCCATGTTCCATTGAGTCCACTCCTCATCCTTTTCAATTCTTGGTAGAAATTGAACTGGTTGCGTAAGAGTACCCATCCTATTGTTCTTTTCTACCTTTGCCCCATTCTTGAGCTGTAAACCATTATAAATTTTCACGTTATCTTAAATTTTTAAAAAGAGATCTGTGCGAAGTACTCCTACCAATATGATTAAATGGTAATACCTCTAATTTACTAAATTTTTTTGAATTTTGCAACTTATCATTATCATTTTCAACATGTCGTTTTTTATAACCTTTATTTGCTTGTTGAATTTTAACAAACGCAATGAGTGCTGCAAATGAAACTAACCTATCCACGTTGAGATCTTCTTGATAATTTTTCATTTCTGCAAGCAGCATTTTATCAGGTATTCTCTCAACTCCATAAGTTATTTTTTTAATTTTACCATCATTAAATTCCTCTACCGCTAATTCCTCACGCAGATATTCTACAGCATAACCAAGTAAATTATCTTTAAATAATCTACCCATGTTTCTCCATCCATATTCTTGATAACCATTTGCGCCAGATGCTAAATCTTTTAGAAAAACCATTTGATCTTTTGGTACCAAGTATTTCTGTTTTTTATGTTCAATCATGTATTGTATAAAACTATACACGTTATTTTCTACAATTGTCCATGCATTATACCATTCGATCAAATGTAATAATCTTTCATGCGTTTTATTAATATCATCAAATCTACCACACCAAGCAGCAACTATTTTACCTTCTTCTACGTGTGAAGTAAATCCATCTGGAGTTTTTGTAGTTACTTCTACTGAATTCTTATAGATATAAATAGAACACAATGATTCTGAAGTTGATGTTTTACCAACTGCTACTGGGTCAACTGATGCATAATATAATCCCCATTCAGGATCTTTTAGAGGTCTTTCCCATACTACTATAGATCCTTCCTTATTCTCTGAGGATTTAGGAAATGGAAATTCTGATATTGGTAATTTATCAGTTCCCTTTGCAACTATTTCACCTTTTTCATTTTTATACAAATCAACAAATTCAAATGGATAATCCTTATTATCAATTCTGATTTCTTGAGCTTGAATTAAATGCTGTGGGAATATGGATACGGTTCTATAGTCAAATGCTTCTTTAATGTTTCTTGGATTCTGAGAAACCCTTAACTGATACTGATCGGGTGGTAATTCTTTTTTCCATTTTGCAAATTGCTCATTTAGTGCTTCAAGTGCTTGTTCGACTTGGGAATTACCATATTGATCTATATATGGTAACATAGACCATTGTTCTGGTATAAATAAACCAGATCTTCCTATAGTTCCTTTGTCATCAATTAAATTTGTTTCTACACTGTAGATATCATTTCTATCTGGAAATAAGGTTAATTCTTTAAGTGGATCACACTGATCCAAATCACCCACAGATCCAGCTGCAATAAACATACCTGTAGTAACCATACCAGCTTTTAAAGCAGGTCTCATATAACCATAAGTTTGATCCATTTTAGGAGCAATACCAGCCTCCTCATGAAAGAAGTATTTTACAGGTCCACCAACACCAGTTGTTGCATCCTTTTCAAAAGACATACCTTGTAGAGTACCTTTTAAACCAACTTCCGCTTTCTTGTTATTTTTCCTAACCTCAATCTTTTGTTGCCACATCAAAACCTTATTGGGGTTCATCGGTCTATACCATGCAGTATGCTCATTTAGGAATGCAGCATATTCATTGAAGAATCTCCAAGTACCTTTTTCATTTATATAATCTTTTAGGTTAGCACCAATTTTTAATGTTACCCCTTCTTCAAACCATAATTGATTTATTAATTTACCTGCATGGTAATAACTGGATGCAAACTGACGTTTCTTTAGAATACTACAGTGTTTATAATGTAACTCTGCTAAAGTTTCATAGAGTGCCATATGATACTGACCATCACGTACTTTAGCAAAACCAAATTTTTGTTCCTCTTTGTCAAAGATTGGTAGAAAATTTAACCACATATAATAATCTCTAGGAATATACCAGGTTTCTCTATCATCTCTAAAAATTACTCCTTTTCTGCATTTTGATTTTTGGTCATCCCAGTATTTTAAATAATCCTTGGTATTTTTTGGTGTTTCGGAATAAAAACCATCCCTATTGAAATTACGTGCTTGTTCATTAAACAAGAGACTAATCTCATTAAAGTTATAATAACCTGGTTCTCTAAATAATGGTTTTACGAAGTTTTTAAGATCTTCTTTGTTCTTAAACCCTTCGTAATCCCATTTACCACCCGAAAATGAAGGGATAATTATTTCTTCCATCTACTTATTGATTTTTGAAGTTGTCCAAAAAGATAACCTTGCAAATATGCATATGCTTCCTCTGAACCATTATTAAACTGTAAACCTCTACTACTCATCAGAACTGCAATAACATGGAGCATTTCATGCGCCATATCATCATAATCTGATGAGGAACCATTTTGATAATAGTAAAATCTAACAAAAATTGGTGATTGAGGATTATACCATATTGTTTGTGCATTTGCAGTATCTGGTGTACATGGTTCTAATATAAACTTTTTAGTTTCTGGATTTATATCCTTACCTGTAACAAGTTTATGTTGTACCATACTTTTCCAATATTGCTCATCAGTTTGATTAAAACTGAAACAAATTTTTTTTCTGTAGAGTGGAACATCCACTATAATAAATTTATTTTTTATTGTTTTTTTCATATTTGGTCATATGCTAAAGATTGATCACCGCGAACAACACTTGCTTGTTCATCTTTTAAATCACTATAAATTCCTTTATAGCTTTGTCTAACATCATTAAACTGTTTTGCTAAAGAAAGTATTTGAGTAACATTACCATCTTTTCCATCTCTAAACTTCGTAGTGTTTAAATAATCTGCCATGTTATCAAGTGCTTTCTTAATAGCATAATATGCTCTAGAGGTCTCAGTTTCAAATAATTTATTACAAACTTCAATTGCTCTTTGAATGACAGGTTCATCTAATGAAAAATCAATATCTAATTCTTCAATAATCAACTCTTCTTTATCTTCTTCTGTCATATGAAAGAATGGATTATTTTCTTCAGTCTGAGATGTCATGTAGAAAATATACTGATAAACTTTAAGGTAATCATCAGGATATTCTTCCATAATTGCCTTTAATGACTTTAAAGTATAACAATGTTCTGTAGGTATTACCTTACTATTTTGTATGTCAAAAAGTTTAATCATTTCTTTAAATGTTTTATTACTGCAATTACTTCATTTTTCAAATAAGGTAACTCATAATGAACTATATCTTCAATTATTGGATTATTATTTTCGTCGTAAATATACAATTTATTTCCATATTGATCTTCTCCTTCTGATTTAAAAATTATATGGTCTAAGATAAGTTTACCAGGCTTAAGTTTTGGGTTATGCTTTAGAATCATGTACATGTACAAACTTAACTGTAATGCATAATGCCAATAATTAGCGTCAGGTATATGAGTTAATGGCTCAAGCATGCACTTTTTAATCCCATCCCAACTCGTATAAGAATCTATTTTAATCTCTTTATTTGTTTTAAAGTCATATATATCAACTATTCCATTTATAACTTCAACCCTATCAGATTGACCACAAATACCAGCAGATTTTAAATAAACAAAATGTTCTGGGTATATACCATCTGATAGTTTCTGTTCAGGGGCATATTTAAGTCCATTCTTCACAATTGGTTTTATAATTGGAAGTACAACATCCTTTTTTGTTATAGTAGAAAATTCAAGGATATCAGATTCTCTTTGATTATGATACCACGTACCAGTTGCCATAGATCTTTCTGATTCAGCTCTCCAAATTGCAATTATCTCATCTGGTTTTAAACCATACCATTTAGATTTTTTATTTTTAGAGCATTTATCTGCTATCGCAGCCTCATCAAATTTTTCTTTAAATTTTGAAACTACTGACGTTACACTGGTCCATTCTATGTTTTCAGAATCATTAGAACTAGTGTACTTATGTTTTATTGGTTCAAATATTACGCTCATTTAATTTAATTAATATTAAGTCATATGCTAAATTCCTAGAACTTTCATCACTAGAATCTATCATTTTTAAAATTGTTTCTTTTTCATGTTTTTCAAAAGAAGAAGATTGTAAAAAGTGTTTAAATGCCTCTCTTTTAAAAAGATCCTCGAAATTTTTATAACCTTTTTCTCCCGTGTATATTACCATTTTCTTAATTGTATATTCATAATCAATTATTTCCTTACTGATTGTTGTCCAATGTTTTATTTAATTTATCTTCTTCATCTTCTGTTAAAACGGCTTTCCATTTATCTACTGGACAATCTGAAGATAAAGATCTGAGTTTGAATTTTAAACTGCAACCACACTTTCCACAACAAGGTTGTGTATTTGGCATTGCACACTTCTCTCCAGTTTTATCTATGAACTCACATCCTTTACAGATTTCTAATCTCTCGTTATAAATCTCTTCAATATGTTCCTTCTTGAACATCGCGTTCTTGATCCCCTCCAGAATCTTCTCCCGATTTTTCCAAATATTTGTAATATTGTTTTCCATATCGTTGTTTTAATTTCTCCTGGTCTTTCCTATAAAGAGTATCATTTTTAGATAGTATTTCTCTAAGTATTTCTAACTCTTTTTTTAGTTTATTATACCTACTATACTTTTCAAATGAGTCTCCTTTTGATTCATAGAACTTTATTTTATCTTGTATGAAAAGTATCTTTTGTAAAAGTTTTTTTCTACGAATTTTAAAAGATCCTAAACCAGAAACATTTATCTCAGCATCTTTTTTATCTTCCAATGCTTTTCTAACGTGCAACCAGTAAAAATCAAGTAGATCTTTAACAAGCTCACAGTTTGAGTTTAGTTGATTAATGTTCTCATCAACTATTTGTTTGCTCTTTTTCGGTGTCAACTCTTATGCATTTATAGTTTAATAAAATATTACCAGAGGTTTGTATATTCATGTCTGGATTTAATTTAATTCTCTTTCTGTTTTTATTAATCTTTGTAATTAGATTTTTCTTTTCATTTTTCGTTAGTGAATTTCTTACAGATTGATCGCTACTAAATATTTTTTGTTTAGTAGCGATCATACAAAAATCTGTAATTTCTTTCTCCCCTGAAAGGGCTAAAAGAGTCAAACAATTTAAATCTAGATCAGATACACTTATCTTATTAAAATTACAATGCATACTTATTTGGAATTTTACAATATCCCAAAGATTCATTCTAATTTTTTTAGTTACCTGATTTACTATTGCCATCTTGTTGATTGGATTTTTCTTCTGTACCAGTAAGTTCTGCATACTTTTGCATTGCAATATACTTATCTCGTCTCAGCATTTCTATTTCTGTAGCCATTCTTTCAAATTCAAGTTGAAGTTTTAAAAATGGGATTTGTTCCTCGTAGAATTTTTTAATTCTTTCTCTTTGTTCTTTTATTTGATTGTTATCCATTGAATGTAAGGTATTTTACAGTTAACATTTGAGCTTTAAGAATTTCTTGAATTGCGTCTTCAAGAACAAATCTTTTAATTAGAAAAGAATCATAATCACTAACATCATTAAGTGTTTTAAATGTTTGAGATCTTTCCTTACTTACTTCCATTACTAAATCAGCAAGCTCTGCACAAAGTTCTTTTGCTCTATGTACTTTAGGATCCCCAGATGGATTAAAGGTTAATCCTACAAGCTTCTCACCAAATGTCATAGTCCTATTGGTTTGGGTATCTGGTTGTGATTGGTTATTTTGTTCCATTGTTATATTCATATTGTTTATTGATATTACAATACAAATATACGTCAAAAGTTTAAACTTCCAAAATTTAAAATAAAAAATCCAGAAAATTTTCTGGATTTAAACTTTAAATATTTATAGTAGTGTTATTGCCTTTTACTTGAGGTACCTCTTATAAAACCTGTAATCTCCGCAAGATTAGATGTGATTGTGCTAAGGTGATTGAATATGATATCAATTTTTGATTCTAACTTCTGGTAAGAATTAATGTTGTCATTTCTTACCTCATTAATCCGATCGTGGAGATTAATTTCTCTCTTTTCAAAATCTTTTTTGTTTTCTTCAAGAGCTTCCATTACAGATTTATTAGATTCATTGTGTTTTTTTTCTAGCTCATCCACGTGAATATAAAGTTTATCTAATTGACGTTTTAATCTGAAATAAAACCCTAGTAGTGACGCTACAGCAATAGTAAGTGCAATTACATCTTTTAGTTCAAAGATTATGGAATTAATGTTCATAAAAATAAAAAAATAGTATATAGTAATATAACAATTTTTTTATAAAAAATTACAAAATAATTTCAGTAACAACTACATAAACTAATGTAGCTGACACTATAATTGTTGTAAACTTAAATACCTTAACCTGTACCCCAAGCTTGTAGTTATCTAATTTATATGCCCTATTATCTTTTTTCAGGGTTTCATTTTCTTTTCTTATAAATTCAGTCTGTGAAATTATTTTAAGATTTTCATCTTCTTGAAATCTAAGATCAGCTTTTAAAGAAGTATTAATAGCAAGTAAATCTTTATTTCTGTCTTCAAGTTCTCTAGCAATCCAGTACATAGTTACAGCATCTTCCCTATATTGTTCCTTCCATAGCATTTTTTCAAGAGTAATTCTTTCCTGAAATTCATTCAGGAAAACACCTTCCTCTTGTAAGTACTTAATTCTTTTAGGAGGTTCAGAAAGGGGCGGATTCTTGGGTGCTGAACTCTTTTGTCCAGATGCTATCTTTATAAGCATTAGGAGCAAGACGCAAAGCATTAATTTTATCTTTTGTTGCATTTCGTAATGTATTTAAATTGTTATTCAAAGTTTTAATTCTTTCGGTTCTCAGACTGTCTTTGTAAAGAAAAATAAGTTCTTCCTTTTCTCTATTGTGTCTACGCATCATTATAGTATCCCTCCTGGCAATTACTTGATTGTATTGTTGTTCAATCAGTAATTGTTGTTTTTGCATTCTATAATTATGAATAAATATTCCCAATACTATAAGCAATACCACCACTATAGCAGTGGAAATTATGTGTTTAGTTTTCATTTATGTGATCTGTTATTGAGTGTATTGTTGAAAGCGGTCTAAACATTTTATAAACTCCATCTCCTTCATTGCTTCCTTTCATATTTGTATTTCCCTCGTTTGTTATAATCATTGATTCATTTAGAAATCCATCAAAGAATCCTGTGTGACCAATTCTTTTTAATCTTGGGTAATATAATGTGAAAACATCAGCTCTTTCAGGTTGTTTAATTATTTTACCATTTCTATATTTAAAATTCTTTTTGTTCTCTGCTGTAGGGGACCATGCTGTTATATTATTTTCAACTCCTGCTTTATCAAGACAAAAGTGAACATAGGCAGCACACCATGCATAACCAGGTCCTAAATTTACAGATCTTAAAAACTCTTCAACTTCTTTACCATCATTCTTACCTGTCTTTTCCCTAACTCCTACATAAGAGTTATATACTTTTATTACTTCTTCCCTTTTGGATTTTTTCGTAACTGATTTAGGTTTTGGTGGTTTATATTCATATTCACCATTATCAATTACTGAAATATTTCCTATAGTGGGTTCATCTACACGTATTGTGCAAGAATGAAACAATAAAGCAATAAGAGCAATAAAGAATAAATAGGTATGAAAAGTAGTTTTAACCATGTTGGTGTGTATTGATAAATGTCTTTTATGTCTTTATTATCTGTATAATATTTTCTAAACCATCCTCTATGATATAAGTTTATAACCAAGTTTACCACCCCAACACCTAGAATCAAATTATATGCTGCAATTATTGGAGCAGAAATTAAACCAGGTGCATACACACCTGATTCATTTCCAAATACATTTACTATGGTGTAGGTAGTTATTCCTATGATAAGTATGAGGACTGGCGGCAGCCATGCAATATCATATAACAACAACCATTTTTTTATTTTCTTCATAGATAAATTTGATTTTCTGAAATCCAAACTGTTCTAGCTAAACGTTCTTCTTCTGCTCTAGAGTCATTTGCATAATCTGCATACCTTGTTACTTTGGTAACGTATCCAATTCTTTCGATCTTTTGTGCAATACACTCTTCATGCGTAAGTAATTTCTTAATAATAATTCCATCAGAACTCAATCCTAAGATCGCACCAGAATAATTAAAAGTTGTTTTTCTTGTTGCAGGATCTGTAGATGCAGCAACATTGATTAGTATATGATCACAATCATACTTCAGGTATTCATCAGCTGGAGTACCATCAAGCATGTTTGTAATTGTAAAATCTAGTCTAGGTGAAGACTCACATACAGTAGCTACAAAGTTTCCATTGAATCTCGGATTCAATGGAGCAATGTAAGTACAGGTCCCATCAAGCATACCATACTGAAGTTTAACTCCATTATTAGTAGATTCTACTTTTACCTTCAATGTTGGTCCTACTGGTGTTAATGTCATTTTTGAATTCAGCATGTTAAATAAATTTTATTGTGTTTGTATCAAGGTCAAGTTCAACTTCATTAGTCCATTCTTTCTGACCCATTGGACTATTGATAAAAAATAATCTCATTTTACAACCTGGTTGTACAGTAAATGTGTGTGTTGCCACATCATATCCTGGGAATTGTCCATAAACAATATTAACTTTTTCAGCTTCTGGAGCAGTAAGAGCAAAGTGTTTAAGTCTTGGAATGTAATTAGGTTTCTGTAGATTAGGTGCTACACATTCCCACTTGCCACCAGTACTATCAATCATTTGCCAACTAATTGCAAAGTTAGAACTTGATTCAGGACTAAAAGGCATCCTCCACTGTGATACTGTATTCTGAGAAAGGAAATCCTTATAATATAACTTTTCAATAAAAGTATGATTAAAAATCTCAGTACCTTCCTTAGTAACAAAAGCATTGATAGAACTAAATTCTTTTAATTTTGCTTTTCTAACAAAGTACCTGTACTTACCAAAGTTAATATCATAACCTCCATTATGAGGTTTTGCAATAAAGTCTGTACCACTGAGTAATTCAGTGCCAATCAAAATATCTTCATCAAAAAGAGACTCTGCACCAAAATCTTTTGGAATGGTTGCAGTTATCTTTCTAGACCCAATCAATCTATTGTTTTGTATGACAGGGACAGAAATCTGAGTTGTTGTCTCAAAGGTCATTCCACACATAACATAATCCGAAAGGAATGCGTTATCTAGGTGAATACCAACAAGTTCTGGTGTATATGTAAGTTTATTCATTTAATGTATGTTTTCATTCAAAGGTAATTAAAAAAACTTGAATAACAAAATAATTTCCAATTATTCTGGTGGAAATAAAATATCAAGTTGCTGAAACGTAAGATTAGTAAGTCCTAAATAGTTCTTAAGTTCTACTGACGTAGAAAACGTCAAACCATCTACAACAGTGTCATTTACATGTAAAAAGATGATCTGTCTATCATGAGTAATCAAATGAACTTGAGTACTAGTAATGATATTTATGTAAGCATAATCTTCTTTATTTATTATCATGGTCTTAAACGCATTATGTAATATCCTAGAAAAATAAAAGAATCTGAAGCACTTGCTGGATTAGCAGTAAAAAACAAATACTGAGTAACCGTCCAGTCAATAGAGCTACTTACTCCTTGAACAGTTGTTAGTATATCATCACTTGCAATGTTAGATGATGTTACATATCCATGTGTAGTTGCTCCTCTAACAAAAAAATCTCTTTTCATTTGTCCAATAGGATTTGTTGTTGCTAAAGTTGTAGATGCTAATAAAGCTGCACCAACTAAAGTATTAGCATTATTAACATAAATACCCATAGAACAAGTAGAGTTTGTTCCAGTATTCCTTCTAAGTCTTTGTCTGACTAATATTCCATCACCATTTTGAAAAGTATTTGCTGGGATAGTAACTGTAGCTAAAGCATTGACACCTGTAGAACTAACAGGTAGGTTAACCTCAGTAAAGTCAGTCCATATTTTAGTAGAACTTCCTGTATAAGCTACAGTAAAGTTAGGATAGGTTCCTGTTACTGAAATATTAGCTCCAGCATTAATAACAACAGTTTGATCTGGTGCAGTATTAGTAATAACAATTGTACCTGTACCTGTAATAGGATTCGTACCAGACAACCCAATCCCAGTTCCTGCTGTGAATCCTACAGAAGTAACAGTACCAACTGACCAGGATCTATCAGCAGATAAATCAAAACTAGTACCATTTATAGTCAATGTCCTAGTTAATGGCACACCACCTAAGCCAGATAAAGAATAAACTGGAATGTTTAATACATTACTACCAAAAGTTGCTGCTCCACTAGACCCAACTGTAGTTAGGGAGATAGGGTCCTGTTTTGAATTAAAAGTAACCCAATCTAAATTAGTAAGATACCCACTCACTAATGCTGTAGCAGCAGGCATAGAAATATTAGGTGTGGCTCCACCAGAACTGGCAAGAGGAAGAGTTGCGGTTACAGCACTAACTCCGCCGCCCCCACCTGTTAATGTTTTAATTTTTCCATCTGGACCATGAATTACAATAAACCCAGGTCCAAACATATTTCCATTTATGTCAACAACTTGCATCATGATATATATCCATAAACTTCATAATCTGTACTAGCAGCAGTTGTAGTAATAACCAAAGAGTCCCCGTTTTTGAGACCATAAGGAGTACTATCAGTAAGAACATCCCCAGCAGCTAAAGTAAAACTATAAATCTTTTTAGTACCAGAAGCCCTAACCAATTCTAATGTAACAGTATTAACACTAGTAGAGGTTACCCTAATAAAACTAATACTAGCTCCACTATTAGGATTACTAACTGTAACAATAGTATTTGCACCAGGAGCAAGCACTCCTTCACTAATTATTGTATTATTCATATATAGAATATACAAAAAATTTTTAAAAAATAAATTTTATTGTATGTTTTGCTTTGGAGGGGGTCATATATGTGACCTCCCCCCTCTCTTAAATATTCGGGGCTACCCCCTAGCAAAAATCACCAAGGAAACAACCTATTAGGATAGAACATATCAAGGAAAATGTTTTGAAGAAATTTTTGTTTGGAACTCATCATTGAACTGAAATCAATGTCATGAGCACAACACAACAACGTAAAACACGTATTGATCTTGAGGTGGTTGCACCTCAAGAGTTAATCAAGATCCAACAGAAACTTAATACTTGGCACACAACCAAGACACTTGTTAAGTTTGAGACCCAACCATTAGCAGATGGTAGGATCCTGTTCAAGATCATCAGAGTACAAGAGGGTTAAACCTCTTTGTTGTGTTTGACAGGAATGCAATGACATTATATTCGTTTGGAACTCAATACTGTAAATAAATAAATATTATGAAACGTTTCAATTTAACAGCAGCAATCATTTGTGGAGTGAGTTGTATTTATTACATGCTTGCATTCTGCAACAATCCACAACAGTTCACTGAGAACAGTGAGATGCATGTCACATTGTTCATGACATGTATCACGGGACTGTTATTCTTCAGCATGTCTGCATTACTTGATGATGCAAGAGAACAGATAAGTGAGAAGAATGATATAATCTTAGGTCTTCACAAGAGACTGAGAGATAAGGGGTAAAACCCTTTGAATATTATGTTTGGAACTCATTAATGTTAATAAATTAAATATTTAATCCAATGGTAGAAACAATTCAAAACACCAGTAAAGTGCCAACCAAAGTTGTAGCACGTAAAGCAAAAGAACTCAACGTACTAACAATCCTGAGTATCAAACATGCAGGACCACGTTCAACCAAAAGTGTTAAAGCACTGGTTGTCATGGAAATAACCATGAAGTTCACTGATGAAGAAATGAATAAATACAAAAGAAAGGGGTAAATCCCCTTTTTTTTAAATCTTTTAAACCATGAAAATACAATTAGTTGTTAATGACATTATGGTCTATCAAGTCATGGGTGAAACACCTGAGACCAAACTCAAAGCAATTGAGTTAATTATTGATGAATTAAAACTCATGAAGAGCACAGAACTCTTAAAACTTAGCAAGATTGGAGAGACATAGTTCTCTCCTTTCTTTTAATTATGTTTGGAACTCATTATGGATAATAATCATTAATACATACACACATGAAAACAGTTTTAAGTTTAAAGCCAGCAGGTTCATTCCTTAAAGACCGTAAGGTTGACGGAGTAACAACACGTGACCGTAGATACCGTTATGAGGTTCACGGAGAGAGTTCTGCTATAGAACAATACAAACAGGATATTGAACGTACCTCTGATGAAGGAGATAAGATCTTCCCACAGGGTGAGGAACGTGAAGGTAAACTGTTGTATTACACCTGGGAACCAATTCCTAATGGTGTCAAATTGATCCGTAATGAAAGGAGCAAATCCTGGTATGCAGATCTTGAAGACATGGATACCATGAACAAGATGCTGAAGAAATACGGAGAGATCGGTAAACTCATGGGGATTAAAGAGTTTAAGAAAACATTCATCCCAAAGGTTGAGGAAGAACAAGAAGAAACAACCGATCTTGAGAATGAATAAAAAGTGGGGAGCAATCCCCCTTTTTATTTTTATATTTGGAACTCTTTAGTGATATTACATTTTTCCTTAAATCATAGACAGAAGACATAAGACATTATACTCACTGACAAAATGACAAAAGTGAGTAAATACTGGTATTCCAGTGGTGAGCAATCAGCACTTCACAATATCAACTCTGACAACATGTCAGTTTTATATTTGGAACTCTGTAGTGGTCTTAAGTTTCGTGAATATACAATGACACAAACCATTAGGGATATAGAGTAATATCACTAATCATGTAAAAGAATACTCTAATACACACATAAACATTTTAAAATTTACATCAAATGAAATTGAGATTTTTAAACAGCTACAGAGCATCGGAGATGACACCTGAAGGTAGAATCACCAAAACCCGTTTCCGTTATGCGGTAACACAAGCTACTGAGGAAGAACGTGCTATGTTCAAAAAATGGAAAACCCAAGATGGTGAGGATTACTATCGTGAGGAGAAGGGTTTACCAATCCATGTAACTTCGGTATTTTATGCAAATGAAATTACCATGAGAGGTTACAAAAGAGAGGACAACACTGTTGGGTTCAGCATTGATGACAGCAATGTAGACAAGATCACCAGCATGATGTCAGAGTTTGGAAGTAATCCTGCAATAGCAACAGAACTTGCAAAGATGGCAATTGCAGAGAGATCTAAAGGTATGGCACTTGACATTGAGAAAATCAATGATAAGAATGCTGAACCTGAGAACAATGCTCCTGAACATGCACATGCAGGAACTGATGGTGAAGGACTTGAAGGAGAATAACCAGGGGTGGTTAGATAGTTAGTTGGATAAGAATGGTAGTGTTGTAATGACACTACCATTTTTTATTTATCTACCTTAACCCTTTAACTCTTTTACTCTTTTACTCTTATTTGATTGACTCATATCATTATTTTTAAAAAGTTATTAACAAATGATGCTAATTATTTGGAAATGTCAAAATTATTCACTAACTTTGTAAAAATAACCCTGTACAGGTAAGTAGTCATTCAGATTCTAAATAGGGTAATAATCAATAAAATCCTTACTGGAACACAAGGAAATAATAGAGGAAAAAACTTGAACCAGAAGAGAAGAATAAGATTAAAAAAGAGATTTAATAGTTGAATAAAAGGTTTAAGTAATGTGAGCTAAGTTGTTGATTATCAATGGAAAATCCCCAACCACCTCAAACAACATTCTAAAAACCTTAAAATTTCCTCATTTCAAAAAACTCTTTCGAGAGTATAGCTATTAATTAATTAACTCATTCAAATGAAACCAAACATCACATACAAATCTGTGATCCCTAAAGGTTTATCTCTTAAGAAAAGAAATGAATTCTTTCACTCTTTAGATAAACAATCACAAAGACTTGAAATAGCATGGGATTCATTACAGCTTGTACTATCTGGCATGAAAGG